AAAGTGTCTTCCATCCAATCTTTAAAAGTATCATAATTTGATAAAGAACTTATTAATAGATGTCTATATGGTACGTTCCGTTCAATTAATGAATTATTGTCAATATCATAATATGTTTCATCTAAAATCCAATAAGGATAAATTATCAATAAATCATCAATTAATTCTTTGACTCTTTCTTCTTCAATCTTAAAATCTAATTTTTCTATAATTGAAATTATTATTTCCGGGACTTTTATTCTAACTATTTTGTCTGATAAATTGTTTTTAATGTTCATCAATCTTTCATTATCAAATCTTTCTTGTAGAGTTTCATTTATAATATCTATAACAGTTTCACTATTATTTTCCATAATAAGATTGTTCATCTGTTCATTTGTCATTATTTCTTCATCTGTTCTATGATCTATCCGACAAGAATTAATGATTTCATCTACGGAAAGTCGGTCCATTGTTTTCTTAGAGACTAATCCGCTTTTAATTTGCTGATCTTTTAAAAATTTTGCAAAATTGCTTCTAAGTTCTTGTAAACTCATAAAATTAATTTTCTATGTTTCTTGCAAAACAAGTAATCAATCCAATAAACGGCATATTTACATAATTTACAATACCAATGATAATATTACCTTTATATTTTGCTTCATTAGTTAATTTACCATTACGACTACAATACAAAAAATCGTTAATTTTATATTGATTTTTCTCGAAAACATCAGTTGAAAGATCTGCTTGTCCAACCAAAATTGTTGCATGATTTTGCAGAAAATTAATCTCAGTATCATGCATAAAAAAACCTATCGGAACGGACTTGTCTGAACAAATATCTACTTGTCTATCTCCAACAAAAGTTGCTACCATTCCACCCTTAAATTTCTTTTTTGATTCTTTTAAAGAATAGATATAAGCACCTGTTTTATAAGAATATCTAAGCATAAATTTAATCTCATTTCTTTTAACTATAAATGTGAAGAGAAAAAACAAACACTCTTATATATCCTAATTTTACTGTATCTTGTTCAGGTTGAGTACTAAAATAATAAGGCGAGATATTTCTAAAAACGTCAAAATATGCAAAATTGAAGGTTTGACAATCAAATTCAAAATTTGTAAGATAATTCATACTTCTTGCGTAAACATTCATACAATATTTATTGTCTCTTACATAATGATGAAAATATGAAATACAATGGTTGTCCTTGTCATCATAATTATTAACAAATGCTGCTTGTCTTGTATTTATATCTTTTCTTAAATAATTAAAATACATCTCTTTTGATCTGTCTATAACAAACTGTCTTTCTATTAATTCTTCTTGAACTGGAGGTTGAACCTGATTGAAGTTTATTTCAGGAAGCAAACAGAACTCAAAATTAACAATTTCCTTAGTTACTCTTTTAGAATCATTTACCTGAATTGTAACAACATCATATAATCCTGCCTCAAATTGTCTATCAATTCTTCTTTTCCAATCACTAATTCCCATTTTAAGCATAGATACCTCTTCAATCATTTATATAATCAATTGCATATTCCAAGCATTTTTATACTTTCCCATTCATGTTTTTCTTTATATTAATCTTTTTCATAGAACTTTAATTCTCTCAAATACTTTTTAATCATTGGTAAATCTGCAAACCACATAGCCCAATCCGAAGTGTCCCCATCAAATATCTCTTCAAGAGGAGATGAAACTTTATCTTTTCTATTTAACCAAGTTCCTATAAATGTTTTTACTGCATTGCTATCTACACTCAACCATGATGCATCAAAATCAAGACTATGATCAACCCAGTCTCGAATTAACTCTCTATCTTTTATAGGAATCCACAAGACATTTTTATAGTGATGATTGTATAACTGACAAAATTTGTGATAATCTCTACCAAAATAGACAGGTATTGTATACATTTCACAAAAACCAGGAGTATTTCTACATTGATTAAATTGACCCAGATGTTCGAGTCTCATTCCACTAAAACAATTTTTAGAACAAGCATCACCCTCTATGAAAAATCTACCCTTCTTTGTCCATCTAATAATTGTTGATTTAAAAACTTGTACTTTACCTTTATAACCTATAATTCTGATTATATCAGTCATTTTTTCTCCGTTTTTTGTAGTTAAAAGCGAACATCAAACTAAGTCCCAGAACTTATCGTTTACTATCTGCGCAAAATCTGCCGGTATATCTTTTTGACTTGCTACAAACTCTGAAAATTTTAATACTCAAGTTTCATATAAATCTCCTTACTAAGTTTTCTAGAAAACCATCATCAACTATACTGAAAGTTGTCAGTAGATGCAATTTGTTCCATAATGCCTTTTTAAAACTTGTATGTGTTTATCAAGTTTTTTTCACATTTCTATGTTCTATGTATGGAATACAGAAAACCTTTACAGAACGTTTTATCCCTTGTTCATAAAAATTTGGGTTGTCTGGACATTCTTTTTTCTTGCAATTCACACAAAAAAGAACTATAGGTTTTATTCTTTTTTTAAATAACTCTCTCATTTTACTTTGTATAAAATATAAAAGACTTTTAAATGTATTTTTCATAAAATCCCCTTTTTATATTCCTTCTTACTTCAGATATGATATGTTGTCTTTCTTCATAGGTTGAAAATCTCAACCTATATTCTGATTATATCCATTTTTGTTCATTAGATTAAAAGCTTCATTTCTTTTTTCAACAGTTGAGTATCTTTCATAAAAATCATGTATCATAAACTTATAATTTTCAGGGATGTTAGTTTGATTTCGAAAACATTTAAAATAAAAACAAGTATGGCCGCATTGTCTTTTTAGAACTTGAATATGCTTATCAAGTTCTCTTTCATTTTCCCATGCTCCATGTTCAATTCTACTCCAAGTATCATTTTCTTTATTATAAATTTCTAAAATTGTTTTAAACATTCTTCTTTAATCTCTCTAATAGGCATTTGACAAAAATAAAAATTCCTATAGCACCACCACAAAAATTTGGATCTTCTTTAACTCTTGCCATTCAAGATTTGAATCCATATTATAGTTCTGGCAAATAAATCATTTCTTTGTCCCAAGCACCAAGGATATGATAATAAAACCCAAAAGGAGATTGAGCTAACATAATAGGATCTCTTTTTCCATATTCTGTTTTAAAATCTTTTTCACTTGCAATAATATATATTCGTGGTTTCTTACCGGAAATCTGTTGTGTTTTTTCAGTAAATTTTTTAATAATTTTGATCGCTGTATCTGGCATCTCAGGTATAAAGATATCTGCATCCTTCATTACCAATGTGTATTTATTAAGTAGAATTTGAATTTTTGTTTCATTTGTGCAATCAAATTGTGAGAAGAATTCTCTATTTGTTTTGCCTGATTTATCTTTGATATCGTATTTTTTTTCGATTTTCAAGACATTGTTTCAGAGCTTCTACTTCTTTTTTTGCATGTTTTTGCACAATCAAGTCTGCTTTATCCTTTAAAATTGCAATTTTATCATCCAATCCTTCAAGAGACCAATTTGTAGGAACTCTTTCTAGTTCATTTAAAACATCAATTGCATTCACTGCAATTTTAAATGTTTTCTGTTGTTTTGTTTTTGTTGTGTTAATAACATTTTCACCTTCACTAATATCATCATCTTCATCATAATATCCACTTCTAAATCTATCTTCTCTAAAATTTAATAAATAATTATCTTTTAATGACGATTGAGTGTTTATTACATAACTTTTTGATTCTTGGTCGTCACCTTTAAATTTCATTAATTTTTTTAACATACATAAAATGCTCATACTGTCTCCTTTATGCTCCTAAATTTGTACCAAAAGTTTTCTCCGTGCAAATTAAAACAAGGGTTCTTGAGGAGAACAATTTTGATCTGAGGGCGTATTTTTTACTTTCTCTAATATCTCAGTAAAAAGCTCATCAATCTCATCGAAGGTCACTATCATATTTAAATCAAAATACTTTTTGTAAAAAATATGCTCCTACTGCCGTCTCTTTTTTATCTACAAAATGTGCACAAATCATTTTTGCAAACTTATGAGGCCAATGTCTGTACGCATCAACTACTCGTTGATCAGTTGTTTGATGAAGTGTTTTCTCAAAAGTAAGCAAAGGAATAAAATCAATGATTTTAAAATAATCTTGAATCATGTTTTCAAACTGGAAGATTTCCCAAACATATTGATGATCCCAATGCCATAAATCTCGATTCTTATGATCAAATACTAAAGTTATATAAAGATATCCACCTGGCTTTAGCACACGTTGAATTTCGCTTATACATTGTTGAGCATAAAAGAATTTGTCTCTACAGTGATCGAATGCCTCTTGAAAATAAACAAGACCAAAATAATTATCTTTAAAATTAAGAGGTTTATTAAAATTACCTGAACAAAAATTGCTCATGAACAGATTATCTTGATCTGTGAAAGAATTAAGACCCTCTACAATAAAAGAAAAATCAAAATCTACACCCCAATATTCTTTGAATTTAAAACCATTTCTTTGAAATAGTCTAGATACATGACCATTATTACAACCAAGTTCTAGAATAGAACAATCTTCTTTGTTTTGGACAAAAGTATTAATTAATTGAAGAGCAGAGAAATTGTAGAGATAAAATGTAAGAGAATGAGAATCAAAAACATTGCCATAAGCTATTTTTGATCCTGCATCATTTGTAGAACAATTACCTTTTTTGGTTTCTATTATTTTATGAAAATTTTCTACTTCATCATTTGTTAAAACAAGAGAATATATATTTTTTTTATTGAAATATTTTAAATCTCTTTCATCAAAAGTATTCCAAGCAAATTCTTCTATTTGTGCAATATTTGAAACATCTAACAAGGGCGAATTATTCATTTGCAATCCAATGGTCATGTTTCTTAGAAACATCTATTAATTTCTTCAATTTCTTAACTGCTTTTGAAAGACTTGTGTTGTTATTTATAACAATAAATCTATGACCAAAACCATTATTATTTTCTTTACAAATATTAAAAACTCTTTTGTATTCTCTTATATGTTTTACAAAATCACTTTTTTGGGAAACATGTTTTTCATTTCTTTCTTTAGCTCTCTTAACTAAAATCTCAGGTTTTACAAGAACTAAAATAAAGATTGCTCCAAGCTTCAATAATTTAGAAACTAGATCCATATTTTGTATAAAACATTCTGTATTTCTGTATAGATTATCATAAACAATATTACAAATAGGAGATCTTGGACTCATAAAAGGTTTATACTCTAACTCTTTTGCAAGTCCATGCATAAGAGAATTTTTTCCTGCTACATCAGGTCCAGATAAATAAATTTGCATGTTTAATATCTTTCCTTTAATAAAAGAACTTGTCTTTTCCCTTTAGAGTTCTCATCATACAAATCATATTCTTTTTGTTTTTTTATACATGAAACTTTAAATTCGTAATCAAGTTCTATAAAACCAACAAATGGTTTTGAACCTGCAACTATATACTGAGTAGTTACAAGCCAATTTCCAGGAATAGTGTTCAACAAAAATAATAATCTAGATACTTGTATTGGAACATCTCCTGTTTCAAAAACAATTATAGTTGTTTTAGTTGATGGATTTTTGCTTGACAACTGAATGTCTTTCAACAAACCATTTTTTAGACTTTTGACTGGAACACCAGAGGTAACACTTTGAAGAGGAGCAAATCCTGAACGATCTACTCCAAAAAGAGACCAGTTACTCTGCAAATATATGAGCATATTTGCAGGAAACTTAGAAATCTTATTTCTTAATTGTTTTACATTCATAACCAATATGGCTCCTTATCAATATTTTTTATTACACTATCTATAGTTTTTTCAATGCCATGGTCAATTCTTATATAGTTTTTTTGATTATCAAATTTCAAACCAGCATCTTGAAGTCTTGAATCAACCATATTATGATAATGTAAATAATCTTTTTGAGCTTCAAATTTTATATGTTTCTTAAAAAGCCGAGAAACATCATCCTTTTCACCTATTTTTTTAGTTTCAAAGCAATGCTGCATTAAATGCATAAGTTGTTGCCAATCATTTGCAGCCTTATAATTTTCACCTATGTTATAGACAGAATGAACATAAACAGGATAACCTATCCCATCTCTCAAAAGAATTTTAGCAAAACCTAAAATACAATTTGCTATATTCTCTACTCTTGTATATGATTTCGGAACAAGTTCATTCAACAAAACTGTAAGATTTGTTTCTTTACCTATAACATTTCTATACAAAACATAAATAACTTTTGTCAATGCACTATGAAGGTCATCTGGATAATCTCCAAATCCAAAAACAGGTCTAAGAACAAGTGTTCGAGTTTTACATGTATTCTTGACAATCAGTTCACCTGCATATTTTGTAATTCCATAAAGAGTTTGTGGATTAGTTGGTGTGTTTTCTGTCATTGGAGATATAACACTATAACAAGAAGGATCTAAAATTGCAGTTGTAGACAAATAAATCAACGGAATATCAAACTTATTACAAATATCGACAACATTTTGAGTACCTTCAACATTTGTTCTTATAGCTAAAACAGGATCCGAACTGCAATAATCTGTTCCGACAAATGCACCTGAATGAATTATCAAGTCCACTTGATCCCAAAGTTCATCCCAATCTATTAAATCTCTATTAAGAAAATCAAGTTCTGGAAGTCTTACTTCAAAGCTTTGATGAGTTTTTTCAGAAGTTACAAAATTTTTCTCTAATTGGGTATTAATAACTTTAAAAGATTCATTTCCTAAAGCACAAATTCTTTGCATAGCCATTGGAATTGTACCCGATTCACCTGTTATAAATAATGTCTTCATCTTTGTCATTTAAAAATTAACATTTACTGTAAATATTTTTTCTTCATTAAAAAGAGTATTGAACCCATCACACTTAAAATACTCCCAATTTTCATTATCTTTAATTACAAATCGTTTATTATATTTCTTTTCTTGTTGTTTCAAATTCTTTTTACATGAAGTCGATATTTGTTCAGCATAAACATCCCATTCTAAAAAATCTTTATATTTCTTTTGATTTGCTTTTATTTCTGTCAATAAATCTTTAACTTTCATTTTCGTTTCCTATCATTTTGACTAATTTTGACATACTTGTTTGATCATTTCTTTATATTTGTCAGGCGATTCTCTTTGATATGAAAACACATAACTTGGATGCCACAAATTTCTTATTGGTATTTGTATATTATGTTCATGCAAAAGCAACTTTAAAATATCAAAAACTTGTCTACCCATAGTAATTATTTTTATAGGTTTTAAAATTTCTATTTCTTCTTGTAGATATTCAAAACATTGTCTAACTTGATTTTCATCTATTGAATTTGATTCTGTCGAACATTTTACAATGTTATCCACAAAGATTTCATTGAATATTCCGACTTCTTTAAGTAATATGTTGAATTTTTGTCCAGCTCCTGGACTTCCTTCTTTACCTCCAAAAGCATATTCGTGACCAGGAAATCGAGAATGGGATGGATTCATGCCGATAAGAAGAAATTTACATTGACTGCTACCCCAACCATAAAGTTTACCATAACCTTGTGACACATCTTTTTTATTAAATTCTAATTCACATAAAGTGCACTTTGTACATGCTTGGATTTTCTGATTTAATAGAGAAAGTTTGCCATCAGTTTTTCTTGAGATCATGTATTAAACTCAAAATGAAATATGACATTGTGCAACCTTTATTAGCAATTCTTCTTATTTCCTGCTTTAAGATATTCTGGAATAGATCTTGATTTTAGTCTTTTTCTACATCATCATATTTTGACCTAACCTCCTTGCCCAATCGCCTATAATAAGGCTGGCAAAATATGTATCCAACGTTCTCAGGCGCCCGCCTGCTGTTTGTGCATACAATAGTCGTGAACATCTTTACATAATACGAAGGCATGATCGCATATTGAAAAACGCGCGTTGTTACATTAGATTCCTCCTTTAATAATTCATAAAATAACTAATAACGGAATTATGATCTAATTGATATTTAGAAACAACTCCTTGAAAATCAGATTCAGTACGTAAAGGGTATTCATTACGCAAAGCAGCAATAACATTTTCAACTTTCATAGCCTCTATTTCAGCCATAGCACAAACTGATTGCGATATAATGTAAGAAGCTCTTTGTTCATCTGTCATATTATTCCTCCAAATGACCTTCACAAAATGTACACATAACGTTTTTCTTTATGTGATTCCAAGGTACCCGTTCTATAAAATAAGCTTTTAATTTACGCAACAATGATATAGGAACAAAACCCACACCTTTACATTTCTTACATTTTAAATCACCAACATAATAACAAATTGATCCTCTCAATTTCTCTGCTATACCTTTAAGTTTCTAACATACATAAATTTAGACGAAAACTGAGAATCCTCTTTTCTTGTGTATATATCCACCCATAATTTAGCACCTAAAGCTAATAAAATACTTTCTCGAATTCCCCTCCATTCTGCATTCCCAACAATGAAATGTACCAATAGGCACATTAGAACTTGCAATATTAACGGAAAGGGTTAAAGTAGAACCACAATTTGGACAAGGACCAACACGAAGATTATCACCTTCGGACTTTGAATTTCGGAAGGCTTTATGTAATTCTGTGATTAAATCAAACATATTTTTATATTTTACTTATAATGGTTTTAGACCCGCATTAAAGAGTGCCTACCTGTTTTGTTGATTACTCGTTTGACAACCTTTCGCACTTTTCGAGGGTAGTTCTTACGTAGATCATACCCATGCTCTAAGCTGTTTTTCAGTCCGATTATTAGATACTTTCTGTTTATCGTTTCAGGTGTCAATTCGAGATAATTAATTAACGTTTCAATGCTCGACCAATAATGAGAATTTGGAGTTACTTGAACCACTTTGCTACCTTCCTATTATTCAAAACGGTTATCAAATGGCATATTAACGCAACCCGCTACCGCTCGGCATTGCAAATACTCCCGTTGCCATAATAGTCATTTATTACATCCCTTCGACAAATGGTGAAGTCATGTACTCACGATTTAGGCTTTGCGTCACCATTTATTTATTGTAAGATGTGCTCACCATTTCCACTGTTTTCTGTGGGCGCATCTTTTATATATTTAAGGTACAACACTCTTCTACCGCAAAGATTATTCCAGCCTTTTGTTTGAAAACACCTGTTACAAAAGCACCGTGTTCCCATTCAACGCAAAATCTATTTTCACACTCCATAATTATTCTCCTGCGCCCACTTGTAGGCTGTTTGAGGGAGCTTCTACCGCATTATAAAATTTAACATACACACCTTCAGGTTGCTCCATCATGTGACAATGACAATCACAGTCGCATATTTAGACGAAACCCTTGCTCTTTTTCTTATTTCTTTAAAAATGTTCGTCTAGCGTGGCGATTCTTTTGTTTTGATCCGTCGCCACATAATTATCGCACGAAACAACAATATCACTAATATCATCTCCGAACACTGGTCTAGGAATATACGACAGACAGATCGGAAAATTATTAACCAAACACGTATCACAAAGATTAATTTTCGAATCTACCATAATCTCTCCTTTTGCGGCGGCCTATTGTACGCCTGCGAGCTGGCTCCAACTTTATTTAACTGTTTCTCAATCATTTTGTTAATTTCTTGATCCATACCTGAATAATAATCACATTTATCACATTTATATCCAAATCCATGTTTATGCCATTCATGTTTGCATTGAGCTTGTCTCAAAAAATATGCAATAGAACTCATAGATCTTTCAATGATGTAATCATTTACTTCACTCATATCTACCTTCAACAATTTACCTGAACTATTCCACCGATGAACATAACCCATACTCCAAGCCACAAACCAACAACCATACCCAGAACTATTAACACTAAGCCAGTAACGATTTTCATGAGTTTTCCTTTTCATGGAAAAGTCCTACAATCTCACAACATTTTTCCATAAAATGCGGGGCATCGAGATTGATCTCATCGGACTGGTGAATCGATTCAGGACAAGAAATCTTATGATTTTCAATATAGCCTTGCACGAATTCGTATAGTTGCTCCGATGCATCTTTTATTTCTTCAGTTTGAGCATAAATTTCCCGCTGTTTTCTCTCCGAAATCTCTCTCCAGCGTCGTTTAGCGTTCTTGCTCATTTGCTCTTCCACTTTTGGAGAAGATTTTCATAAACCCCCTCGTTAATTTTTTTTAACATTCTCTGTTTCTTCAACCAAGAACCAATGCCTAGTCCCAGTTTCAAGGTTATAGCCTATATTGAAAGCACGACTGAAGTTTCAGCCAACGTTCGTGGCCGCCTGCACTTTCTTGCCATCCGGATGGTGGCTTGTGTTTCTTGCGCTACGCCGTTATTTAGATATGTTCTCCCGCTCAATATTTTTAGGTTTTCCAACAGGCCTTATTAATTCCATCCTCAAATTATATTCTTGGTACAAAAATTCCTTTATCAAATCTATAAAAATCCCTGTTCAAAGAATAATATCTAACTCCATTAAGACACATCTTTTTACACAACCCTCCATCATAAATATTAGCTCCTGCATTGTCCACAAAATTAGTTCCATTTTTATAGATAGTCTCAAGACTGTCTTTAAATATGTTTCCAAAACAAAATTTGGGATCTAAATCCTGACCTACTTCTCCTCCCATTATACAACAAGGATAAACATCACCACTAGATTTAATATGCCAATGCAAATAAGGAATTATACAAGGATATTTCTTAAAATTAGGTTCTTTCTTATGCTTTTTATTTCTATCTCCCATTGTTGCATTTGAAAACTTAAATTTTGCTTTGTCTTTAAATATTTTTACTACATCAGGAATATTAGTAAAACTGCCTTCATCAAATAAGCTTTGAATGAGAGTCACAAACTTAGGTTGTAAAAGATTCATGTCTTCTACAAACTGTTCAACCCAATCTAAATTACTAAGATTTACATCATTTAAGACTGTATTTGTCTTAAAATTCATTCCCTTCTTTCTTATATAAACCAAATTCTTTTTAACTAACTCATAAGCATTTATACCTTGAACTTTCTCATACATGTCTTTTGTACCCGAAATGCTTACTGTAATAAGCTTGAACTTTTTTAACAAATCGAGTTTTTCTTTATCATTAGTAATCATTGTAGTAGTAATGTCTAATCTCAATCCAAAGTCCTGAGAAAATACTTTCACAAAATCTTTGTAGTAAAGAGGATCACCACCAGTTAAATTTGCTTGAAGCCCACCAAGTCTCTTATAATCATTAAAAAATTTTGTAAGTTGATCAGGTTCCATATAATATGATTGTCTATCTTCCCATTGTTTGCACATGACACATTTACATGCACAACCAGAAAGAATTTCTATCTGAATTGATCTTACAAAATCCTGTGATTTAGTTCTTAAAGATTCAAAAAATACAGAAGGCGATAGAGCAAATTGCATAGTTTATTTCCTTTTTTATTTTTATATTCCAAAAGTTTTCAGAATAAGATCCTCACCAATAAACAACTTTTCTTTTTTCGATATTTCTTCTTCAAAATCTGACAGTTCTTTCTTTTCCAAATCAGTCAATGCACTCTCTTGTATATGCGTCCAATACGAAGAAGGATTTTCTTCAGGCATATCATAACAAGGAATAATGGGTGCCGCAAGGTTCACATATCTACGTGGAATAAAAACACGAGAATAGATCCCAATGCGAATAAGACCAAGAGCTCCCTCAGGTATTTCTCCAATAGCTTTAATGAATTTTATTATAATAGAATTCATTTTATTCACCTTTTCTTCGACAATTTCTTAAGTTCTTCTAATTCACTTAAAAGTCCAGCAAGCAAGATTGTACATTCACCGTCATGCCCTGGTCTCCAAGTATGTAAATTTTCTAGAACTTCTTGAACTCTATGTTCGAAATCTTCATTGGCTATGTTTTCTTTTAAAAGCATTTCAATTATAATATTAATACATTGATGATTTGTCTGATAATTAAAAACTTTAAGAACTTCAGTTTTTATCTTAGGCATTACTTCACCAATTCGTCTAACAACTTCCTTTTCAGCTTTTTCTATTTCTTGTTGAATAATACAATCTATCATACCATTGATAAGATTTTTAATTGTTTCTTGTTGTATTTCAGTTGGTTCAAAAGTAAAGTTCATAATTTTTTCTTTCTAGAAATCATTTTTGAATCACTTTGTTTAACTGGAATTAAATTTGAAACAAGATGTGAAGTAATTTTTTGAATTATCTGAGGATCAGGAGCAAGTGAATTTAATTTACAAGTTTTTTTATACAAAGAAACAATAATTTGGCTCGTTTTGTTCAACCTTCTAAAACATGTCCAAGTATCATCATCTTCTGTTCCATTAATTAGTTCCCAAATGCAAATGTTGATTTCGTGTTTCCCCATTCTTACGAATTCCATTTTTAGTTCCTCTCAATCAATTCTTTTAAAACTTTCATAACTTTTGTTTTCTTGTTCTCATCATGTAAGACCACATATTGCTGCATAGCATGCTCCAAAGAATGCACATTCAGCTTCGTTTGGCAACCACTGCAAGCAAATATTAACCTGAAGTGCTGTGGGATGAGCTTTCATAATTTATGCGGCCCCATGCAGGAAAAACATGAGAATCCATGTAATGCACGCAGCCGCTATACTTATTTGGCCGAGCACTGGAACAAAACCCAACAAAGAACCCTGCCACCACTGAATAACCGGGGGCTTGTGAGCAAAGACAAGCCACGTGTTGATAGTATACGGCCAGCAAATAGCACCAATTGCTGCACCAATGCAAAGAACAATTAAAACGACTATTAGCTTACCCACTTTAGACCCCTTTCGTTTATTGTAAAGGCCGGACCATCTTCAAATTTTATCATCATCATTGTTAAGTTATTCAAACTAGCAATAAAAGAATCTTTATTAACAACATCAACACGACCTTCCCATTTTATCTACTTCATTCTGGCTTTCCAGAATGAGATAGGATCTACCCATTCTTCATACCATCTTGGATTTGGGTCATGTAAAATTTTGAAATCACAAATGTTGTAAGAATCATAAACTTTTCTATAAGCGTTACCATTTGCAATTTCAGATGTTTTTCTGACAACACGATTAGCTTCTCTCTTTGCTCCTGAATTGTGATCTTTGAACCAAAGATGTTTTTTGTAAGAACGAGACATAGCATTAACTCCTTGTTAAGGTAACTTAATGCATATGTTCCTCCTTGCTAAAAACATGATCGTTAATATTAACAAAATTTTTTGCCATTAGCCTTTAATTCTTCTCTAAAACAATTACGTACAAGACCATTGTTATACTTAACAACATACCATTTACATTTTAATCTATCATGAATATCAATACTAATTACTTTTCCAACTCTTCTTTTTGTCTTATCAAAAACTTTGGTACCCTTACGTAATACCATTTGTTTTCCTATCTTTATTTTACTTTTTCATTAAAATCATTTGATCTATTGCATGATGTAATAATATTCGTTTTGACTCATTTTCGTCATAATCTGCTTCAGCCACTTCAAGCAACCAAGGATATGTTCTAACTATTTTAAGCAAAGCAATTATCTCTGGGTCATCAATTAAATTTCCTGTATCTAATGCTCCTTGATGTAAATCTAAAACACGCTCTATTTGAGCAATTGTAATACCATAAGCTTGAAACTCGGCTAATATTTCTTCTATAAGAGACATAATTAAAATCCACCATAATCATAATTTGCAGGAGAATTCGATGCTATCTCTTTAAGAGTCAATGAAGACTGTAATTCTCCAACTATATCAGAGCATGTTCCCTTAACATGTTGAAAATTTTTTGTAAAATGTTCATGAAAATCAATTTTATCTTGGCCAAACATATCTTCATGAACTGACACTTGATGAGCAGCACATGCTCCAGCATACGCTGCTGCAATAAAACTTTTTGGAATTTTAATTTTTCTCATACTGTCGCTTTTCTAATATAATTAATGGATTATCTATTCTGATAAGAAATTTATTTTTATATTTGATTTTTGAATTATCTTTATTATTGATCAAATAAACTTTGTAACCTTCATGATTAAAGTTTTTAGCATTATTTATATCATCTTCTACAATAAACTTGATTTTAAATTTAAGTTTATAAATATCTTCTTTTCTATTATAATCACTCCAATAGATTGCATCAAAAGGAATTCTATTATTCTTCAACCAATGTAGTGTATCCGAGTATATGATTTTATACTTTAAAACAGGTCTATTAGTAAATAAAATTATAGTCTCACCCATTTCCTTCAATCTTATCATTAATTTAACAGTATTGACATTAATAGGTTGAGTCCGTTTTGCTCCTGATAACCTATACTCAGTCTTTAAATTTTCATAAGTTTTTAAGTCTAATTTAGATTTAGCCTCCTCGATTGATCTAAATGAAAAGTGAGTGGTGCCCTTCATCCAATCAAGGAAACACTTAGGATAATTATTAATCACACCATCAATGTCAAAGAGAACAACTTCCTTTTCTCGTAGTTCATGAATCCTTTGGTTTTGTTGATATTTTTGCTTGACAACTTCTGTCTTATTCTCATATCCTTTTAAAATGTCTTCTAATGAGATGCCAAGAACTTGACCTAAACCCATAAAATACTTGAAAGAGTCTATATAGTCTTCTATAAGATTAGAAGTAACAATCTGCAAAGAATTGTTTTCATCATTTACATAATGCATCTTCCAATTAGGAAGATTGTTAATGACATCAGTTAATTCTCTATTTATATAAAAAAAGAATTCTTTTGACCACTTTGTTTTTTCTTTATTAGAAAGATTTTCTAATTCTAAATTATATACGTCTTTAAAAAGTTTCTTGTTGAATTTTAATTGATCAAACCAGATTTTCTTGTTCATTGCTATCCTATTTGTTTGTTCAATGATCGTCTCCACTCGGATTCTCTAATTGTCTTTACATATTTTTTAAATTTTCTTCTTTGCTTAATAGATTTAAAAGACAGTCTATAAAACATCTTCTTCCACCATGGCCAAAATGGATATGTGTTTACTACTCCAATTCCAATAGTTTCTTTGACAGTCCAACCAATTGCCTCTTTTGAAGGTATAACTTTTAATTCTTCAGAGCTCATTGTGCCTCCTCAATTATTGTTTCTGTCTTAAAACGTCGATTCCATGCTGCATATCTTCCTAAAAACTTAACTTCCGGATGATCATCAAGTCTAAAATCTTTTTCCAATGAAATTATTTGACTATTTTTTACGACTTTTATAGATGATTCTATAGGTAACACATAATATTCTGGATCAACAGAATTCTTAAATTTATCTAAATTTTGTTCTAAAACATCACAAACAATCCCCTGTTTACTCTTTGTCATTCTATGATGATAAGTATTTATCCTATTATCATATATAAAATCAAACTGTTTGAGATCAAAATAAAATGGTGATAAGAGACAATATGCAATAGATGTATGTTCTAACTGTTTATCAATACCTGAAATTTTACAAAAAATATTAAGAGGAATTGTAGAAACAAGTTTATTATAATTAAAAGAATATTCAAAAGTTGTTATTAGTCGTTCTTCTAAATCTATTTTTTTAATTCTATCAGTAATAATTCTATCACTTACTTTTTGAAATAGTCTGTATATTAAAAGTTTAAAATCAACGTCGCAAACTTGAAATTCTCTAATATTACAATTTAATACTGAAGAATCAAATCCTTTTATGTCTTTTGTTCCTCTTGATTTCAAATAATATTGTTGACGAAAGTCTAGATCAGGGTTTTCTATCCAACCATTGTCATCTAGATATCCTACCTTGATAGTAGAAATATGTATTGGCATATCTAAACTTTCAAGAAACTTTCTTACTTTTTCTGATTTATAATGAAGATATCTTGGACCTAAATCAAAATGAGATAACATTTGTCCACCAATTTGATCAGATACGACAAAATAATCTTTATTATAGTATGCAAAAATAAGTCCTGTGATCCCTGCACCTATGATATATTTCATTTTTTAAGTCCTTTATATCTTAACTAAAAACATAAGAAACAAAAAAACAATTACTAAATATTGTGACAAAATTTTTCTTTCAGAACATTGTATTTTTCCTTCAATTGCTCTTGTATAGTTGATGGCCAGCCTTGAGGTTTAGGTCTTTCTAATTGTTTCTTCATAGATAATGCAGGTTAGTTCTTTCTACTTTTACAGTTGAAAGACATTTAACCAATACCACATGAATTGTTATATTTATCAGGACGATTAATCACAAATCTATTCCCTTGCAAAAAGTATTTTATCTTTCATGTCTAGCAAATCATAATCATTCTCTGTAAAATTAATCCAACCATCTCGAGGTACTATTTCAACATATTTTGAAAGTTCATTATAATCTGAACAACTTCTATTAAACTCAGCATATTTGACTTCATCTGTCCAACGACCACAACCAGCAAATAAATTACTAAAATATTTTGTCAAACCTTCTGCTCCACCATGATAGACACATCTTTTTGCACTATCACAGGCAGGCCGCAAATAATTTGCTATAAGAGGTGTTTTCTTTTTTATTTCTTCTCTTATTTTCCAATACATATAGACTATTGGTGCTTCTTCACAAGCCATTAATCTTCTCGCCATTTGACTTTTAAGAGACAATAAATCAATAGATGTCGTACAAGAATGATTATAAGACATAGGTAATACTGCTCTCGCTGTTTGATATGAACCGCATCCACAATTTAAAATTGTCTCGTACATATCTTTAGTAGTTTTTACCCAATTTTCGAATTGTTTTTTAAGTTCTAGATTATTTATAATCTCTTTAAAAAGCTCAGGATATAATATGAAAGGTGCATCTAATTTAGTGTTATCCCTACAACCAATACTCTGATGCGCTGCAAGCCTTACGCGGAAGTGTTGGTCGTACAAATGTCTCGGACCACCATTAACACAGAATTCATATTTTACATTTTCTAATGCTAATGGAAGTGTTTCTCCTTTTAAAGCACTCAAAGTGACTATATATCTATTTCGAGGAGATAATTTTTGCCATTTTCTACACGAACCCTCATCAGCACCAACTCTTCCAGAGCCCCATGTAGAACAAGCTGCATTAACAATATTCAAATATGGATTGTTTGGTGAATCATAAACTTCTACAGTTAAAGTTTCTAGAACATTAAAATAATCATAAGTTTTTGTTTGAGTTCTACTTGGAAGTGTGTCTAAAGCTTCTCGCATATTGTCTATTTGTTCTTTTGAAATTTCCATATTTTCTCCTTTAGTTTCTTAAAAGATGAAGGATGTGTATTTTGAATAACTATTAATTCTTGATTTTTTAAAATTTTCTTTTTTCTTGTCTTGAAATATTCATCTAATGTTCCAAATTTCAATTCTTTTTGATAATGAAAGATTTTGAAGATTTGAATACTCTATAACATATATTATCTAACAAGAAATCGACTTCAACTTGACAGCAACTACTCGACCTTGATGGCAAGGTCTTGAATAGAGTCACCATGTTTTAATTTGTCAAGAATTTCTTTAGATATGCCGTGTAATTCGAAGAAACCAGGTATTACATGTTTCATGCAATAATTATATACATTATTGCAAGTAAAAAACAATTATTTTTATCTAATCTTGCAAAACTTTTAATCTGTTTAAATTCTGGTAATTTAGTGCCATTATTGTCAATAATACCGAGACAATTTTGAGCATTATGTCACAAAATTGTCTAGAACATGGATTTGATGGATCAGAACAACACAATGAGAATTTTTTGTTTAATTTACCATGAACAAGAGCATAATTAAAGCTTATAAATTCTATCTAGTTCCCATTTGTCCCTTGCTTTAACTAAAATTTCACATGCCAATTCAAAAAATATTGCTCTTTGTAAAACTTGTTCAAAATTACATCCAACTACTGTTAGCCCATGATTTCTCATTATCACCAAATTTTGTTCTTTTAAAGCATTTGAGACACATTGAGCCAATTCAACAGATCCTGGTTTATGATAAGTAACATAAGAAATTTTGTTAATATAGTAAGGTACTTCAGGGATCACATTAAAATCAGGTAAGAGCTCAGCATCAAATATACAAGAAATTAATGTCCCATGGACAGGTTGATAATGAAGAACTACATTGACATCAGGTCTATTTTCTAATGTCAAAGCATGCATAAGAATTTCAGAAGAAGGATCAGGACTGTCTTTATCGATCTTTTTCTTTGTTTCAAGAGAACATCTCACTTTTTGTTGATGGTCCATTGTTTCAAACCAACAACCCGTAGAAGTAATAAAAAATTCACCTTCATTAAACTTACTTCTTTCAGATAAATTTCCACTACTTGCTTGAACTAATTTTAAAGAAGCAATTTTTTGACATGTTTCTTCAAATGTCATTGTTTTCATCTTTCTCATAGTTTGTCATACGTTTGATATAATCATCAAAATCTTTTTCAGACATTGGACCTAATTCTTCTTCTTGTTGATTAAGAAATTTAAGTTTTTCTTCGTCATTCATTTCAGGTAAGAAGGACAATTTAGTAGGTCCCAGTTCTTCAATAGGTGCTGCTGTCCCATGTTGCTTTAATTCTGGTTTGATAGTTCCTACATCCCAATGGTATTCGACATAAAGAAAATTATCTTTGAATTTGTGTCTACTAATGATAAATCCGAGTTGTTCTTTATCATAAATTCCTACTCTTGCATTTCTCGCATCAATACGATAAAGAAAACCGTCTTTACAGTCTTTAATTTTAATCATATGATAAATCAGCCCCTTTTGTTATTGATTCATGTTCAAGATCAGTTTTGATACGAGCTAATATTTGTGATTGTAAATATCATTAAGTTCGTTTGCCCAAAAAGTAATTCTGTTAGAAACATTAGATTTTTCAAGCCATTCTGCAAGTTCAAAGAAACCATTTCCGGGCATTCCTTGATGTTCAGAACCAGGAGTGTCATTGATCACAAGTGCTGATAACAAAGGTTTTCCTGCAACATGATCCTCTACAGAAATTTCGCCTATCATGTTTGACAATACTCTGAATTGGGGATCGCTTGTAAAAGGGTACTGAATTGTACAAAGTTGAGATGCAAGTTTTCCGTAACTAATTGGTCTACGTTTTTTCTTTGCAATCTCTATCAAAATGGCACAACACTCTATTTTTCCCATCTCGAAATCATTTTGACTTATGCAATCGAAATCAGGCCGTATACAGTCCAATCCACCAATCTTCATTTTCATATGTACTCCAAAAGAATTTTATATTATTACAATCCTTTTGAATTGGTTTTTTTCAAAAGAATGTTCATTCCTTTTGAGTCCGAAAGATTGACAAATAAAGGCTGTATCAACAGCTTTAATTCTTTTTTCTCTTCTATTGAGTTCCATCGACGAGAAATGTCAGGTTGAGCAGCTTTAACTGCAATAAAGTCACTGGCTCTTCTACCGTAAACCCTGCGAATGAACCCAACATCATCATTCTTTTTGGCATATTGAGAAAGAACATACCCACAGCTACTGGGCAAAACGCCGATTCCTGCAATTCTCATGTTCTTGACGACGCGATAGATTGAACAAGGCTTCAATCCACACTTATCACCAAGTTGTTTTGCAGTCTGATACTCATTATCGATCAAGGCCTGCTTTACCTTATTGATCGATTCTTTGACACTTGCTTTCATGAACACCTCCTCGTTTATGATTTATAGATTGATCAAAAACACTTATTTCATACAGGATTTTTCATTTCATTGACAATTGCATTAGCTTTAAGAAGAGAATCCGAACTGAGTTTATAAAAAACAGATTTTTTGACCATATCAAAATAATCAGCTTTATCTGACTCAGAAAGAAGGCTTATTTCACTAAGGAGTTTTTGAGAAATGTCACCATTAGAACTTAAAGTAACTGTAGATGGCATAACAGATTGAAGAGCAGTTTGGTGAGTTTTTTGATTTTGACCAATAAAGAAATATTTTCCGTTTTTATTTTTTATCTTGTAATTATTTGATCTCCTTAGACTATTGAGAGCACCATAAACAGCTGATGCCGTTATGCACATCTGGCTCATAATATCTGCACAAGAAATTCCTTGTGGTGAAGTCTGAATTATTGAAAGAATTTTTTGTTTTTGAGAATCTTCATTTTGTGAGAGTTTTTGAGTGAGTCCCAAACTATAACGAGCAGTGTAAAAAACACTATTAGTAAATTTTAAATCAGGATTGTTTTTTCTCAATTCATCAATTGTAAAATTAGGGTACTGTTGCAATATCTTTTTTACTTCTGAAGTTGCTGACATGCTTTCTCCTTTGTTCTTCATTGGGTTCTAAAAGTTTTTTCCTTGTTTTAAGTCCAAGACTTATCAACCATCTTACTTGACTTTGAAGTGGTCTCTCATCTTCTTCAGCAGTCTTAAGTAACTGTGAATGTATATCATCAGATATTCTCAATGAAGCCAATATTTTATTTTTTGCCATGGTATAATTATAATTAATGTATAAACATATTGTTACAATTTTTCACAAAATTTCACACTTGTTGTATAAGACGAAATTGTCAGAAAGCAGTCTTTAATAACCAGTTCGTTGTCTCTCAAAATTCTTGTCTTGTTTCTTGATTACTTCATTGAGAAGTTCTTCGGCAGTCATATTATGAGTCAAAGCCATATCAAGAACAAAAATAAACATGTCAGCTATTTCTTCTTTAATTTCTTTTACGCTTTTGCCATCTTGCTGTATTTTATGCAATTTATAATTTCCTACGGCATTAATAAATTCACTTATTTCTTGATGAAGCAAAAGTGCAAGTTCTTTACTAAATGCTGTCTTTTCCTTTTGATCAAAATTTTTAAGTAACTTATCAGGTAAAGATTTGCTCTTAAAAATAAGTAAATTTTCAAACTCTTCTTGTTTAGAATAAATACCTTCGAATTTTGTAACCATCGCTTCTTGTTTATCTTGCTGCCACACAATTACCTCCTTGGAATGTCATTGTTTATTCGACTAATTCTTATACTAAAATCTTGTGGTAGAAAACAAAAAAGAAAGGAAAATAATTTGAAGAGTGAAAGAAAGAGAATAACGCTCTAAAGAATTGAAAATTTAGAAATTGTTAATAAATAATTACAACAAATAAATTGTCTTGTCTTGTAGGACTTATCAATAATAATAAAGGGTTTCCTACAAAGACGACCATAGTTCGTAAAATTTCAAATCAATAGAGATTTCAAAGATTTATCTTCTAGTTATTCTCTCTCATTTTTTGATCAGGATAAACTTTAAAAATATTTTTTACTGAACAGCTTCCATTAGTTTGCTATAATCAACTGTAGGAAGATCAATTTCTGTTCTTGCATTTGATGATTTAATTTCGCTATCAATTAAGAAAAGTGCGTTATGAATCTCAACAGACTTTTTGTCAAGTTCTTTAATATTATAAACGGGTGTTTCCTTGACATCTTTTTCCATATACCTATATTCCTTAGATATAGCAGAAGATTCTTTCATCTGTTCTATATCTTTTAATCTTGTTCTCAAATTAGTGGCCATCGAAAGCCATGTACTGACTGTCATCTTCATTTTCATGCTCCTTTTCTAATGTTGAAATTGACTTTAATTGTAAATATAATTTGTTCAATTGCCTTTTTCTTGAAAGATAAGATAAATTGTTCTCCTTTAAAAATTCTACTTCATTTTCTAAAGAGATCACAGAACTACAAATTTCATGTTTTTCCATTTGTCTTCTTTTTCTTCTTAAAAAAGAATGATTTTATTATTTCTTTAGAATTCTCTTCAATATAGTCTTTTAAATAAATTTGTATATCACTCATTATTTGTTTTTTTGCCAACTCCAAACGTTTATTTCCTTTCCATTCAAAATCCTGAAGCATAGACTGCATCATCTGTTCAAATGTATCCATTATGCTCTTTGAAAAAGCATCTCTCTCCCTATCCAAGTTTTCCTTAGTTTGTTTATTGAACCTATCTACGAGGCCGTCTATCATACCATTTAATGATACCTTAATGGTTTCATATTCCTTTTTCAAAACCTCAGTAAAGGTATTTGCGTCCTTCTGAAATTGATCTCGATAATTTTTGATGTTATCTTGAATAAAAGATTCTACTTGTCTTAAGTCCATGTTACTACTCATCTTCATCTCCTCCAGTAGATAAAGGGTGAAAAAATGCATCAGTACTTATGCTAGATCCTGAACTTTCTAGACAAGCATTTGATGATGCAGATACAATACCTGAAATAAAATCTAGAATATCACTCATTTTTAAAACTTTTCTTCTATCACAGCCATTACTTATCACTCCTCTAATATTTCACTTCCCAATTTAAAAATCACTGCTTTATCTAAAGGACCACCATGCTGAATCTCCATACCTTCAATACAAAATTTGTGTCCTGGAATATCATAAGGAGCAAACTCACCTGCATAACTATCCAACCAAAGTCTTATGTCATCCAAACTTTTCATATCTAATTCCTTTTTAAAAAGCTGATGCCGCCCCCACAGGAGACGGCATCGTAACTGTTTCTACACATGGTAGATCAATTATATACATTTTTAAAATAAACTTAATCATAATATATTGAGTATTTTGCACAACCCGAAACTATCATTACAAACAAGTCAAAAGATACGTCTTCTTTAAATTTGATTTTAGACAACATTACTTCATATAATTCAACTTGCTTATCTTGCATATATAAAAAAATTTTTCTAGTTTCATCTTTTCCTATTACTATAGGTCGATAACCACTCAAAAACTTCTCGAAAACAACTTTATAATCTTTATAAACGAACATGTTGTCACCATATTATTCTCTCGGAAGATGAGGTCTTTCTTTCTTTATTAGAACTCTATAGTCTACATTTTTTGTTATAATATCTTCTTCACCAGATTCCCAATAAAAGGTTTTTGCATTATCTTCCTCTTCTTTTTCTTTTTTGTTTTTTTTAAACATATTTATTTCTTGTTAACTTCAAACTCATCCCGATAAAATTCGCATTTTGCATAATTACCAGATGTCTCTTTTTGACATTCTATGCATTCTTTATCTTTTTCATCTAATTTTCCAAATGTTTCACAAGATCTTGCAGCTTCAATCAATTGTCTAATTTCTTCAGAAAGCCATACTCCTTGGCTTAATCTCTCAATTTTATCCAATTGTTTAATCAAACCATAAATATCACCAAGTTTCTCTTTATAATGACTTACTTCTTGTTTTAACTCTTCAATTACCATTGTCTCTATATTTCTCTGTCTTACAATTTTATCTGATGTCAAAGCTTCTTTAATTGTTATTTTTCGTTCTTTTATACCTTCTTGTTTCTCTTTTTCTAATTTCTTTATCTGTTTATAACGTTCTATACAATTTCTTCTAGTTTTTTCATTAATAAGTTCAGGAAATTCTTCAACAGCTTGAAGAGCTTCTAACAAATTCCAAGCCACACCTTTAGAAACGTTTTTATGTACAGCTATAGTTTCTGCACTAATATCAAAACCTAAAGTCTTGAGTTTTTTTATTGCTTTTACTTCTTCTTTCCATGACAAATTCTTTCTTCCAAGATTTTCATTATACATTAATTGACTTTTTTGCAGATCAGTCAGATTATCATAAACAATACAAGATGCTGTAGCTCTACCCAAATCTTTAAGAGCTTTAAGTCTTCTTTCACCAGAAATAAGTTCAAATCTGTCATTCTTTTGACATACTAAAATAGGTTGAATATTGCCATCTGTAGTTCTAATGCTCTCTTTTAAATCTTTAGTTTCATCATCTCCAAATTCAATTCGAACATTAAAAGATGGTATTAAGTCGATTTTTTCTACTGAGATGTTTTCTAGTTTCATTTTTATCGCCACCATATTGGAGATCTTGCATGAGCAATTCTAAAATTTAATTCTTCGGCAATTAGTTCACCCAATTTTTTCCATTTTGGATCTAGTGGTTTCCCATCATTTATAATTTTATTAATTTTCTCCAACTCTTTTTTAGACTTGGCTTTTAGTTTCTTCATCTATTACTTCAACCTCCTCTGTGTATGTCTCTTCATTTTTTGAAGAATTGGTTATTATTCTTTTAGGAGTGAGAATTTGTATCCTATCAGCTAAAATTTCAACAACGGTCATTTTGCTATCACCTAATTGTTTGCTTTGTAGAGCACCTTCTACATACACTTTGTCACCCTGCACAAGATTGTTTTCACATACTTCTGCAAGTTTCAACCACGATGTGACACTCACATAGCAAACTTCTTCTTTTAAAAGTCCATTCTTTGTTCTGAACTTTCTTCCACAAGCAATTCTAAAATTTGCCACTTTTATTTTGTTGTTGTTTGTCAAGCTCACTCTTGGAACATTGACAACAGTACCGATAATAAAAACCTTATTCAACATAGGTACATTGTAAGAAGACATGTTATTTTTTCTCCATCAAAAAATGTATAAAAAATTATTCTTTTTTATCTGCTTCAGATGTTGGAACATTTACATTTTGTTCAGGAAGTGCTGTTTCTTCAGAAAAAACCGAAATTTCTGATTTTTTTGAAAGAGTTTCAGCATAAACTTTAATATCATTTCTTATAAATCTAGTTAATTTTGCTATACAAAGCAATGCTTTTCTTGATCTATAAGCAGACACTTTTTTTCGTTTTTCTGTAAGATTAACATATTCAGTCCTAAATTCTTCAACAAATTCATTAAAACTCTTTATACGTTCCGATGCTGTTGTAGGGGCTTGGTAAGACATCTTGAACTCTCCTTAGATAGATTAAAAAGTGTTTTGAGGCCCAATTCTATATCGACTAATGGAGCCCATTTATAATATTTGAAGTTATCACAATTGAACTTTATTTCCATTTTTTTCTGCCAAAATCTTCGTTTCCATCGTATATTAAAATTGTCAGATCTTGTTCTTTTTATTAGTTCTACTAATTTCCTTAACTCTATAGACTGACCACTTGCAATATCAAACAGACCTTTAACTTCTTTTCTTAAAGAAACCTCTATTGCACTCAATACATCTCCATCATATATAAAGTCATGACAAGAATTTTCAAACTCTCCTGATTTTACAAATAGCAGCTTATTTATAAGACTATGAGGAGAAGAAATCCCATATATTTCAGAAATTCTAAAAATTACATGAGGTTTTTTTGATTCTATTATTCTCTTTTCTATCTCTAAATAAAACTTGCAAATATCATTTTTAGGAATAAGCTGAGTATATACACTAAAAGGTAATGAATTCTTACTATTCAAATAAAGATTTAAAGCATTTTCTAATAGAATTACTTTTTCTACATTACTCTTAAGAACAAAATCTACTTGTTTTTGCATACTTTCAATTTCTTTTTCATTAAACGAAAAGAAATTTATAATAACAATGTTTGGTGGAATTTTGACTAAGAATGAATTAGAACATTCCACATCCAATGTATCATCTTTCAAACAGTTCTCAATATGCTTAGAAAAAGGTTCTTCTTTACTAAGTAAAAGAATTTTTTTATCCATTTTGTTCACTTTTTTTAAGAGAAAAATATTCAAGAATACTCTTGCAAACATTTACTACTTTTTCTCTGTCATATCCCAAAACATAATCTATAAGATTCATGCCATTATGAATTGCAAGTATTTCCAAGAAAACATAATCAGAACTTCTATCATATTTAAAATTAATTGCATTTCTAGTATGTAAGTCATTAGACTCAAAAGTCGTCAATAAAGAAACAATCAAATCAAGTCTAGCAGGATCTATTTCAGGTATTTCGCCTTTGGATGATCTAAAAGTTGTCCCCATAATTCCACCTATACTTTAAGTTCTTATTTCTTTAAGCTCTCGTACTCTTGCTTCAAATGTTTTATTAATTTCTTCTTCTATCCCAGACAATTCTCTTTGAAACTCTTTATAAAATTGTGCTTTTTCATGTTGATCAATAGATAAAGCACAATCAACAGAAGACTTTATCCTCTTAATTACACTCTCTATAACAGTTTTTAAATAAAGCTTCTCTGCTTCTTTAAAAAGAGCAGGATTCACTGCCTCTGATTGTAAACCAAGAAAATCTGCAGTCTTTGTATCTAAAAACTGCAATTGACGGTCCAAAAATTCAGCTTGTTTATTTTGAAGCATTGCTTTAGACCACATCTTCAATTTACCAATCACATTCATTTGAAGATTATTCATGATCATTTCTTGCTTCATTATCAAATTTTCGAGATTAAAAGTCCTCCCTTCTTTAATCCTGTCATTCTTTATTGTTTCTAATTCTTGTAATCTTTTTATTTGTTCTTTCATTGAAAGTTCTAATAACTCTAAATCATTTATTCTTCTTTGAGTTAAAACAGAGAAAATATCCTTCATTTCTTTTTGTTCAATAGCAGGTAACTTATTCAAGCCCATTTTTCTATTAAACTCAGCTATTGCAGCACCAGTACAATCAAAGTGCTTAGAAAAGTGTTCAGAAACTTGAAACAATTCTAACTTCTTTCCACATGCAATATTAACTTCTTCAGAAAATTCTTCTATTATTTGTTTATACGAAGATCCAGAAAGATATGCTTTATTTATTTTTGTAGCAATAGTAGGCAGATTACAACAAACACAATTTGCTCTTGGATTAATGTACTTTGATATAACCGAATCTTTATCTTCTTCGATTAATGTATCAATTGGATTAGCTATAATTTGCTTTGATTCAATACCGTCATCGTCAGACATTTTCTATTCCTCTATACCAAGATCGTTTAAATGATGTTTTATTATCTTCTTCAGACCATGAACCATTATAACTTAATAAATCTATATGATTTAAAGCACTACTCAATTCATCAGCTTTGCTAAGAATATATGACTCTTTTGTCTTGCAAACTACAGGACTACCATTTTCTAGACTACCATGATGACTTAAAATAAGATGATAAAGTAACATGGCTTTATTTTGATTTACTTCAGAATGTATAATCCTTGAAACAAAAAGAGCTGAAATAGTTAAATGTCCTAACAACCCTTCCCAGTCTGTTTTTATAACTTTAAAACCACTTTCTACATCATATGATTTTAATTTTCCTATATCATGCAAAAGCCCAGCACAAATTAATAAATCTTTATTTGCTTTGAAATATTTTGCAAGAAACAAACTAATATCAACAACTTCAACACTGTGTTGCAACAAACCATGAACATAATTATGATGATTACCCTTTGCTGCAGGATATGTAAAGTATAACTCTTTTACATCATCATTAAAACAATTATCTAAAATACTTTTATAATCTGGATCCTCAACATTAGAAACTAATTCATGAAATCTTTCAACATACACTTCTGAATTAAATTTTTTATTAATTTGAGTATCTAACATGTTTTTTGAAATATAAATTATATCAAGACAATTATTTTTTCTTCTTTTCCTTACTTTTCCTTTACAAACAACTTTCTCACCAATAAAATATGTTTTTGAAAAAAGATCTACATTGTCTTTCAAAAGCCCAATTATTTTAGTAGTTCCATCATTTAATTCAATTTCTGCAAGATGCTCACTAATTGAAATTTTCTCGATTGTAAAAATACCTGTAATTAGTTTCCCAGGTTCCAGTTCCATATTTTACCATCTTTCTCTATAATTGTAAAATACTATTTTAATTCTTTAAGTGCTTGCAATCTTGCTAAAGATTTATCAATGACCTTTTCATTCACCAGCCATCTTCTTCTCATCCTATCTAAAGCAGCCTGACTTGCTAAATTTGCTGCAGGAAGATTGCTTTTATCGATCATTTTCATAACTTTATTAAGCCTGTTGTAACCATCTTTCCTTAAGTCATTTTTCTTTCTTGACATAATCACAAGAACTTCAGAAAGTTCATTCTTAAACTTTTTTTCTGTAGTAAGCTGTTTCATAGTCATTTTTGTCATCTCTAACACAGTTTCATGAAATTTCCTCATCAAAATTCCTATTTCTTCATTTTCTTTCTGTTCGTCTTTTTGTTGATCTATAATGTGCTTCTGTTGTCTAATTGCAGCATCTAGATCAGTGACATGTTGAATTTGATCACCTGAGAAACAAACGTCCAGTGAACCATCATTGTTTACTCTAATTCCTCTTCTTAATAGAGCTTCACAAACCCACTCATTAATTTTCATTCTTTTTTCCCCTTAGAAATATGAACCCTGGAAATATTTAAAACCATGATTAGATAAGTTAAACATTTTCCTTTAATCTTTGTTTTGTATAACAATTTTGACAAAATCCTTTTGCAAAAACTAGTTTTCCACAACCTAAATTTTTACAAAATCCAGATACTGTCAAATGAGTTTCTTTCTCTTTTATCTTTCCATGAAATTTTATCTGTTGATAATGTTTTGTACAATATCCTTTACAAAATGCTGGTTCTGAACAACCACTACATGATTTGCCTTTGTTTTTGATCATCATATTTTTCTAAATAAATGATTGTTTTAACACAACTAATACTACCTGGAGTACGTCTTACTAGATAGTCATCAAATCTATCTTTCTCTACTTGGTGTCTATTAAGTTCAGTTTTTTTATATTTAGTTTCAACATTATTTACTGTATATTTTTGGTCATCTATAGTAACAATTTCACATCTTTGAGGTATATGCTCGAAAACAGAAGGATATACCCTAATCACCTCTTCAGTATCAATAACAACAAATTCGAAATCCATTAAAACCACCCATCATCTTCTTTTGTTTTTATCTAAAACACTTTCCTTAGACAAAATCTCTGTAAACAACATATCAATGTCATCTTCTCTCTCACTTGCATAATTAGCTCTAATACCATCATTTTTCTCTTTATCCCAACCAACCCATTGAACAAGATAATTTAACTCTTCTTCCATAGTTTTTTGCATTGGGACTTTAGAACCTAAAACCTTAAGAAGATGATCTTGATTAAGTTGTATTTCCTTACCAGTAGTTCTTATTTCATGCCACATCTCAATCAAACCTGCTTTTACAACTTGCATTATCTCTCTTCCTGTAAAACAAGGACTTTTTGTAGCAAGTTGCTGAATATTTATTCCTAAAGCTAAAGGATCTCTGCCATATCTTCTTAAATGAATATCGTAAATTACTGCTCTATCATTAATAGAAGGCAAAGGAACAAAAAACTTATCATCAAAACGACCTATAAGTTCAGGGGGCAAATATTGAATACTATTACATGTTGCAACAATAAAAACAGGTGCAGTACAATCTTCATACCATGTCAAAAATGAACCAATCACTCTTGCTGTTGTTCCAGCATCACTAAAAGTAGAACTCTGACTACCTGCAAATTGTTTTTCTATTTCATCTATCATCACAACGCATGGGGCTGCACTCTCAATTATTTTAAAAGCCTTTCCTATTCTCATTTCACTCTCACCAACTCTTGGTGAAAATATCTTACTAGGAGTAAAAGCAATTAAAGGCAATCCCCATTGATTACCAATTGCTTTTGCTGTCAAAGATTTGCCACATCCTGTTATCCCGATAATAAGAACGCCTTTGACAATAGGAATGTTGAGTTTTATTGCATGGTCAGACCATAATTCTTGTCTTTTGTCTAACCAATTTTTTAATCTATTTAACCCACCAACTTGATCAAATGTTACATTAGTCTCCATTGTATCAAGAAGATCTGTTTTCTTTAATATTGTCTTCTTATATGTATTTATTTCTTCTATTGCTAATGTTTTCTTTTTCTTTAATGACCCCATCACTATTTGTTCTATTTCAAACAAAGTCAATCCTTTAAGACCTCTTTTGATAGTCTCATGAACATCAGTCGGAACTTTCTCATCTGATACCGAGTTGTATTCATCAAGTAAATATTTTACTTTTTCATTAATATCATCATCCTTGGGTAAATCATAAAAGATAACTTCAGAATATCTAAGAAGCTTTTGAGGAATACAAAGTGAAGAAGAAACCAAAATAATAGATTTTAAATGAGTAAAATCATGATAGATATTTAAAACTATGTCTTTTAATTTCCTAATAGTCTGAAAATTTGTTGCTTGAGTTTCTTGAAGATTCTGATCAATATCAAGCAAAATATAAATGATTCTTTTTTCTGTAGATTGATTTTTTTGTATTTCTTTAAGAGCTTCATGAATGGGCATTGTTCCTATATTGACTATATCTTCTTTTTTGTCTGCTTCTTTTTCATAGTCTGAGTAACTGACAATGCCTGTTGTAGTTCTATAAACAAAAATTTGAGAATTAGCCTTTGTTGCTTCATAAATATCTTTTATAAGTCTATCCTCTTCTTCTGTTACAACATGAATAAGAGGTCTTAATATATCTAGATTAAGAGTTAATGCTTTATCCATTTATGTTTGTACTTTCATCTTATTTTTAAACACTATTTTCCTATTAATAATAGATCATGATAAGAAAAATCAATGAACTGTTATTACTATTTCATTCTTTGTTTCTGTTACTTCGAATTGTTCTCCACGAACTGTTCGTTCGTAAATCTGGAAGTCTCTTTGGTACTCACATTTGATTGTTTCTACTTCATGTGAGTGCATTGAATCACAACTGATTTCATCTTTTGCAATTTCAATAGGATAATATGCACGATTTAGTGAAAGTCCATTTGCTGTCTTTGAATATGCATGACCAAGTTTTTTAAGAGTTTCCTCCATGATCAACATATTCGCAACTTGAAATGATATGACTATTTTGTTAGACATGACTGAACCTTTCTATTCAATGTTTATTGATCTTTTTGTTCTATGCATTTTAATCTTCATTTTTACTCTGTAACATGTACGTTATCAAAAACTGGCTGATCATCTCCATGATGGATGGGTGTATTGCTTTTCACAGGCCCATAATACTGTGAAACTTCCTGGACAACACTGCAACTTGTAGAATCTAATGATTCTATGGTCACTTCTCCAGCACTTTTACCATGCCTGGGTATTGTGATTTTATAAGCCATCTGCTCTCCTTTTTAAAAATTTTATTTAAGATATTGACGAATAGCCTTTTCAAGTTCTATTTCATTCCTGAAACCTGTAACTCTGACAAGTTCAATTGAATTTTTAAACAAAATAAACGTTGGTAGCTTATTAATAGAATATACATCATTTAACTGATTTAAACTCAAATTATTTATATCAACTCTTGCGACAATCATTTTTCCCCTATATACAAGTTCTAATTTCTCTAAATATTGCTCTGCATTCTCACATGCTGTGCACAATTGACTCCAAAACTCTATAAGAATAGGAACAAATGACTTTATTGCAAGATTAAACTCTTCTAATGTCAATGACTTCACAAAAAATACATCTCTAATATTTTCAAAAGTTCAGTTTCATCTTTATACCCAACAATACATTTAATCTTACCCATGTGTCTCTTCTTGACTTCGTCATTCATAAACTCTCTCATCTTTGAAGAATATATTTTATTAGCATCTTCAAGATGGATTGTTCTCTTCATTATAAGAGCTTTTTTCTTACTTTTATCAGTCACCTGTGTATAATGTTTTGTTTCTTTAATATCACCAAATTTTTTCAATACTTCTTTATCCATTGATTACCTCCTTTATAGAACTATTTTAATATATTTCACTAAAAAAGAATAAATTTAATTGCTCGAGTTATCTTTTTTATGTTCTATAGCAATAACTCTTGAATGCTCATAACAAAACGTCTACCACTTTTAAGAACGAATTCAAATGTGCATCCCTTCCAACTACATATCATACTTGTCAATCCATGCTTTACAATATCTTCTATTCTTTTATCTACTGTTTTCATGTTTTTATTTTTTTATTAAAAATGCATCCATATAATATAAAATTAAAAACATTTTAATGAAAGAAACACTTAACTAGATTGGGACATTATGGAAGAACTAACTCTAATTCAGATCTCTATTGACAACAAAAACAATATCCGTTCTTCATTGGATTTGACACCAATTGAACATGATGAAGAAGCTCTAAGAATAACTCACTCTATACTAGATGAACATAGACAATCGGTACTTGATCAAATCAATATAATAAAAGCTGTCAAAGAAATAGAAGACCCATTCTCGGAAGAACTATGAACCAAATCATTGAATTTTGGCAAAAATTTAGACAGTATCGACATAACTATTAAAATCGAGTGTGCAAGGATTTGAACCTTGGTTGCTAGATTCAAAATCTAGTTTCCTAAACCTACTGGAAGACACACCCAAGAACTGTATTATAAAATTCAGGCAGGAGAGACTCATGCGGTGCTCTACCAATTGAGCTACTACCTGTCAATTTCAGGGCGGGGAGGTTTGCACTCCCGACCTCTTGATCCCAAATCAAGAATTCTACTAGCTGAAATACGCCCTGTTTAAAACAAAAAAGCCTCAAACTTTCGAGTGAGGCCTTTTGAAAAATCTATATCAACTTATTTCAACAGGCTTCACTCCTCAGGTGTTTGGGTTGTGGTTGCGGCTGTTGAAAAAGCTTTGTTATCATAATGCATCTAATATAATACATTTTATTGCAAATGTACAATTTTTTTAACTTTGTCAGCAAATTCCTGGACATCGCACAAAATCTTTATCGATACTTGTTCATCTTTTTAACTTCTCTAAAAGACTTACCTATACGCAATAGTATAATATAGGCTTGGCGAAGAATAGGCTTAGGGATAGTCAGAGCGCTATTCTTTTACTTAGGCACGTTACTTACACCCTACTCTCGTCCGACTGTTCATAACGATTTTACAGCTTTCGGCCAACCAACCAAGCCTTATCATCAAACATACATCATCACTCGGCACAACTTCTACTAAACTATGAATATCTATCATTTAATATTCATTCCAAATTGTGAAATCAGCTCAAATTTTGTCATTGGCAACCCTTCGGCTATCGCAGACTTAACAATGCCTGCGCTGTCTACGTTCAACTTCAACAATACGCTTATCTTTATCAGCCTTGTTGAACGTATACTGTTCCCATTTAGTCCACTTGTGAAAAATACACATAATTACTCCTTTGTTTTGCGCCCACCTATTTATTCAAATTGTAAGATGTTTAGGTCACTTCTTTAGTGTCCGTTGACGCATCTTCTTCCCAAGTAACCCCGACATCACCATAGGGTTTATTTTCACACATAACTTCAAAAATTAGTGCTGTATCATTTGCTTTGAATTTTACAGCACCGCAACCTTTCCAACCTGCTATAAATCGTTCCCCGTTAGTACCTTTAATAAGATTGACTATCTGTTCTTCTTCACAATCTACTGAATTTCTAAGTCTGAATTTAGGCATTTGGTTTTCTCCTGCGCCAACATCTGAATATCAGAGTGACATAAATTTCTTGCAGCGGTTACGGCATCCGTTTGCCGAACCGCTATTTATTTTTTACTTCTATAGTGTCAAGGTTATGGCATTCCTTTGCCTGTTGTACGACCGTTGCGCGAATTTCCCTAATGTCAGCGGAAATGTCACACACCTTCCACCAGAAAAGAAAACGGCCGACGTGTGCTGTGCCGGGGAACGTCCGACTTGTAACCGGACTGCACCTTTTTCATCTACCCTTGTTGCCAAGGATAGCTCGCGTCTGTGGATTCCCCGGCATGGCATACTCGACCTGTTGTAAGATGTAAGGCGTTCCGCAACTCTTTTGAACACCATTTTCCACAGTACTAAAATCAGCACCCATAATAGAACTTTCGACATTCAAACTTGCCATATCTAAAAGTCTTTTTAATTCTTCATTTGATGTTACTCGATTAAAAACTATAGTTACCTTTTTGGGAGCTTTACAAAATTCTTCTTTAGTCATATAATCACTCTTTTAATACTTTAAAAGAAATAGTTTGAGGTCCAACTCTTTCTGTTGATTTATAAACAAGACCCTCTCGTTGCACATTGGCTAATTTTGAAATTCCTGTTGAATATTCTAAAAATTCATTAACATCTTTAATTATATCAAAAATCTTCATATGAGCATTTAGAATAGGTACGTGAATAGAAAGATCAAATCCAAGTTTTTGAATGATATCTAATCGTTCTTTGTTTGTTAAATAGTACTGATTGTCAATATCCCAGATATCATAGATTTTAAAAGTTTGTCCAATTATTTTGTACCAATTAGATTGAATACCTTCTCCAATGATCTCACCTTGAAGTGCTAGATTCAATCCTAATTTAGTTAATCTCTCTGTTAATTCGAGCCTTCTAGAGACCTTCCAAAGGGTGTTGTCCTTAGTTTCCTTCATATTCCATTTATGGCCACAAACTCCGGTATCTCCCTGATTGTGATAAACAGTCATACTAGCACCATTGAGCTTCTCTGTTTCTTCAAATTCTAAATCTTTATAGATTGTCCAATAGTTTAATAAATTGTGAATTCTTTCTTGATCACTTTTATGAATTTCTCCTGGAACAGCTCCTCTCATCTCTCCTGCAAGACAAGCTGGAATAGGTGGTTCATACTTTTTAATTCCCAGTTGCTCTGTAACTTCATCACCCAGATTGACATTAGAAAGATTGACTTCATTGAGAGGAAGAATCAAACCTTGACTAAGTTGTCCTCTCAAACGAACAGTTTTAAGTCTAAATCCTGTTGAACCGTCCGCCATTGTTCGATGTGAGCTTTTTCTTAAAAACTCGAATTCTGAGCGTTCTGGCAAAAATGAGTCTATTTCTACATAGACTACAAGTTCATCAAGTTTAAATTGTCCCTTTTTTACAACTACTTGCCATCCATCAACAATTGCAAGTTCAATTGCATCAGCATCTTTTATTGGTTTGATGTCTCTTACTTTTCGAATTGAAGCTAGTTTTCTAAGCATATAATTTTCCTAAACTTGGTAAATCAATTATTATTGCTTTTTCATCTTCCTATCACAACTTAGCACGCTTTTTTACCCATGATTTATTTTGCCTCGTGATTTTGTTCATCAATTTTACATAAAAGAAATTTAATTGATTGGGCTATCTCAATACATTGAAATCCCTCGAATTCTTTACTTGTGTAACCTCGTATTCCACAATTTTCTAAAGGGTGCAATAGTCTACGAAGTTTACATTCTATATAACCTCGTATTCCACAATTTTCTAAAGGGTGCAATAGTCTACGAAGTTTACGTTCTATATTAACAAGATCATTTCTTATAGGAATTAAATCTATAAATTCTTTTTTTATTGGTTTTTCTTTAATTATTGGTTTTTCTTTAATTTCTTGTTGTTCACCAAATATCCTGTCATAATTTTTTCTATATTCATCATTAGCAGGTTTTGATACAATTCCACTAACGGTTGGTATCTTTTTCATTTTTAATCCCTTCAAAGAAATCTGTATTTATATTTCCATTTATGTTTAATATGTTATCATTTTCTTTTATGCCAAAATAATCATACATTTCTTTTTGTACGTATTCTTCTGTAAAATTACTTATAATATTATTAATTCAACTGATACATATATTCTATTCTTTCAATTTCCTGCAATAACTTTTTAATTTTTCTACGCCCATAATTCTGATCTATCTTTATTTTTGCCCCTCGCACAGCCTTAACAAACTTTTTCTCATCTTTGAAATGTCTTACATCATTAATCTGGTGTTTAGCTTTCGTTCCTACCCTACAAATTTCAAATAAAGTATAAGGAAAAAAATCACCATCATCATATCTCATATTTCACACCAGGAATACAATTACATGCCCATATACTCATCTTTGACATCTTAGCTCCCAAAAACTATAGCTCTCAAGCGTTGACAATTGTGCCTAACGTCTACGCAACGGGCGACAGTTTGCCGCCACATTCGGGACAAAAATTAAAGTTACACCAACCGACAAAGTTACGAATATGTTCCCAATCTTTCTTGCTACCGCAGCGGCAAATTTCGCCCTTGCGTTGTTGTTTGCCTGTTTGCGGCAACTCCACAATTTTCTTTCTGCCGCGCCGAGGACAACCAACCTTACATTCTGTCAACTTCATTTTGAACCTTAACCTTTCTCGCGGCAGAACTACAATAACGCGCAACTGGTTTGTCAACTCCTTGAAAATCAGATTCAGTACGAAAAGGGTATTCTATTTCGGCCAAGGCACAAACTGATTGCGATATAATGTAAGAAGCTCTTTGTTCATCTGTCATATTATTCTCTTTCCTTTATCCACTCATTTGTATGAGTTCAGCGTATTGATCAAACAACCAATCTATAAATATACCAAAGTTTTTAAATTCTTTAATTTTCTCATCAGTTTCTACAAGTTTTACATTTCTTTTGCTAACAAATAAAACAGATGAACATTTTTTAAGATCACAAACTTCAAAAACAATACTTGTTTCTTCAATAGGTTTTAAATATTGTCTAATAATTTCAAAACCTTTTTTTATTTTTTCTGGATTGTTTTGAGTTTCATCAGAAACTAACCATCCACCATTTTTACCTATACTTTTGTCCCATTTTGGAAACTCTCTCTTTATACAAAGAATAGGTTGATTTGCTTCTTTATTAAAAATAAGAGAATGACCAAAACCTAATTTATTAATAATCTTGCATCGAAACTCAAGTTTTAAAAGACCTTCATCTTTTGTCAAATCTAAAATCCAATCCCATTGTTCATTAGAAATCTTGTTTACATCTTCTGGGATTTCTTTAATTTTTTCTCGTATAAAATTATGTGTGATAATATTCACTCGTGGATCTATAAATTGTTCTTTCACATTATCTCACTTTCTTACTGAAGGACTCAGTCCCAATCCCACTCTTTAGACTTTGCTACTTTTCCATCTGCTTTATAAGTTTTATCAATGACATCTGTATATTCAGAAGATTTGCAACGAGTTCCAAATATAATATATTCTTTTGTCATAATAGCTTTAGAACATGACTTAGGCATACCAGCAATTTCTCTAACATTAGCCTCTGTATCCTTAGGAAAAACTATTACAGGGAAATACCGTTCTCCAAAAAGATCATCATGAGCCTTATCTCCAAAAAACTTAATTGCCTCTTCTGAAGTCTCATAAAAACCACGTGGAAATTCTAGTTGGTGCAACTCAGAATACCATTCTTCAGGTGCTGTCATACTCCAAGTATTATTCTCTAAAGAAAAATCTTTAAACCTAAGAATAAGACTTGTTTTATCGGCATCTCCACCGCCTCTATCAATTCTTTCCAACAATCCACCTATCCAATACTTTTTGACTTCTTCTTTTTTGTCTTTGTTAAAATAATCCTGATAAGAAGAATATTCTTTATTATCACATCTCCCACCATTCATTGCTTCTTTCAAACAACAACCTATGATTTTTCTCTTTACTTCTGTATCTTTTTTCCCAAGTACAGGCACCCAATCTGATACTCCATAAATTCCAAAATCATAAAGTAATTTTGATCTTGCCTGAATATATTGACTTTTCTTGTCACTTGACAAATGTTCACAAGAAATTGTTACTATTTTACCTATTAAATCAGAACATTTGAATTGACGAACTTTTTGAGAAGGTTTAAACTCGAATTTCATTCTACACTCTCCTGATTGATTGTACTCTTCTTTGTTTAATGTTCATCACAAACCCATACTTGATTTCTTAGATCAGCTGCAAATTTTCTACGATAATAAAAATGACCGTTATATCCTTCAACTCCTTGTATAGTTTTTCTGCAACCTTTGTGATTACACTTCAAACGAATAGTAATCATTTGTGTTTCTTCTTCTCTTTTAGTTCCCAATGGAAAGACTTTCATAGTATGTCCCTTTTACCAGAAGGAAGATTATCGATCTGTTGTTTTGTCAATCCAAGAGGCTCTTCAGCAACATACCGATAACCATCATTAAGTCTCTCCTTAATAATAGCTATACAAACACTAAAAAGGTGAGCATCATCCTTTATTAAGAAATATCTGTCGCCACATATTCCATGTAAAACTAGAATTCTCATATTAGAGACTATCGACATCAAATCTAAAAACAGCCAAAATATTCTATCTACTTTTCAATTGTTTTTATAAATTATTTTTAGATCATCAAAGTCAAGCTCTTTCTATGAAACAGGAAGTCGTTAACTCGATATCACACCAGTAGATGTAATCATCTTCTCACAGCTTAATTAATTGAGGGATTAACTCTCTAAGAGCTTGATGAGCTTTATTTGAAGGATTAAATGAAAAAGTCAGTATAATCATATCCCCCCGTCTAAACTTTGGTATTTCTGGAAGTTTAGTTAATATAAGACCTGCTTCTAAAGGAGTTTTGTTACCTTTAATCTTTTCATTACAATGTCTACAAGCAGTCACACAATTTAAAAAGTCATTACGTTTTCCACCTCTACTTTTAGGAATCAAATGGTCTATAGTTCTATCATCTTGTGAGCATTTATATTTAAACTTTTTTCCTTTTTCATCTCTATGCCAAAATTGACAATAATTATCATCTCTCTTCCAAACTGCTTCTTTTGAATATTTAATTTTTGTTTTTGTGTGATAAATACCTGTAAATTCAAGCAATCTAAGTATTAAAGGTGCAGGCATTTTCAATATAATTCCATTTTTATTAATTCCTGCTTTTATCAATCTACTTTCATCAGCTTTTAAAATCTCAGCTTTTCCACGAAAGTACAATCTAATTGCATCTTCAAGAGATCTCTCTCCCCAATATGCATATGTTTTGGTCAAAACTATTACAGATGACATTTTAAATTTCTCCAAAATGGGCCAGGAAGGAGTTGAACCTCCAATGTTTACCCTACGGGACAAGATCTACAGTCTTGCGCAACACACCCGATAGTTGCCTCTGACCCAGAAAATTAGCGGCTTAGTTTTGTAGACTGTATAATATTTTTTCATAATGAGAGGGTGACTGAGCAGACTTGAACTGCCGATTTTTGCGGTCACAACGCAATGTTTTAGCCATCTAAACTACAGTCACCATAAACTTTAACAACACTTAAATCCTCCATAGTCAGACCAGGCACTTTATATGTAATTTTAATATCCTCCATAGTCAGACCAGGCACTTTATATGTAATTTTAATATCCTCCATAGTCAGACCAGGCACTTTATATGTAATTTTAATATCCTCCATAGTCAGACCAGGCACTTTATATGTAACTTCCTTAGGAATAACGTTCAACACTTCTTCTGCAATAGAAACGGCTTCTTGTCTTTTGTCTAACATAGTATGCCTCCCATTAGAAAGTGTCTAATCCTCTCTCATATACACATTCAATATCCAAAACTTCTTCATCCAAGCAGACACGTTGTTTTTAACAACAATATTATCACATGCTTGTTTTCTTTCCTTTGTCTGTATTTAACAATCCTGCAATCTCATAATCGGACAAAAAATTCACTCCTCTTGGTGCTTTATTTACAAAAATCTCCTGCAATTTTAAGTTCACTCCATTAGGAGAATCTATAGAAAATATAGACTTAGCATACTCTCTAGCATCTATATCGTCAGCTGCTTTGAAAGGTACCCTGATTGTCAAAACATAATCTTTGTCTTCCATAGTTAATCCCTTTTAATTTTAAGATCCTGGGCGGAATCGGACCGACCTATTCTGGTTTTGCAGACCAGCACCTTACCATTTGGCTACAGGATCATCATAATGGCGGAAGAGACAGGATTTAAACCTGCGGAGGCTTTATTTCATCCTTCACTAGTTTTCGAGACTAGCTCCTTAGATCAACTCGGACACTCTTCCTTAATTTGAATATCTCATACCAGAATTTGTTAAATCCCAATTACAAATAGAACAAAAATATTTTTTTAACATAATTTTAAGCGGTGAGAGCAAGATTCGAACTTGCGTCCCCTTTCGGAGATCCTCGTCTCAAGCGAGGTGCGATAAACCAGACTCTGCCATCCCACCGTTATTTTTTATCTCTCTTTAAACTCTTTTCTTCATACAGCAATTTTGAGACTTCTTCATTTAAATCGAATTGGTCCCAATTCTTACATGTCTTACACAACTCAGATTTGTTATTCTGACAATCTAAACATGTAAATTTACCATTCCTTCTTAATTCAAGATTATCCATAAACAATCCTCCTCAGATTGTTTATATATCTAAATCTTGTAATTTAAAATACTAATGAAGAGATTCGAACTCTTAACCTCTGGGGTATGATCCCATTACTCTACCAATTGAGCTACATTAGTGTAAAATAAGTTGTATCCAAGTTGATAATGCTGTTTTTGATAGATCTATAGTCTATTGCCTTTACCATTTGGCTATTCCCCCATAATTGGGGGAATGTGGAGTCGAACCACAAAATTTAATGTAAGCATTAAGTGTTAAAGGATACAACTTAATTTTCAAAGAACTTGCCCAAGGCCAGATTTGAACTGGCAATGAAATTTCTTTCGACGGTTCTTAAGACCGTTGTGGGTACCAATTGCACCACTTGGGCTTAATAGCCGAGAAGAGATTTGAACTCTTAAAATCGATATTTTGAATATCGCATGTATTCCGTTTCCATCACTCGGCCAATAATTTAGTATTTATTTCAATTTTTTTGATTTCGACCTACAATATGTTTCTGTTTGTGAATGACAATTAGGACAAAGAAATTCTAGATTATCTAATCTATTGTCATTGTCATTACCATTTTTATGATGTAAATGTAATACAAGTTTTTTATTATTCCATTCAGAATTTTGTCCACAGCTATTACAAATATATTCTAAAATTTCAAAATGCAAAATCTTAGATTTTATATTATAAGCTGCATGTTTTGAATTGTTTGTTAAACATTCTAAAATAAATTCTTCTTTTTCAAGTTTTTTTCTTGCTTTTAACGAACTTTTTCCAAGAAAATGTTTAGTAGAAAGTTCATAAAATTTTATCAGTTTGAAAAGTCTTTTAAATGATATAGAAATATTTTGTTGTTTTAAATCTATTATTACTTGATTAAATGATTCAGCTTTACTCACAGATTTTTCAAGAATGTCTTTATCAACGATTAATGATCTTCTTGTATGAAGTTTTCTTCTGCTTCTCCTATATTTTTCTAAATAGTTTTTGCATTTATGTTTATTAAAAAATGATTTATGAAAATAAGAATTACATTTGGGACAATATTTCTTTTTTGACTTTCTTTTATAACTATTTTCAATAATTTCTGGAAAATATTTACACACTTTCTTAGTTGCACATGTATGTGACATATGCCATTTTTTTGAAAGTTTAGAAATCCAACCAAGTTTTGATGTATCAACAGACAAAAGGTCTTGATACATTTGTTCTTTTGTCATGTTTATTCCTAATTTTTGGTGCCCAAAGAGAGATTTCAACTCCCACACCCTTTCGGATACTGCGTTCTAAGCGCAGCGTGTCTAGCGTTCCACCATTTGGGCATAACTCTTTAAAAAGCGGAGATTAGTGGATTTGAACCACTGGAAGTTGTATAACAACTTCACCGCATTAGCAGTGCGGCTCCTTAAGCCAGACTCGGACAAATCTCCGAATTAAGAAACTTGCTAAATAACCAAGTATGTCAAAGAACATAATTTTCGCGGACAGTAGGACTTGAACCCACAGCCTATGGTTTTGGAGACCATTGCTCTAGCCATTGAGCTATGTCCGTATAAATTTAGACCCAGAGAGAGTCGAACTCCCGACATTCTACTTGTAAAGAAGGCCTCTGAACCAACGAGCTATGGGTCTATTTATTTCAAAGAACTTTTTATATTGTCAATATCAACTATTTTTCCATTTAATTCAAACTTGATTGGTCCTCCACCATTATGTGGAAGTTTTTTAAAGTCTCCTTTTAATTGTATTAATTCATAATTTACATTGCTTATGTCAAGTTTGATGTCATTGATTATTTGACCATTTATTAGTTCAACAATTTCATCATTAGGATTTTTGGCCACTGTTTCAGAATTAGGATCTGATTTCATTATATAGAAACCATTGTCCATTGTTGATAAATTTTCTTTAGTGTATTTTTTAAACATAATTATTTTCTCTTTTAAAATGGGCCCGGCAGGATTCGAACCTGCGATGGAGTTTTTGTCACTCTCCAAATTAAAAATTTGGTACTATCGGCCTCTAAGTGACGGACCCTTAGTTTGTCAGATTTGCCATCTTTGTCGTTCATTTCGGGTCCCTTTCTTGTTATTCAAAATTTCATCCTATGGTTTATATGTACGAAAATTTATAGTTAACTCGTCACCTTCGAGATCATCTACGTTTTAATTCTCGTTCAGTCAACATCTTTTCTATATATGAATTACATTGTTGATGATTATGAATTATTTCTGTATCTGGATTTTTTGTCAATTGTTTCAAAATTGTTTCACATTCAAACATATTTTTCTCTAGTCAAAATGCCGCCTACCCGAATTGAACGGGTGACACATGGATTTTCAGTCCATTGCTCTACCAACTGAGCTAAAGCGGCTTGTTTCTCCTTTATTTTGCCTCAAGAAGGATTTCAACCTTCAACTCCTTGTTTAAGAAACAAGTACTCTAAGCATTTGAGTTATTGAGGCGAGTATATCTCTAAAATCAAAAAGGCTCATCTTCTTTTTTTTGAAGGTGAGCCTTTTTAAAAATATTTTCTTTTTAAACTTTAAGCTTCACCTTCTTGTCTCACTTTAAAATAGAGACTCGACAAACATGACAGTGTTTTATGGGAGTTATTATTGACACCCATATCAGGCAGTTGCTGCCATAATATCTTTTTTGATGAAGTTAGGTGAAGTCTCATAGTCCTTTTCCTATTGTATATCATTAATATATCATTTATTTTTTAAAATGTACATTATTTTTTTATTTATTTTTTAAGAGGAATTTCAGCATTCAATATTGAGTTTTTGGTAATTGTTTTCTATATTGAGGAGTAATCTATAGATAGTGGTTTGTCAATTTGAATTGTGCAGCCAAAATCTAATACTAGAACTAAACTTACCATCAGGTTGTAAATCATTTAATCATATTGTCTACCATTTCTTAGTTAAAGTTGCTCCTTGACATCGTCTACATATTCTTGTCAATCCGCCTTCTTGTACCACACAGGCCGAATTGTACCTGCTTCTTATCAGGGACATTGAGCAAAAAGCAAGTGAGGGACCCGGCGGATCAACACCGTATTGTAAATGAGTTCCAGTTTGCCCAGTCAGTATAAACTTCATTTTGTTGTTTTCATGCACAAATTCTATGTCTTTATGAATTTCATCCATATTTTCTCTTAATTCGGTTGTAATTTCATTCTCGGAAGTTGGAACTTGTAAGATACCAGGACCAGTAACTTGTAAAGGTGTACCATTTGTTAAGAATTCAACTCTACCAGGTTGTAAATCATTTAAATCATATTGGCTACCATTTCTATTTGTTAAAGTTGACAGTTCTAAATCATTTAAATCATATTGTCTACCATTTCTATTTGTTAAAGTTGACATAATAGGTACTCTCACTGTTGCTCCTTGACATCGTCTACATATTCTTTTAATTGCAAAAGAATTTTTTTAACATATGAACTTTATTTTATTATTTGTTTTTACAGGATCTTCTGCATTTATTCTTTGTTCTTCTTCGTAACACCATTGTTTCAATCCATCTAATGCTTGATGTTGAATTTCAGCAGGTAGATTTTTATATTCTGGTGTAATTTTGAAACATTCAATCCAGGGTTTTCCTATTATATCCAATGTGGTAGCAACGTCTCTATAGCCGCCAATATGTGGAGCCACACTCACTGTTTCATATGTTGCTCCTTGACATCGTCTACATATTCTTGTCAATTCGCCTTCTTGTACCGGATCAACACCTGTACCATGACATAGAGAACAAAATGAGTATTGTAAATGAGTTCCAGTTAGTTGTGGTTCTGACAAATTTGGATGGGATTGAGATTCTAACCAACCATCGACAGTTAAATGTTGCTGGACTTTTTTTCCTGACAAAAGATAAAGGTGTATCATATATTCTCCTAATCGAGATATCGTGTGATTTATATGATATTGCCATTCAACTCAACACAAAGAATTGTGTCTCCAACAATTGGACATTGAGCATCAAACAAATTTACACCATTTGTTGTAAGTCCTGTTTTAGCAACAACAACTGGGCTTGATCCTGATAGTTCTAAGCTCATTTTGTACCTCATAAGTTTCAAGTCTAAACATATCTGAAGTCATTCGGATCTGGAGAAAGATTAAGTTCGCAATCTTTCATACCCTTAAGAATAAGAAGAGCATCTTTTGCATCAGGATCATAAAAGCCCTTAGAAAGCCCTGATGAAGTAGTTGTTTTTTCTAGACATTCAATTGCAGCATAAATTCTATTTTTTAGTAATTGAATCTTGATTTCGTCAGATATATCTTGCATACTTTATCCTTTTGATATAAATCTCATTTTTGATTGAGTCTGCTTTATTATAATCTCAGAACTACTCTCAGGACTACATTTTAAACAATATCTCATAAATAGAAAAGGGTTTTTCTCCTTTTTGTATGTTTTTACCACATTTACAACATGTTCAGCATATGTATCAGCATTTACAAGCAAACGAGAAAGTTCTCTTGTATAATTTGCTAATTCATTAAAATTTTTTCTCTCTATTAATTTTTCTATCTTTCTTTCTCTCTGACATAAAGAACAACTACATGAATTAACTGAATAAGATGTTTTAATAGCAAGTTTTTTAGAGATTTTTACTTCTTTCATTTTACCTTTCATCAAAATAATAACTTTTTTAGTATTACTTCTACTATTAGACATGCAGTCTTTGCGGTGGACTAAGAATGGGCATCTTCAATCATTGCATCAATAATTTGCAATGCTGTAGTCTTACTTTCTGTCTCTATTAGATGCTTCAAAACTCTTAATTCATTAATTATTTCAACTTTGTCAAGCACACATTGAATGAGCGTCTCTAAAGCCTCGCCCCACATAATTTGGTTAGTATCTGGCCAATATTCATGAATGACTTCTATAGCTTTTTCAACTTTCATATCATCTCACCATGATTAATATTATAGATATTAGTTTCAAAAATCTTAAAATTCAATATAACTAAACACATCTCAAATTGAGGATTGTGATCTCCTTTATACAAGTCTAAATTTACATCAAACTCTAAAAATGAGATTCCATCTTTAAAATTTCTCAACTTATGAAAAAAAGAAATTTCAAATACAAAATTTTTAGAAATTTCTTTTGAAATTAATATCATCAGTTATCCGCCCATTGTTTTATTTCATCAAAACACTCTTGAGTCATAAATATTTGACTAACTCTCAATGGTTCATCAACACAAAAAAAATTCTCCCCCCAAATATTTTATATTAGCAATTTTTCGGAGTTGATCACAAAGTATTTTAATTTTCTCTTGTCTTTGATTCATGTCTTTTTTCTACAAGTTCGATGAACTTCTGATGGTGCTCTACATCTTTTATTACTATTTAATCTACAAGAAGATGTATTACAAAATTTTCTATTATTATCTTCTATATTTTTAGAATTAAATAGATTTGTTTTCATTTGTTAGTTCTTAACATAAGAGACAGAAGTATCTGCCTCTGTCTCTTATTATATATCTTTTAGAAAAAAATTAACAATCTTTTTAACCAACAGGCAAACCAGACAAATATCCCTCTTTTTGCCCAATTAAATCGACTAATCCCTTAGATTTTATTTCTTCAAATTGTTCTATAAATACAAAATACAATCTCATGACAGAAGCAGGCTCATTCTCCCAATCGTTTACTTTCAAAGGATCAATCTGCAAACTTTGACTTATCTCTGCTCCTGCTCCAACACCTACTTCAGCATTTTTAGATCTCGACTTTTTTTCTACACATCTTTCTTGAATAAAAGAAAGAGTTTCAACATATTCAACTGGTGCAGCAGCACAAGCAACAGCACAAGCAACTTGAGGAAGTTCAGAAAGAGAATCACAACACAATGACATCATACTATCTGAAATATTTTTAATGTCAGAAGTTTTTTGCTCATTTAATGATTCTAAATTTGAACCTGAACCTAAAAATTTATGACTTGGTGCAGATGACTTACAATACTTAATTTCATTATAACTTGAAATAATACCAGACCTAGTTTTCTGACCAACAGCACCTCTTGTTACTTTAGGTCTAAAAAACGCAAATCCAAATGCAGGAACAGTATCTTCCTTCCCAATAACAAGTTCAGGAACAGATTTTGCCATATCTTCTGTAAAGAAGAATTGTCTTACTTTTCCATCAGATGATCTAAAACCATCCCACCAAAGGACATTTGGATGAGAAATATAATTTTGATAAGGCCACTTATAATTACACTTCTCACAAAACAATCCATCCTTAAACTTAACATCATGGATTGGACATTTTTCTTCATATCGTTCTAATCCTAACCCGTTCGTTCTTTGTCCTGTCACAGGATTCATTCCCTTAATTGACAAAAGAACTGCTGTATTCATTCGATCGTTCAATGTAAAGTCAAACCATAACCCCCAATCAGAGTCAACAGGAACTACATAATTTCCTGCACCCTTTATCCAATGAGAAAGAGGCTCTTTAAACTCATCAACCGGAAGTGTTTCTATAGGAGTACCCAGAGGTAATTCATGTGTTCCTAATCCAGTTAACCTTTGTGCTCTCATTATTTTAGCATTAAATCCTTTGTGCTGCATAGTAAACATAAAAACTCCCTTTAGTAATAGGTAGCACTATGAAAATAGTGCTACCTAAGTTAAAAAATTAGAATGTCTTGTGAGAAGAAACCCTGAAAGGGTCGCCATCTTTTGCTTTAGAAATTCTTCTCTTTAAACTTGGAAGCTTGTCTTCAGATTTTAATTCTTTAAATTGTATATAGATTTTGGGAAATTCTTTACACAATTTATCGAAATTAAAAGTTCTGTAAACTATTGGATCAGATGAAGTGCCTTCTTTTACTAATCTAAGAAGTGCAAGACGATCCATGTTTTCAGTATTCCAAGTTATACCACATTCTTCACAATATCCATCGACTAGAAGAACATTTCTGTGGATAGGACATTCAAAAAGGACGTCTAGCGGAAACTCTCCTACTTTAAAGACTTGTTTCATTTCGTCTTTAAACATGAAGGTTGTGGGAGTTTCTTGATGCCGTGCTTTTCTCAAAACATACAAAGATTTTTCAGAATCAACTGTTCCATCCTCAAAAAACACAATACAGTTTCTACTCTTACTCCTTTTCTTCAATTCCTCTTCAATTTCTGGGGAACATTCTCTTCCATATTTCTCTAAAAGTTCGAGATCACCCCATGTTCCAATCGGTCTTATAGTCTGAATCAATGTAGACAAATCAGCAGACTGATTAATCACATTGGTTACATTTGTTTTTGTTTCTTCAACTCCTTTGAGAATTGACCACGCAAGTTTGAGTCTGGGTAAAGGAATTTTTACAAGGATTATTTTTTGAAAATCTTCAAAAGTAGTAGATTCTGCTTCTAAAGTTTCAATACCGGTTTTTGTTTCATCAATTCCCATAAGCTCAAGAATTTGTTTAAGATATGAGATTGAATCAACATCAATTTTTGCTTTTTGAAAAAAAAGATCAAGAACTTCTGCTGCGGATGAAATGCGGGACTTAAGATCGATACTCATTTTAATCTCCTTGTGTTGAACCTTTTTATTGGTTCGGTTTTATTGCTACAGAAATTGTAGCGGATTTTTGCAACCTGGTTTTACAGTTGCTGTCACCTAAACTCAATCTTTATTAGTCTTCTGAGTGAGACTTTAATATTTGTCTTACTTAATCTCTCCTTTCTTGTTTATAAATACTAAAATTACTGCAATTGTCACAGGAAAAATTAAAGAAAGAAAAATTTTTGAATAGAGTGTCGATGAACTTCTCCAAAATCCCCTGGAAGTCATAAAAAGATAAAAAATAGCTGTCATCAAAAAATAGATGATGAACAATATCATAAATTCCCTTTACTTAGATGTTTTAATCACCGCATATTCAGTAAGAATGCATGTAGCAATACCTGCTATAAACCCAAAATAAACCATATTTTTTTCCAACCAAGTTCTTTCAGCTTTTTTAGACAAATTTATTATATCATTTTGATAAATTTTCTCAGCATCAACAGATTTGTCGTAATAATCAGAATACAATATATTTGTCAACATAGCTTTTTTATATAAATATTCATAACTTGATTTATAATAAATAAATAGAGCTGCTTTTTTTTCACTTATCAATACTCCAGGATGAAGTTTAAGAGTATCTTTATTAATAGTAACTAGTTTTCCAGAATCAATTGCAACAGAAGTAAAATCATGAAGATTTGTGTCTACAACACTATTGACTGGCATCAATGAATCAATATTTAATTTAGGAGGTAAATATGAATATTTCAAATGTTGTTCGTTTACAGCAGGTTTTGTAGATGCACATGATATCATTAACAAACAAACTAGTGAAAAAAATTTTTTCATACAATCTCCTAACAGTTGTCAAATGTCAAATGGCTCATCATCTATGGTACTCCAATCATTCCACCAGTCGGCGGTTATTTTATGCTGCTGTTGTAAGATGTCTATGCCACTTCCTTAATTTCCGTTGGCACATCTTCTATTGTTTTGTATTGCAACAAGTCAAAATGCCCCATTTGCCAATGTTGATAAAGGTCATAGTGACCACCACAAACATTCAATCCGCAACTGCAAAAAATTATGTCGTAAAGTGGTCTTTTGATTTGTTCAAACGGTTTACGAAACGTCCCAATAAATCCATGTTTTGCAGCATCGACTTCTTTAACATCTACTTCTTTGCCGTCAATTAATACCATTTGTATTTCCTTTCTTGCACCAACATCTGGATATCAGAGTGGCGCCGTTAATTTGAGAAAAAATCAGGATGACTATGCTGGCCGTAACCGTCAGCAGGCACCACAGTACCGTCCGATTGCCATGCTTGAGCTGTTGGCCGATGTAAACTGCGTTTCCGCAGTGTACTCCTGGCGCATCTTTTCTTCCTTTGTATTTCTTTGATAACAGGTCGCAAAATATCAATGTCGTATTCCTCAACACCCAACTTCCGATACTGATCCACTGACACTGGGCCACAACAAACGAGAGTATCCGCGACAATGGTATCACAACCATGATTACGCAACGTTGCCGCACACGCTGTCACAAAGCCCTGGGTAAATTTGCATTCCATTTTGTTTTCTCCTGCGCCGGGCTATAATATCTGTTCCCAACGCGGTTTATTTTGGCCAACGTTCGCGCTACTGGTGCTGTTGCCGAACATACTCCGCAAAGCACCGCAGCATTATAGAAACACTTTCGTCACATTTATTTGACACAATGAACTTTTCGGCGAGTTCGGCAATGGCATCCATAGCGCTGTTGGTGGATGTAAAATTGTCTACCTCAGTGTCAGCCGCCGCATTCTCAGCAGCGTGAATGGTAGCATGTTTTACAACCTCCAATACGGCAACAATTTCTCCTGCCGACAACAAACCATCATTAGAATATTTTTCGATAGTTGCCCGAAGCTCTCGGTCGAAGGAACACGTCATCTATATGGCGCACTTTGTCTGTTGTATGGGCGTTTCGCCGGACTGTTTTGCAGTGCCCCTTCAGTTCTGCACAAATGGATTCCAATGCTTCGTTGTGCCGAACCTGCCCGTGCTTCACAATTAGTTGTTTTAGAAGATGAACTACGTATTTAGAATCCATTTGTGTCCCTATACAGTCGCCGCAAAATGCGAGTTCGGAGCTTTGGCCGAATTGAGTTGGCACAAATCTTCGGCACAACCATAAAGATGAGCACTATACCGTGCGTCACTTGACTCATCAGCAAGTTTGCGCCACGCCTGTGCCAACGCCGCATAATCACTGTTGGTTGATGTGGAAGGAGCGCCTGCCTTAGTGTTAGAACGGCGACTCCACCGCCCCATGAAGAAAGAAAATGCACCTACTAAAAAACAAACCACGATTGGAACTACCCAAGTTGACATTTGTCGCTCCTTTCAATTATAAACTCTAATAATTAATCTTAGAATTCATTGTTTACCCAATCAATTCAGCTAGTTTTTTCCTTCTCTCAGTATCATCAGGTATCTTTTGCACTTCTTTAAGCTGTTGCATCTTTTGCTCATCATTTGTCTTTGTTATTGCTGCTTCTATTTGTACTATTGTGTTCACCTCATTAAGCTTACCTTTGATGTCTGAAATAGAATCTTTTAATGCAGAAGAATTTGTTGAAGTATTGCCCTTATTACCCTTCAAAATAACCAAAATTAAAATCAAAATAGCAGGAATTAAAATTAAAGAGTATCTCCAATACTTCTTAACAAAAGAAGTTTTACGAAAAACAATCACCAATACCACAATTACGCAGCACAAACCTAACAAAACAACCTGAGTTGTCATCTTTGTCCTCCTGTTCACTCAGATGCAATGTTACTATAGCATCTTGAGCATGTTATTTCTTTGTAATAATTTTCATTTTGTTTATTTGTTTACTTTATATAATTTTTGATGTTTGGTTTGAGAACATTTTTCCCAAAATAGAATTTTTTTTATGAATTATTTCCATTTTTTCCAGATTATCCGTCAATCCATTAAAAACTTCTCCTACAGTTGTTACTTTACCAGAGACTGTCTCTATGATTTTTACATTTTTTATGTCACCAGATTGCATAGCAGTTTTCAACTCTTTTAAATTTATTGTTGGGTTCATCACCATCTCAAATTCAGGATATTTTACTTTGAGGTTTGCTGAGTCTTGAATTCTATTGTAATTATTACGATCGTGATCATAGTGCCTTTCGTTTTGCGCTAACCAACCACCACATTGATATTTCTTAATTTTAATATAAATCCTCTTTATCTCCTGGGCATTGAATGAGTATTGTAGAAAAAGAATTAAGAGTTGCGAAATCAGTAGACACTATTTCAAGTTTGCCCTCAGTTATAACTATCTTTCCACAGGACTCTTTACATTTAGCACAGCAAAAAGATATGTGACACCTTTGCTGCTTCCATTAGGGTTTATATAAAAAGATCCCCACCACAATCGCATAGCAAATAACCTGTATCAGATTGTTGTCTAAATCCTAATCCAAAATTACGTGTTATAAATCACTCTTTTCTTTCGTTCTATAAACATAGGTAATTTCAGAAAGTCCATTTATTCAAATTTCCTAACAGAAGTACTTGCATATTTTATTAAGAGATTATAAGCAATTTTTAATTGATTATCCTTCATCTCAACAAGAAACTTTCCTAAATCTCGTTCAATAGTTTTTAACATCATTTTTGTTTCATTTGGGTCTAAATAAAGTTTCCCTGCCAATATTATTGTGGCATCTTCAAATCTACTCTCAGTTATTAGTTTCTTGAAATATTCAAAGGAAAGTTTTCTTTTTTTATCCTGATAATTAAACACAATTCTTCTACTTATTTTTCTCACAGTATAACCATTCCAAGAACCTAATATATTTATATATTGTGCAATTATTTCTAAACAAAAAGAAAATGCTTTTAATTCATCTGTCGTTTCGACTAACAAACCACAATTGTCTATGAAATTTGCATTAACAAACCTCATACGAGCCATGTCTAAAATTACTTTAGTTTCATTCTTAGGGAGACAATGCCACCCTTCAAATTCTAACTTTAATTTTGCCATTTAATTTTATATACAAAAATGGGTAAAAAGAAATTTCTTTTTACCCATTAGACATAGTCACTTAAAATATACCTAAACCAAGGACCATGAGACACTATGATGATTTGACTTAGAGTTTACCTAAAAGCTCTGTCTCCATAGGCAATTGATTTGTTCGAATCGACTTTTGCTTTCAAAACACCGGCAATACTACTTACTCTGTTCTTAGTTCTAACTGCATGAGAACTAATAGGCTCAGAAGCAAGAGAATTTTTACGATAAGCACTTGTTTCATTATCGCTAATTCTCAACGGACTAGCACCTGTCATAATAGACCTTGTTACTCCTGCATCAGTTGTCAAAGCAATATTTACAATACCCATGATAAACCTCCTAAAAGTTTATTGTTCATAATTAAGACTCTTGATAAACACTTTAGATAACTTAATCTTTCTTTCTCAATTCAATTGCCTTATCTATAATTCTACTCCATAACTCTCTATCATCATGTTTTCTATTGTACAAAAACTGTATAATTTCAGATTTTGTCATTCCCCAGCTTAATAATTCTCTAACTTGTTCTAATCTTGATTGTTTTTCTCCTGCATCATCCCAATACTTATCATAATCTATCTTATATTTACCTTCTGAATCTTCTTCTAAATACTGAACATCTGGAAATGATTCTGCTAAATTTTGAAAAATATGATTTGTTTCATGTGTGACAGTAGACTTAGGATTCTCTAAATATTTGATTACATCATCTTTTGTCTTCAAAGAATATTTGTCAAAATCATGCAAAGGTAAATAAACGGTCAACTTTTTATGATTAGAAGCTCCTCTTTCTTTTTGTTCTCTAAACTCTATCTTTATTGAATCGAGAACTCTAGTAATCTCTTTTTCATCTGTTGTTGAATAAATCTTTTTTAATCTCTTTAAAAGATAATTCCTTTTCTTAGGAACATCTTTAAATGTATAAGTCTTTTTAGTAAGTTCAAGAAATGTCATCTTTGTCTTTTCTTCTTAATTTCTGGATCACAGATTGCATTTTTTTTATAGTGTCATCCTGTTCAGCTATCTGGTCTTGCATACCACTAACTATTGATGCATTATGTTGATTAATCTTATCAACATCTTTCTGTACTCTTTCTATCATTTGTCTTTCCATCTGTCTCATTATCGAACTAAATTCGTCTTTATCATTGATCAAAACAAATTTAGAACTATCATCATTCTTCTTTGTAAGCAAACTAATTCTTCTATTAAAGTCAGATTCAAAATTATTATCTAATTCTTGTTCTTCAGCTTTTGAAAGAACAATTATGTTTCGTAATTTCCCACAAACATATGCTTCTGTCCCCTGAATATGTCTTTCTATATAATCATTTTCTGACATCATTGCTGTTTCTTGCAATGTCATTCCTCCTCGACAACCCCTATAAAAATCTGTACAATGAGAACAAGGAACAGACTTCAAAAGACCCAACAAAAACATGGCTTCATTCTTGTCAAGATAAGAAATTGAAAAACTTTTAGTAATATTAGCATCTAGCATTTTAACCATTTTTACAATCCTTTTAAAACATCCTCTATTATTTTAGAACTAACTTTCTCTTCAAAAACATCAATATTAAAACTATCTGCTGCTACAAAACCTTCCTGCACATGTGTTGTCTCTGTTCTATCCTTTGATGCTTGCTTCCCAATATTCTTCTTTTCATTCTGCAATGCAGCTTCTATTCCCAAAGCAAACTTAGAAATAAGTTCTAAATTACTCTCTTTAATCTGAGAAGTGAAACAATCAATATATGTCTTAGGTACAAATGATGAAGCTTTTGCAAAAACTCTCTTTGCAGCTCTTGAAGACCTGCATATAGGATTATTAGAAATCAACAATCCTGTCTTCTCACATGTTCCCCCTTTATTACAACTACATCCAGCACACTCTTTCTTTGCTCTCAAACTAAAAATCAATTTGCTTCCTGCATGCTGCAATCTTGAGAATGAATCAACCATTTCTTTACAATTTGCATAAATATTGGCATCAATAAACAAGTATCCAAGCTGTCCATAATGTTTCTTTAACCTGTCATCATATTCTGCTAAAAACTGAGTTGCATTAACATATCCATATTTCTTCTTTAAAGATACATGAATTTCATCTAAATTACTTCCTCTTGTCATAAGATCAAAAGCATCATTTGACATTTCTTTAGTATTTAAAGATGAAATTTTTGGCTTTATTTGTCCTTCAACACCCTGTTGCATAGCATTCAAAAAATCTGTATCAAAAGCCTGACGATTATAAAAACGTTCAACTCTAGTAATATCGTCTTTAAATTTTGAATGAAATTGTTGTAATTTCTCTATACCAAATTCTTTTGCCATCTTTTGATCAATTTGAGATCTTGCCAACTTATTATATACACCTTGCTTATAATCATTCAACATTAAAGTAAAAATATTCTGTCTCTGTAGATTTGAATTCCTCTTCAAATTATTGTTTATGTCTCTTAAACTTAAAACTTTCTCATCTTCATCTCTTTGAAAAGCAATTCTAGTTTCTTTATTTTTATTATAAGAATCTTTTATAGAGCTTAATGAAAACAAAAATTTGGCTACAATATAAAGAGGTCTTTTTGAACCAAGCAAATCATGATAATCTTTAACTATACCATTTGAAATATAGTCAAGTTTAGAAAATTTATCTAGAATATCATGAACCATAGAACGTTTGATCTTAAAATCTATCTTTGCTTGTTCTACAATATTTGCTTGTTTTTCATTCAAATTCTCAAAACCAAGAACAGCATATTTGTCCAAAATCAACTTTATTTTTGATTCTAAATATTTACTTACTAAATCTCTAGAATACCTTTTTAATAAACTTGATTGAATCTCATCAAAACCTTCATCCTGCATACTAGTTACAATTTTGTCTATTTCTTTCAATTTATTGTCTTGTGCTTCTCTTTGTTCTTTTTCAACAGTGAATCTGTTTGTTTTAGAAGATTCTCTAGACCCATCTGAAGTTAACTCGTTGGCTCTAGATAAACTCGAATCTTTGTCAAAGGTTATATTAGGGGCCTCTATTTGTTCAGGCTCGAAGTCCTTCTCTTGTTCGGCTAGTTTGTCTAAATAATCAGGCATTGTTTTACGAGATGAATCTTCATAGATACCTGAAAACCCTTGATCAAAAATTCCTTGAAGCTTTTCCATAATTTCTTCCTTTCGCTTCTCCCCTTATTTCCAAGGGTAGTTGTTGAAGCTGTTTAATCTATTTGAAGTAAATCTTTTAATTCAGACTTTGTCAATTTGTTTTTTGCTATATATAAAACAAAAGTATCCGAACTTGGAGAACCATATTCTTCATCAGCATTTCCGAGATGTAGACCAAAACTCTTAAGTGCTTTTTTAAAATCATTGAGAGATTTTTCAGAAAAATCTCGATGATCCAAAATAAGTGTTTCAATGCCTTTTTCTATTGGGGGCGGACGAACAGTAGTAATTTTAGCCACTAGTATTTCTGGTTCTAAAGAAGCAATTGCTGCTTCTAATACAGTTGATTCTCTATGATAATTCATAAGTCTCCTTCTCCTAATTTTTTAAATGCCAATCTGTTTTTTCAAAAACCACTATAACTAAATCATCTTTCTCACTAACATCGACAGGTTCATAACCTTTTTCTACTGCTCTTGCTTTATCAAAATCAACAGTTCCTTTAAGAACTTTATTATTTTTATTTTCATATGTAACAACAAAACTGTCATTTTTACCTTTAGCCACACCGACAAGTTCAAAATTAGGTACATCAAATTTTTGTGAGTCTAATGAAACTTTACTAAAAATTTCAAGAGATTCTTCTTCAGCTTCTTTCATCAAGTCAGCCATCTCTGCTTCAGTCATAGCAGAAATAGCACCTTCTAAAACAGATGATTCTCTATTGTTTTTCATTTTAGTAAAACTTTCTTTTTATATTTTTTGAAAAATTGAATTTGTATAGAAAACTTTTTCAACTTTTTTAATACTACAATCCAAAGTTTTTATTCTATTATTACAAATAATACTTTTACCATAACAATGACACCCTTTTGCAATATATTTCTTGTTATTTATAAATACTATATCATAGGGTTGAATAGAATATCTTTTTCTTCTGATAGAAGGTCTAAAACCTTTTCTATTAACTTGCAAAACTCTATTATTTTTATGTTTCTGTTTTAAAAACATAGGATTTGTCTTAATTTGATTTGTACCACTTGCTATTACAAAAGCATCATTACAATGTCTCTTCTCTAATCTTAACTCATTTCTCTTTACAAATGTCTCATTCCCATACACTAACCTACATTCTCTAAATATTTCTCTAAACCTCCATCTAATAATATTCATAAATATTGAATCTTTATACTGCTTGTTCTTTTTTAATTTATCAAATAATTTTTGTTTGTGAAGTTTTTTATGACAACTTTTATGCAACAAAGCTAAATTCTTTTCTCTATCTGTCCCTCCATCATCTCTGGGAATAATATGATGGATGTGTGAGTCATTTCCTTTGCTAAATTCTTTTCCACATAGTTGACACTTGCCATGTTCTCTATCCATTAAAAAACTTCTCATATTCTGATATTCATACAAACTTCCCTGTTGATATTGTATTCCCTTAATATCTGGATTCTCTATCTTCTGAATATCAAAATTTCCTACTTCTATAGAGATATCTTTGATTGGTAGATAAGATTTGAGTTTGTTGATAAGAGAGATATGAGTGTTGAATCTTCTTAAAGTTGAAGGCGGCAACCATCCTTTATCTTTTTTTCTATTACTAAATCTTGGCTTTCTATACCACAATCTATTTCTTCTATTTCTACGATATCCTGTTCGTTTAATTAATCTTTCAGAAGTTTTTTGATCAAGTTCTAACTCACCACAAACAATTTCTTTCTTGTCACTAACTACAGAAAAACCTATATGCTTGTAACCAGAGTCTATTCCTAAAGAGCACTCTTGTACATGATTACTAGTTTCTTTAGTAAGTTGAATGACAAAGAATGGATTTGTTTTTAAGACTTTTGCTTCTCCTCTCTTTAATAAAACTCTAGCTTTTCTTGGTGAACATGGCATTAGAGGTTGGCCATGTATGTTAAATACATAGATAGTGACAGAGAGTTTCTGTCCTCCTCTATGTTGGAGTGGATCCACTTCGAGGTTGTTTAAAGCCAGTACTTTGTCCATCTCACTAAGACTTTGGTCTTTGTTTAAAGATGGACTTGTAGAGCAAAGAGCTTGTGGAGCACTCTTTGGTACGTTCTTTAACTCTGCTTTAAACTTCTGCATTTTCATGCCCTCTAATCAACTCTTGCACTAAACCTCACGGCTTAGACCATTAATGGCAATTGACGACATGTTTTTTATCTTTTAAATTTACAGCAATACCATTATTTTCTTTGAACATACGTAAAACATGTTTCTTGTCTTCAGACATTTTCCAAAAATCACCTGTCTCTAAATCCTCATATACATTTCTACCTGCTATCTTAAAGATACCTGCTTGTCTCAAAGACATAGCAGTTACTAAATGCATTTGTTTTTTATGTTTTCTTGCTTCACCAAGATCATTAAAGAAATCTTTAGCAACATTTTTTGGACTTGGATCTAATTCCACTCTTTGTTGATATTTATTTAATGTATCCTTTGTCACATCAGGACTTTTTTCAAAAGTCTTTAAAACTTTCTTGACTTCATGTTTAGTTGTTGCTTCTTTTCCTCTCGGAACTTGTGAAGAAGCAACTTTTACAATACCTCTTTTTGAAATACTTATATCATTTAAAAACTTTGATTGTGTATCTCTAAGCATAATTTCTCCTTAGATTATGTTTAATCTTCTTTTCATCTGTTTTAGTCGCAAAACTAAACTATGAAAATCGTCTTTTGATTCTAATACACTTGCCTTGCTATCACCAGATAGATTTTCGATTGCTTGATTTGCTTCTGACAACAAACTATTGGCTTTGTCTCTTACAAAAGTAGCAATTTCTAGTGCTTCATCTATTGATTCTTGATCAACAGAAGTCTTTGGTTGCTGTTTTACTACTTTTTCTGGAATTTCTTCTTTAAGAGGAGGTGCTTTTTTCTCAACTTCTTCTGGTATTGCAGCTAATATCTCCATTAGGACATTCTTTGTATTCATTTTAAAATTCCTTTTTTACTTCTTTTATTTCTTTAATGATACTTAAAGCATTTGAATTTATTTTTTCTGAAATTTTTTTGTCTTGTATATCTTTAGCCCAATCAATAACGCTTTTAATAGATTTTTCTATCTTATTTACAGAATTCTCTATCAACATTAAATTACCTTTTGAAGATAGAATTTCTTGAGCTATTCTTCCTACTTTTGTTGCCTTCAAATTATGTTTAGATAGTCTAGCATCATACATATCATCTTTTAATACCCAAACATATTGTTGAGCTTGGTATTTCTTAAAATCTTGTTGTGTAGGATTTTTCTTTTCTTCAATTGGTTTCTTTGATTTTAAATCCCAAACAACATAAACTTTATCCATTGTTTTCCTCTTTAGTCTTCTTTCTCAACAATTTATTTCCTTGAACTTTCCAAACATTACCATCAGCTTTATTTTCAAATGGATCTTTCTTTTTACAAGAAAAATTGACTCTTTCAAAATAGCTTTTCTTTTTTATCTCAGTGTTACCCAAAGCTTTTTCAAGAATATTTGATTCTTCACTTCTCAACATTAGAAAGCTCCATTGATTTCATAAAGAACTTCAGCTAAACCTTTTTCTAAATTACTAAATTTAATCTCTGTCTTAAAAATATTAGGTGACAAATTAGCTTTTAAATTCTTGTACTCAGAACCATAATAACTATAAATCTTAGAAAGAACATCTTCTATATCTTGTTTTGCAAGAATAACTTTTGCTTTAACCATAAACTTTGACATATCTTGTCCAAAATTCAACTTCAAAATACCTGTCATTGAATTCTTTTTCTCATCATAACAATATTTGTCCCAGTCTTCAGAAACTTTTAAACATGCAAACTTATCAAAAGAAGCTGTTTTCTCTGCAGGTTCTTCTACTTTTTTCATTTCTTCTTCAACAACATTTTGTTGATCATCTTCTTTAGGTTTCTCTCTTTTCTTAACTGTAGGCTCATCAATAATCTCTAACTCATCAATTTGACTTGATAGAAAATCCAAACTATTCTTGATTGATTCTCCATAAGTCTTCAATGCCTCCGGTGCAGCTTTAATAACGCCTTTGCTTACTTCTTTTCTTCTCACTAGATCAAGAATATCTTCTAGAACTGTATTGTCAGAATAACCTTTAGTCACAGCATTAATGACAGCGTGTATAAAACTTTTATTCTCAGTTTCAGTAAGGACATTAGTCCTTTCAGCAACAACTTTTTTGTCCATAATTGTCCTCTTATTTTAATGTGATAACATTAAGACTGCATGTGTGATAACATCTTAATGATGTCTTCTTGTTTCATAGAAAGAACTTAACAGCTTAAGTGAAGATAATAAAAACTTTATAAAAGATATACATTAGAAATCTATACAGAAATTTCTCTATTAACTTTTTTCTTCGATTGAGTGTGATAAAGCGAGTTATATTTTTTAAGAAGAGAGAATACTTTGTGATAAAGAGAAGCTTCTCTAGCTAAGGTAGGATTAGATGACTTCTTTAAATAATCAAGTCTTTTAAGACCCAACTTTATTCTAGAACCTATTGACTCGTACAATAGATTCACTTTTCCTTCAGACTTACCAATTTTTTTTGCAATCCTTCTTAAATCATGATCTTTAAAATATTCTATCATTGCAACTTTTTGTTTCTTGGTAACATGTTGCTGTAAAAACAGCTCCATCTTTGTTATATCTATATTTCTAAAAAAACAGAGCAAATTTATTCTTTTTAGAGCACGCTTCTTATAATAACAAACCATCTCTTGAGAAACACGTAATATTCGACCGACTACTTCTTGTTTTTTCTTATAAAAAAATAAAAGAAGTATGACAAGCTTCTCTATTTCTGGCAACATATGCTCTATTATATAATTTATTTCATTAATTTTCTCACCATTTTCAAGTTCAATCTGTATGTCTGATGAATTATAAAGTCCATCACTATTAGAAAAAAACATTTCTAATAGATTCTGGTCAATTCTGACTTCACGTTTAAAGCTGCTTATATCACCTGTGGGATCAAAATGTCTTATTAAACTAGTTTTATTCAGTTCTGATGACATAACATTAATTATTTTTTATTGATATTTTCTTTACATGAGCTACACACCATTTTACCTTCACACATAGTAGTTGCAGGTTGACTGCCACAAATCTCACACTTACCAGATGCAACATGAATAGGCTGAGGTGTGCCTTTTTTATGAAACATATTAATTTCCTTCCCAAATACATTCTTCAGGGTTAAAATCATTTCTCATATCTACAAATCTGGTTTCTTGAAATTTCCCTTTCTTAGTTTTTTCCAATGCTAGAAACTCAAATACTTTTCCAATAATTTCTTTTCTTGAATTATAAAGAAAATGTCTGCTATCATTTCTATGTACAGGAACATTCATAATTTTAGTAATTTGTCCATCCTTATACTGACTACCTTCTAAAGCCATTACCATGCCTTTATATTGTTCATTATCATTCTCTATAAACCCTGTAACTATCATAAAAAATGACTTAGGAAGTTTAAAAATCCTCCAAGACATACTTTGTTTGAAAGTATATGTTGATTCTAACTCCTTAAACAAGAACACTTTAATTTTATCTCTTAGTTCTTCAAATTTGTCTTTTTTATTTGAAGTATAAGACTTTTGTAGCTTTACAAGTTTTTTGTCTTGTATTAAAGATGTCAATCTAGATCTGCGGTCGAATAAAGGCAATAAAAAAAGTTCTTTATTTTCCAAGTAGATTACATCAGTGAAATAGAACTCAAAATCTTTATATAAATCATCAATTGTATTGCTTTTTAGAAACTGATAAGCTTTTTGTTGATCATTGTTAAATGTAAGATATCCTTCAAATAATGAATTTTTAGGAAGATTAAAACTTTTGATTTCTTCAATAAGTTCTGTCAACAAATATACTGAATTTTCTTTACAATCTTTCTTCTTTCCTAAAAATTTCAATTCCCTTGAATCATCAACTAGACATTGGTATCTGATTCCTTGATAAATTGGTTCCATAACCCAGTTATCCGAATACCAATATTCATCCATTTTTTCTTCTAAAACAACTAGACTTCGTGCTTGCATCAAATCAACAAATTCTATCATATTACATCCAGTTACATAGAATCAGTTTCTACAAAATCTTTTTTCTCATGTATAGTCATAATATGTCTTTTAGTTTGTTTTTCGCCTTTTAAAAAAGCAGCAACACCAATTTGTTCAAAGAAACTAAAACCTTCATTTTTTGCTTTTTCTGCAAGTGCTGTATTTACAATTTTTGTTTCTTCATAATGTTTAATCATTTTACTATCTTTATCATTGAAACTTCAAAAATTCATTTAACATCTTTCCCTCCCTTTTTTTGATTCTTCGAAAACATAACTTTCATCAATTTCGAAAAATTTAGAAGCTACATTTTTGAGATCTTGTGAAGTAATATTTTTCTTATTTGAAAATGAGTAAACCTCTACCTGAATATTCTGCAACTTTAAATATTCTGCTAATGCTACAAAATCACCATCACCAGAAACAAGAACCACAGTATCTAATCTGTCTTTCTCAGTGATTATGTCAATAACCATCTCAATATCTAAATTGCCTTTAGCAGTTCCATCACTTCTTTTTCTAAGATCTTTTGAAATAATATTGTAACCTATCTGCTTCATAAAGCTGACAAAGTTAGAATTATCATTATCACTATTGACTAAATAAGCATTTGACACTACAAGGTGTCGACCCTTTATCATACTTTCTGTTAATTTCTTAAAATCTATCTTGCCTTTGAAGTTATCTTTTGCTCCATAATACACATTCTGTATATCTACAAATATCCCAACTCTTTCTTCCTGAGTATTACGATTCTCAACTCGAACCTGAAACAAAAAATCATCTTTCAGAGCATCAACAGCTTCTAAAAGCTTCTGATAATTTTTTATTTTGCTCTCTTTCAAAATCAAGCCACCTTTCAATTTTCTATTTTTAAAAACTTTTTTGCTATCTTTCTCCTCATTAAACAACAGAGACAAGACTACCCTCATTATCAACTTTATTTACGATAATCTCATTTCCACTGATCATGTTTTTCAAACTTTCAATATGAGTGATAACGAAAACCTGTTTGTATATTTTTGAAATCTCTCTAATCACTTCTCCAAATTGTTCTATTCCTCTTGAATCTAACTTTGCAATTTTTTCATCTATAATCAATGACTCATGTTTCTTACCTGCTCTCAATGATAAAAGCTTTGCTAATGATAGAACAATGCTAAAAACAATTCTTACAGTTTCTCCACCTGAATACATTTGCAAATCTTTTGGTTCTTTACCCTCTTCTAAAACAAGAATATCAAGTCCTCCACCTTTTTTATATTCACCATCTTGAGTTCGAGGGTCTAGATCAAATTTTATTTTTATTTTCTCAGAATCATCATTAAAAATTTTCAAAAACTCTGAAGTATACTTCTCCAACATAGGAATTGATTCTTTTATAATTGCTTTTTGTATTCCATCTTTTCCAAATATAGTACTAAGAGATTGATATATCTTTTTTTGTTTTGTGAGCTCTTCATTATTTTTTATAAAAACTTCTATATCCTTTTTCATTTTCTCAATAGTTTCTAATGAATTTTTGACTTCTCCAAGTTTTTGATTTTTAGAATTAAGTTTTAATTGTTCTTCTGAAATATCTTTCTCAACAATCAAAACTTCATTTGAAGCTATAGATAATTTTTTGTCAAGACTAGAATCAAGTTTGATTTCTAAATCATTCTTGTTTTTATTAAATTCTTTTAATTTTTCTTCATTTTCAAATTTTTGTTTGTTTAATTTCTCTACATCTTTTTCACATTGTTCTAAATACTCTTTAAACTCTTTCTCTTTCTCAACTAATTTTGTCTTATTGCTTTCTATTGTCTGAAGAGAAAGTTTTACCTTCAATAAAGCTTCATTCGTATTCTGTCTAGTTTCTGATTTTTGCTCTAAATCATTTTCTTTTTGACGCAGCTCTTTTAATTCTTTAGCAATTACTTTCAGTTGTTCTTGTATTTTGTCTGTTTTTTCAATATTCTTCTGTAGTTCTTCTGTCTTTGTTCTTTTTAATTCATCTTTATAATCGCCTTTTATAACTGGACATTCCAACTCAGTTACTGGACAAACATTTCCAAACTCATCTAAACGAGACAAAAGTTGATTAATAGGTTTTGCCTCAGCTACTGCAACATCACCTGAAGTTATTAATTTGCTTTTTTTGTCAACTTTTTGTTTAATCTCTTCTGTAACTACTTTGAACTCTTTGTCAACTTTATCCAACTCTTTTAACATTATTTCATGTGTATTAATTTGTTTTTCTAAGTCAGGTATTTCTTTAATTTTTGCTTCAATATCAGACTTAAATGCAGAATAAGATTTCTTTTGTTTTTCTATTTCATCTTTAATTGAATTAATATCTATTTGTATGTTTTTCTTTTCTTTTTCAAATTCATCTATCACTTTCTGAGATTGAACTATTTGATCTTTAACAGTTTTCTGAGTCTCAATCAAAATCTCTATCTTCTTCTTTTCTTCATTTTTGTCTTTTAATGTTTTCTCCAACAATTTTAAACCCTGTTTGAGTTTTCTTAATTCGGACTCTATAGAAACAAGATCTTCTTTAAGACAAGATTCGTTTTCTATTTGTTGTTGACGTGTTTTTATCAACTCAAGATTAACAAAAAACTTTTTATCAAAATCGTCAAATTTTCTATTACATGATTTAGATGCTTTTTCATAAATATCTATATTCAACAATTCTCTTAATATTTCTTTTCTCTCAGAACTAGTTCCTGTAATTACTTGAAGTGATTCTCTTTCGTTCAAATATATTGTCGAACTATAAGTTTTTGCACTTAAACCAAGAATATCTTCAATAGATCTATCAGTTTTCTTCCATGTTGCTTTATCTATTTCTTTATTTGTAGAATCCTGAAAAATCTCAAAAACTGTTCCTGATGATCTTAACTTTGTTCTAACCGTTTTGAATCTTTGATTATCTATTCTGAAAATAGTTTCAAGATACATCTTTGACATGTCGTCATTGATGTAACTGTCCAACAAATCAGCTCTTCCTGAGCCCTTGCCAAAGAAATTTACAGGTATAGATTCAAAAAGACTAGATTTTCCTGCACCATTTGATAAATCAAGATCACCATTTATTCTACCCAATACCAAACAAATAGAAACACTTGATAAATCTATTGTTTGTTTTTGTTTATAACTTAGAAAACCCTCTAATGTAATTTGTTCGATTTGCATAGTTTCAAGCCTTATCTCATAAAAAACGTAATTCTTCTATCTTGTTCATCAGTTGTCATTACCAATCATATACAACATCTTTATTATAAAAAGGTTTTGTATTTACTTTCTTAATAAATAACTGCTTATCTTCGGGCGTCTTAAAAGAATGATTAGATTTTTTGAAATTTATAAAACTAATTTGCCATTTTCTCCCTGACTTACATTTAAAACCTAAAAGTCTACGTTCTGGTTGATCGTCAATTTCTACTGAATAAGGCCAATCTTTTAAAGATTTTTCTAAATCATCCATTTTGTCATAAATAAAAGTCCCATCAAACAATACTTCTTTCAACTTCCATCCTTTGGGAAGTTTGCGTTCTTTATTCAAAATTTCTTTATATTCTTTGGGTGTAATGTCACATACTTCACAAGCATGACCCTCATCTAATCCTCCATTAAAACCTACAGATATTAATTCACAATCTTTATTTGTTTCTGAAGTATTACTATTAACAATCAAGTAACCTATTGTATCAAGTTTGTCTTTTATCTCACAATGTCTTACTATACTAACAGAATCTTCGATTGTAGCCACTTGATAAGCATAAACTAACATTTCAGCCGCTTTTGATTTTTTCATTCGCAATCTCCTTTTTCTTTGTACCTAACGTGTACATATAAAAACCTAACCTAAACTCTCCCACTGTTCCAATTGGTTCACCTATTCCTATTCCTTGGTTGTCATAATCAGCATATTTATCTTGAGGAGTTTCATGATTTACTAAAATAGTAGGAATCCTAATTTCATCACATTGTTCTAAAGCTTGTATCATAAGTTTATGTAATGCATCATGTATACCCATAACAAAAATATCTTCTTTATTTTTTATTTTATTCCATTTTGCAATAGGTTCAGTACGGTATTCTTGAAATAATTCTACATCTACTTTGCAATTATTATTTATCCTACACATTATATCTCCAAAGAACTAATAAGAGTTTGCATTGTTTCAATCAAATTTTCCAATTTGCAATTACATGCTATCAAAGATTGAGCAAGCTCACAAACATCTGGCATTTTATTTTCTTCTTTTTCAACAGATTTTTTTACACAAGAACGCACAGATTTTATTCTGATAGAAAAATCATTAACCAAAGACATCAAATTACTAATATTTAATGACAACATTACCATTTGCTCAATAACTGGAGGATTTTCTTTAGCAGTAACACTTGAACTAAACATTGCAGTCCCCTCTTCTCCAAGTTCTTTTTTCATATTTTCTCCTTTAACTAAACACATGAAAAAGTTTTCATTAATTCATAATCTCCATCAAAACGGCTTCACCAGTCTTCAATACTTCTTCCTTTAATTCTACATTTGATTGCTCAAGATAATTTCTGAACATTGACACATAGTTCATATCTTCATTCTTAATCCTAATTTCTTCTTTACTCTCTCTTACCTCTTCAATACTTTTGCCTACGTAATTCCAACTTGTTTCTTTTAAATATTCTTCTAATCCAGAAAAACTTACAAGCTTTTTGTCTGATTCTTTAATTACAGATTTTAATCTTACTATTGATTTGCTCAAATCAATATCTTGAATACATTCACAAAAATCACCCATTTGCTGTCTTGCATTACCTGATAAATCTACAAACAAGGTTTTAAATTCTCTGTCTTTAATCTCTATAAATTCATCTCTGTCACTATTAACAACATAAAAGCCCTTTCTTTCTCCTTCTTCTCCAAAATCTACTCTTGCAATAGATCCCACATGTCTACAAAATGAATTCAACTCCTGCGGTTTATGAATATCTCCTAAATAGACTTTTGTCCAAACTGTAGAGTCAAATATGTTTAATGGAATCACTCTAATACTTTTTTCATCCGTTCCCATATCAAAACTTTTTCCTGCAACTGATTTATCTGTAGGATAATGTCCAAAAAAATATTTATACTTGGCAGTACTTTTTCTTGCTATATTTGTCAGTTCATTAATGTTCGTGATAACATATCCATAAAATTCATCAACAGGAATGTTCATGTCAAATATATTAACATGAGGCATAAAACAAAGAATAGAATCTTCTAATTCTATGGATGTAGGTTTCTCTATAACACCAAGATTGTCTATTTGTTGACTCAATTCTACAGCTTCTACTAGATCATGACCATGACTTTTTCCTTGATCATGGTTACCTAATAAAAGAAATAAATTAATACCTTTTGATAAAGCCCAACCAAGTTTGACAGACATTAATCTTCTAAATATTTGAGCAGGATGTTTAGTGTGATAAAAATCACCAAGTATGAGAACATTGTTTATTTTGTTTTTTAATGCATAGTCGAATGCTTGTTGGACATTATCTAGAATATCTTGTGTTCTAGAATCAAATCCATCTGAGTTCATTCGACCGTATTTGTATCTACCCAAATGTATGTCAGATAATATTACCATTTGCATAGTATTTCCTTTAATTCTAGCCTATTCTCCGTCACTTCTAGTTAAGGTAAAATGAAATCTTGAAAACAGCTCTCTGGTAATTTAGAGCTTTACTATCATGCCAGGGCCAATTATGATGTTTGTAATTGTAATCATACCAAACATATGTTATACCTGAACTGACTAATTTGAAAAAAATTGCACCTGCCATATTATTGTGTTTTACAGCATCTAATGCCCAATCTTCGAATAATACTGGGACAAATGATGAGATTACTTGTGATAGTGATTGATGCCAGAACATCCAAGCACGTTCAACTGTAACTAAGTGATAGTAAAATGATAGTGAAGAAGATAATGGACGTATTGGAAAGCGTAGTCCGATGTCGTTTGAGAATGAGAGTTGGTTATAATTATTTTCACTAAGTAGTTCTGTACCTGTATTATTACCAAGGTGTTGGTATATGCTGTCAGGAACATAAAATCGAGAGCAACCGACGCTGTAGCCTGTAGAAAGGAAATACACATACCAGTTATAACCTATGTGGATACTGTTTATAGTGCCGTAATTATTATAGTCAGAGATTTTGAAATAATCAATATACCAGGCGACGAATGTATTTAAGCCGATGTCTGTATAATCTTTGTTAATACCGAGTTCAAATCCGGACCCAAACGCATTTTTGTAGTTGTCGTTGAAATCGTGTTGTGGACATGTCAGAGACACGAGAGGTGTGAGAGAAACTTTTTGTGCATATTCCTGAGCTAATGTTATGTGCAAGAACAATAGAACGAAGATAGAATAGAGAATGTGTTTCATAAAGAGTCTCCTTTAGTGTTATAAGGAACATGTATTTTATCAGATTGGTTCAAAATGAGCCTCCATGTTATTGGGATCTCTTTTGATCTGTTTAAGTTGTTCTTCTTTCTTTATTTCTTGTTTCTCTTTGAGATCTTTTGAACTTGCAAGAATATGGTCTACTTGTTCTATTATGAATCTAAATCTTATTGTTGTATGATGCCATGACTCTCCTGTTTTAGAGTCAGCTAATTGCATTTTTTCTTTTAACTGTTCACGCAACCAAAAAAGACTATGTTGCCCATTTGGCATCCTGAGATCTGAATCATTAAGCAAGGTGAGAAAAAGATTGAGTTCCTCATTAGATATTTTTGTGATTTGCAGATTAGATTTGTTGAGAACTTGTGAAAGAAGCCAATTAATTGACAATTCATCATCAAAAACAAAAATACCTTGTTGTTCATCGTAATGGTAATTTCTATCTAATTTCATTTAACACTGCAAGTGCAACAGCAATAGAATCTGCAATATCACTATTTATTCCACAATCACTATAAATGTTTGTACTCACTGTTTCATACTGTTTTTCTATTTCTTTAATTTTCTTGTTAACATCTTTTCTCTTTAATTTTTGTCCTTTACATAATAATCTCATAGTACTAACTGCTTGTTCAATTGTACTGAAAATCTTCTTATAGTCGTCAATTTGTTTGGGTGTTAATAGATTAAATCTAGAACATATTTCAGTTTGAACTTCAGCCTTAGTTGCATTACCTCCAACTCCTAATGTTTTTTTCCAAGCCGATGGTTCAAAACAAAATATTTCTTTCTTTTGATAACTATATGATTGAAAAAGAGCAACACCTGAAAATCTAGCCAAAGTTCTCATTATTTTTGGACCACGAACCAAAATAGTTTCTTCAATTCCAATATGATCAGGACAAAACTTTTCTATAATTTTCTTAAGTTCATTTCCCTGAAAATAAAGTCTTTGAGTCTGACCCATTGAATTGTCGTTCCTGATCAAACCATATCCAATCAATTTCGTATTAATTTTGTCAGAATCAATTATTCCCCAACCTGTCGAATGTGACGAGACGTCTAAACCAAGTATTTTCATGAAACTTTTCGTCTTTTTCTAGTTGTTTGTTCTTCAAGTTCAGATACACTTACTGATACAGTTTCATTATTTGTTTTTTCATTCAAATTTTCTGTTCCAACTGTTTCAGTCATTACTTTTTTTGCATCAGAAAGTTCTTCTACTTCAGGGTTATCTTCTTCTACTTCACTAGTAGAATAAAATTTTCCTTCTTGAATGAACTTATAAATCAAATCTTTTATCTCTTTATGTTGATCTAAAACTATTCTAAAATCATCTCTCTTAAAATTTTCTATATTATTATCAAGAAGATCATCAGTACCAGGTTTGAAGAAATTAAACTTACCCTTCTTAACTTCTTTTATAATTCCATTCAATTCTGCTACAGATGCTAATTCAGCATCTTGATCTATACCGGTACCATCATAACAAATTCTAATTATAATAGGATCAGCAGGTAGACCACCTGCTTTATTTTTATCAAACTTTACTTTAGCTTGATGAGCAAATATCATTCCTCTTTCATCTCTTTCTTCAGATTTTCTAACTTTTGAAACTCTAAAAGAAATAGTATTATAAAAAGGAAGAGCCATTCCTCCTGTTCTATTCTCCGGATTTGCCCCATATTTTGGTTGAGGATTCATTCTGACTTGATTAATAAATATTATTATTGTCTTTGAATTAGAGATAACCATTGCAGACAAAATTTTCTTCAAACCTCTTGACATCATTGCTGCAACTGAAGCCATTCTCTGAGACTCATCCATTCCCTTATGAATCATTTCCAAAGGAACTAATTGAGTAACAGAATCAACCATAATAATTCCAAAATTACCTGGTTCGACCACTCCAGCAACTTCTCCATCTGTATTAATTTTTACGTCTCCCAAAATAGCCATTTCAATAATATCAAAAGCTTCTTCTCCTGAAGTAACAGGTTTGACATAAAGATTGGGTACATCTACACCTACTTGCTTAGCCCATCTAGACTGAAATCTAAATTGATTCTCAGCATCAATTATAAGATGATCTTTTTTTGCATTTTTTCTTTGAGAAGAAGCAATTGCAAGATATCCCATTAAGGTCTTACCTGAATGTTGAGGACCATAAATCTCAATTATACTTCCTTCAGGATAACCTTTGCAATCTCCAATTGCTTGATCCATTAAGATTGAACCAGTAGAAATAGAAGCTGGAGGCTTCAAAATTCCGCTTCCAGCTTTTTCCCATTTTCCACCAAACTTTTTCTCAATTCTTTCTGCTGCAGAAAGTGTGTTCATTGTTTCTCCAATTTTAAACAACCTTTAATTCAAAATATTTTCCCTCACTATCACAACCTCATTTTTGTTTCCTATCTGTTTAAAAGGGTATCTTTTTACCTCTTACAGGTTTTGCAGGTTCTTCCAATTTTTTGACATCCTCTTTTATCTCTGCTATTCGTCTATGAGGGTCGATATTTACTCCCAATTGTTTTGCCTTCACATAAATCGGATGAATCTCTTCACAATCAGTTTTTACAGGACAATCAACACACATCTGATCATTCTCATCATGATCACCCTTGCACTCATAAACTTCAATATTATGTTCATCATCAACAGGTGCTGGTTTTACTTCTTCTTTTTTGGGCTCTTCCTTCTTAGGTTCTTCTTTAACAGGTTCTGACTTTTTCTCTTCTTTTTTTGGCTCAGATTTTATAGCCTGATTAATTTCCTTCTCAACCTCAACTGGATTGTCTTGAGATTTTGAAGAAACTGTTTGTATAGAAGCTATACCATCTTCTTTAATAAAACTCAAAATTTCATTATAAGGTGACTTTGCATTTTCTAAAATCTTTTTAATATCAGATATAGATGTTGTTTTTCTATACTGATCTAAAGTAAAGCATTTGTCCAAAGATTTAATTTCTTCTTCAGTCAAAGGAGAAGCATTACGATCTGGAATGACACTATATTCTCTTCTCTCTTTAGCTCCTGTTGTTTTTATTTCAAGATCATAACCTGATTTAGCATTAGAAGGACTTCCCCATTTTTTTGCATATCCAAATATTTCTTTATAAACAGTTGATCCTGCACACATTCTTTTTGGAGCTAATATCTTTTCCCCTGTTTCTTTATTTATAACATAAAGATCCTCACGATGGAGAACATTCATATCATATTTTGTTTTTGCTGCCACTTTTTGTTGTTTTTCAAAAACAGCAACTACCTCAGGACTTTTATCTGTCATATCTTCTTCTTCTTTTAAACGATGGATTTCATCCCATTGTGTTGAAACCCAATTGCATACTCCACATCTCTCATCAATCCCATGTGTAATTGGTTTACCAGTTGTTGAACCATTTTGTGGTATCCAATGTTGTTTATAACCACAAAATGGAATATCTCCTTCTTTTTTCTGTACAACTCTAACTGTATGTGTCTTGTTGTCTTGAAATTTCAATTCTCTAACTTCTTTTTGTTTGTTCTCCTGATCATATTTTTGACCTTCATCTAACCAAGGATTCGTCTTGTCAGCCATGTCATCCTCCATTTTTTTAAAGTTTTAGTAAATCTATTATTTTATTTATATACTTTAATGTTTCTTACTTGTCATTTATATCAAGATGGCCACCCATCATTTACGTTTGGATCTGAAGCTGTTTTTTTATCTTCAAAATTTCTTTGAATATGATGATATTGTTTCTTTTCAATAAATCCCTTACCTCCAAGATTTTCAGCTTCCCACTTTAATAATGAAGCAATATTTACAATTTTATCACCTTTTTCTCCAAAACCATTTGATAAAACAAATATATGTTTCATATTTTTCTTTGCTAAAGAAAGCTCATTAGAAATTTTCTCATATTCTGGATCCATTTTTAACATTTCTTCTACCATTTTATCTGTAACTCTACCTTTTGAAACTTTTTCTATCTCCTTTCTATATTCAGTTGATTTTTTTGAAAGCCAAACTTCAAATCTCGTTTTTAGAATATCAAATTCATACACAGATTCATTATACAATATATTCCATCTTGCATGAAGAACAGGGTTCTCTGCTAACATTTTAAGAACTAATGGAAGAGTCAATTTGTCCGAAGTAGGTATAGAAAATGATTCTTCTAAATCTTGTTCAATTAATTTGTCACCTATCTTTATAGAAACTTTGATGAAAAACTCTTTTTCATCATTTTGTTTTCTTGTAATCATATTGTCGAATTTTTATTTATTTGTGAATAATAATAATCATAAAAAAATTTTGCTTTAGGCACATCATTATCTTTTATTAAACGTGGTCTAGATTTAATAGTTCTATCAATTTTTGAAAAATAAAACATTCTCTTTAATCTTTTACAAGCACTTATAGATCTTTTCCATCTGTTTATTTCTCTAACACCCAAAGGTGTTAATTTAAAAACAACTTGCCTTGTATTGACTTCACTATTAAATTTCTTTGAAAGTCCTGAAAGTTTAAGATAAGGCTTGTCAATTATTTTAAACCACCCAAACTTAGGTAATTTATATTCATTGTACTTCAGCAAGTAAACTATTATGCAATAAATATATAAAGAAAACAAGTATTTCACATCTTCATAACTGACACCCAACATTCTGGCAACTTCAATGAATTTTTTTTTCAAAATAAAAGCTTGTTTTGGTATCATTTTTATTTTTCTTTGTCCCTTCATTATTTCTTTAAAATCATCACAAGCTGAAAAAAATACATTGTAACTATCAATTCTTTCTTTATATCTGTAAATCTTTAATCTAAATTTTCCAAAACCCAAAATATAAAGTTCACCTTGTTCTATTAAAATTCTTTTAATTATAATAATAAAAATCTCAATAATTAAACGTAAAAATCTATTTCCCAAACCTGTCTTTTCATGCATAAAAAGAACAGCTTCATCTTGAGCAATCGCTAAAACAGTCTTCCCACTTTTTGAAATCATCTTTAAACTGCTCAAAATCTAATTCTTTAAATTTTTCCAATACTGAATTCAAATCTACAGGCTGCTTTGAAAAATCTGGCTCTATATCCAAGTCACAATTAATTTTCACTAATTGATACGCAATTTTTATGTTTTCTATATTATTCTTTATTTTTTGTTGTAATTCAGGCTTTACAAGAACAGATTGTCCTTTTCTATTTAAAATGCAAATATTATCTGTATTATTTAATAAGTAAGCAAGCGAACCATTTGCTAAAATCAATTTTGAAGCTGTTTTATCACCTACACCGTCAATTCCTGGAATATTATCTGTCGTGTCACCTGTAAGAGCCATCACCTCTATCAACCTATCAGGCCTTACTCCATAATTATCTAAAACAAATTTTTCATCTTTTATTAAGTCATTTGCTAATGGGTGAAGAACTTTTACATGTCTTGATATAAGTTGTTCAAAATCATGATCAGAACTAATTATTAAAACTTTCTTGCCTTTTTTTCTTGACTTATATGTAAGAGTACCTATTAGATCGTCAGCTTCAACAGCTAGAAAATGATACTGTTTTATTCCAAGAAGTTTTACTATACCTCTAATTTGTTCTAATTGTTCATAAAACTCATCTTCAAATGGTTTTCTTCCGGCTTTATATTGAGGATAGATAGATTTTCTTCTATCATTTCCTCCATCCCAAGTAAGAAAGAATGTAGTGTCTTGCTCTTTGTATGTTCTAATAATTTTCCTAAAAGAAGCCAAAAAACTATAAATTGTTTCAGTTCTTTGCCCTGTTTTTGATGTTAAAATATTTCTATGACCATTTTTCGTAATTATCGAAAAATAACATCTACAAGCAAGTTGATTTCCATCTATAATTACTACCATCTTTCTTAATCTTTCATAAAACCTTTTTCAGTATTGTGCTCTCTCCAAAAACGGGCGAATTTCTTACAACGGCGCTTCTCGTAAATTCCACCAAGCATCAAACCAAGAGCAAACCACATTAATGAATAATTGCCATAGAGCGCCGACCGGATGGTTGGTTTACGGATTCAAATGCTGATCCTAATTTACTAGTTTTCTTCTGTTTTCATGATCTTCTATTTCTTTAATGTCCATGTCTAATTTCTATATTAATTTTTAATCGCATCAACAAAGTAATTAGGAAAAAATTTCATATTATTCTTCAAGAAAAAATTAAATTGGCTGTCCATTACATAAATAGTACAAAAATCCTTGTCATGTCTCACACCACGTCCTGCGGCTTGAACTAATGTAAGTGCTGTTTTCCATCTATACCATTCTTGGTCCATTTCCATTCTTTTCTTAATTTGTTTATCACCCAAAAACAAGAATGGCAATTTCACTATAACGACGAACCGAGCTAAATCATCTTTAAGATCTATTCCCTCTGTCATCGAAGGTGTTACTAAAACTTTGGGTTCTATAGAAGAAATAAATAACTTAAGAATCTCTTCTCTTGTATCACTATTATGAAGAAGGATTCTATCCTTAAATTTTGGATCTATGTTGTCTTGAATATAATTTGCTATTCGGTAAGTATGACAATGAATCAGCCCCTTCTGTCCTTCATGAAAATCTAATATTCTGCCTACATCTTTAACAATATTTGGTAAACTTGCATCTAAATCATTCTTTCCAAGATTACCTGATCGAGTCAATATTATAGGACGTATGTCTTTAGAAAAAGTTGAAGGAACTCTTATGAACTTTGTTTTTGTCAGATCTATTCCCAAATTCTTACAAAAATTTTCATTATCAAGAATAGTAGCAGACATAAACAGTTTATTTTCAGCATGTTTGAAAATCAATTTTTGTGCAAAATAACCTACTGTTAGAGGCTTAAAAATAATGGACTTTGACTTCAATTTTTCATTTATAGTTATATCAAAAATCCATTCTACGCTCTTATTGCTTTGTAAAAATTCTTTAACTCTTTCCTCTTGTGTTATCAAACTCTCTAATTCTCTTTGCAAATCTGATATAACTGTTACATCTAAAAATTTATTCTTTAATTTTTCTTGTACAATCTGTTTTCTATGCTTAATTTTTTGACAAAGCATTTCTAACCAAACTATATAGTCCTCTAATTTTTCATAAACTGGAATTTTAGATGTAACTCCCAATTTCGACAAATAAAAAGAAGAAAAACTAAACTCGACAAATGACAAAATTTCATCATCTAGACTATGTCCTTCATCACAGATTAATAACTTCCTTGGAGAAAAAGTTCCTGTATAGTTTGTAATACACAAAAAGTATTTATAATTCATTAATGCAACATAAGCTTCAACAGCTTTTTGTTTGGCAATTTCATAACAACATTCCAGTTTAATAGGACATTGTTTTGTAGAACAATAAGAATCTTCACAAGTAAAATCAGGAATAAGTTTACAAGGATAATTGTTCCTTCCTTTAAGAACACATACTCTATTTGAACTATAGTCTTGTATATATTGATCTTGAAGTATTTTTTGAGATGTCAATAAAAATGAAGATTGATAATATAATCCTAAACAAATAGCAATTGCACTTTTTCCTGAACCCGTAGGACTTTCTAGAACTACATTTTCTATTCCATTATCAAAACTCTGTTGGATGTCTAGAATTGTTTCTTTTTGATAAGGCCTGAAAGATTTATGCAAGAATGCGTCCAAAATATTCATATGAACTCTATATCTTGGATTCTTGCTCTTACGACTTTATGAAATATTGTAGGTTGAATTTTGACTATTCTCTTTTTTATTTCGATAATCCTGCCTTCAATATCAGCTAAATCTCCTCGTTTGATGATTATTTGATCTCCAATTTGAAAAACTTCTCTCATATTCTTTTTGGGTTGAAGTCTTAGTTTGTCTATTTCACTATTGCTAAATTTTTGAAGTAAAGTTTTTCCATTCTCATGTTTTTTGCCAAGAAATTTTACAACACCATTGATACTCAATAAAAAATGAAGACAATCATTAGAAATTTCAATAGAACGAATAAAAACATAACCTGAAAGTTCTTCAGAAACTAAAATGTCCTCAATTGAAAATTCTTCTTTACAAATATGAATATCTTCTTTTATTGAATTCTCAAAACCTTGTTTTGCTAATAAAATGTACCAACCTAATCTTTTCATTATGCTTCAACACCTTTCAATTTTTTCTTTACAATAGTACTTAATTGTCTCTTCATCTTTATGACATGACCTTTTGATCTTCTATATTTTTTTGCAATTTCTTCATCAGCATTTATATCATATTGCATATTTAAAATTATATCATTATACATAGCATTTTTCAAATTTTCTCTAAGAGTCATTTCAATCTTAAAAATCTCATTAGATTCCATGTTGTATTTTTTGGCTAAAGTATATAAAGAATTTTGCATTGTAGATTTTTCTTTAATTATCTTCAACAAATCCTGTTTTAAACTGTCAGGTGCATTGATTTCTTTAAGTTCAAACATTTTCATAATTTGAGAACACAAATTCTTTTGTTCAAACTCATTTTCAAAACTTGTTTGTTGAGGCATTAAAGTTTTTTCAGCAGAAATTGTTTCATTCCAGGTTGAATCTTGGTCATCTAAATCAACATTATTAGAAGAAACTTTTCGTTTTTGTGTAGAAAGTTGTTGCAAGACTCTATGAAATGCACAATTAATAACATACCAAGCATAAGTAGAAAAACAACAATGTTTATTAGGATCAAACCATTTAGCAATTTGCTTTTGAACCGCTATCACTATATCCTGATAAAAATCGTCCTCAGTTCTATCCAGAAGATTGACAAATTTATGTCTATTATAGGAAACATAATTTTTGATTATTTGATGCCAAGTTTTTCCATTTACTCCTCTTTGAAAAAGAATAACATTAAACAATCTATTTTTTTCTTTCTGATCTTCAGTTTTTCTATAAGCTATAATCAAATCTTTTTCATCTCTATCAGAAGGTTGTTGATCTATCTTCAATTCTAATCTATGAACTTTTAAAACAATTCTACTCTTTTTAACTTTTATAGATTGAGGAAGTGCATAAGCAAGAGGAGTATCAAACTTAAAATACTTTGAAAAAGCAACTAACAATCTATATTCATCAGATACTATACCCAAACACCTTATTTTACCGACATGTTTTTTTCTTGCTTCTTCTTCAGTTATCCGCATAAAACCTTCACCAAAAGCTTCATCATATTCAAGTAATTGGACACGTTTACCTGAAAAATAAGCCTTCTTATCTGAAGGATCAGAAAAAACAGTAAAAAACTTTGTTGTTTGATGAGATATATTGGAAGGTAATAATGAAAAAAATTTTTCCGAAAGCTTCATAATGTCCTCCTAAATAACTAGTGATTAAATAAACAGAACTAGTAATTCTCAGTAAATTATTTTTTACCAAGAATGAGGACTACAACAACATCATATAGGAATAGTAAATATGGTACAATAGAGGATTGATGTTGGACTTATGTGTTTTAAAAAAGAAATACTGATGTTTCATACAATGCTCCATTTCATAACATTCTCATATGTTTTTTAAATACTATGAATTTAATAATATATCATTGCAATGCTAATGTAAATATATTTTGCATTTTTTTTGAATCATTAAATGCTTGATCAAACTCATTTTTAGAGCAATCATCTGGATCGTTACCAAAAGGTAAAACAAGATTAAAAACCTGTATGTCTGTCAAAAATTCTTTCATGATCTTTTGTGCGGCATCCTGACCTGGATTTATCCTTTTTCCATCTATATCTATTTTATCATCATTATCCAAAGCTATATATATTTTTTCAAAATTTTGCATAAGGACTTTAGATTTATAAAGATTTAAATGACAACTTAATAAAGCCAGTGCATTATAACCAAATTGCATTATCCTTAATGCATCAAAAATACCCTCACAAATTACTACTTCCTTTTGTTTAATAGCTTCATCCCAATTAAAAAACAATTTTGACATTGGTGTACCATAAGGATATAATATTTTTTTATACAAAAATTTGTCTATAAACTTTTGTTTATCTAGTTTTGATAACTTCTTTTGTTTAAGTATGTTCTTAACTTTTGACCATATTTCAGCCTTTCCTGACATATCACGAGCTGCAAATGTGACTAACTTTCCATGAATATAAACAGGAATAATCAATCTATCATGAAAAATACGATCATCAATACAATATCTCATTCCATATTTTTTAATATCCTCCAAAGTCACCCTTTTTTTAACAATATCAAAGTAATTTTCTGCTGGTTCACTCTTTGGCAATGCTATTTCTTTAAATTCTTCGTCTTCATTTTTTACTTCTTCTTTATTATTTTGAACAAATACATTTGTCGAATTTTTAACTATAGAAAAAATGTCTACAGTTTCTTCTAAACCTACTTGTTTCTTTAAAAATTCTAAAGTCTCTTTTGTTGAACTAAATTTTTCTAGATTCTTAATAAACTTTATGAAATCTCCTCCTCCACAAACAAAACAGTTAAATACTCCATTGTTATCTATAATTGAAAACGAGGGGGTAGAGTCATCATGAAATGGACAGGCACATAGATATTCCTTACCTTTTCTACCATGGTAAGATTTATGATCTATGTTATAATGGAGAAGGACTTTCTCCAAATTTATTTTAGCATAAATCCGATCATAAAGTTTTTTGTAATCATCTATCATATCTCTCTTACCTTAACCCATATTTTATTTGGATCTTCATTAGCTGGCCTTCTAGAATCGTACCCAACTATTCCACCTATAGTGTATAATTGATATAATTTTCCCTCATGCATACAAAATGTTAAACTAGGCCAACAACAAAATCCCATACCATTTTCTGGTCTATCAATAAATTTCGCTGTTTTTCCTTCTTCTAAATCAGCATTTAGATACCTGCACAACCCATCAACATCAATCAAACTGTTCCTTGTTGTAACATCCATATCTTATCCTTTATTTTATGATTTAGATACCTGTTTGTCGTCGCACTGTTCTTGCTTCTTCTGAGCTCCCTTTAACCAACTATTAAACTCTTCAGTAACACTATTACTTTTATTTGCATAACATTTTTCTTCATAGAATTTTGCAAAATTAAGCATGTCCAATTTAGTAAAACACACTTTTGTTGCAACATCTTTGTGCACTATCCAATTGCAATTGGCACAAGAGTAATAATCATCTTCTAAGCACACAACAACTCCACACTCAGGACATTTCTTTACATCAAGAACTTTCATCGTCACATCATCCTTTTTTTGCAAGTACTTTGATATTGACAAAAAAAACAATCATCAGGTGAAAAATTAAGCTTTGGCTCTTTTCTAAAATCAGATTTCACTATTCTTTCTAACATGATATCGATCTTTGCAAACAAATCTTCCAAATCTTTTTTTGTTCGTTGAGTAAAAAGAATGTCTTGATCAAAAGGGTACACTAATGCAGCATAAACAGAATCAAGATTATATCTATATATCTCATGCATAAAATAGATGTAAAAAGTCAACTGTATGTTCTTGTCTACATCAGCTTCTTTGTATTTTGAAGTTTTCCAATCAAGACATACAACAGTTTTTTCTACAAATTTATTCAAAATCAAATCTATTCTTCCTGTCAGAAAAACATTTTTAAGAATGGAATTTTTATAAGGTATTTTAAAATATTTTTCAATATCTAATATTTTGTAGTCTGACCATCTTTTCTCAATTCCAAAAAAATCATCAAGATATTTACATCCTTTATCTATAAATGTTTGCAGCTCATATTCGCCAGGTAAGATCAAACCAGTTTCCGTACAAAAAGAAAGAAACAAAATTTTCCAAGAAGATATAATTTGAGGTAATTTGATACCAAACTTAAAATGTAATTCTAATGCCTTATGAAAAGTTTTCCCAAAAACAGTAGGTAATGAAATTACCCCTTCGTCAGGTTCAAGTTCATCTACATATTGCCACTTATACTGTTGAGAACATCTAAAAAATGTAGATAATGAAGAAGCAGAAACTGTCAGATAATTTCTCATTTTTCAACATCTATTGGCAATACAATTCCAAAAAATGTTCATACACAAACTCAAGAGTTTTTTCATTTTTTGTTGCTGTTTTAACTAAATCATATCGTTGTTTACTTTCATTAAGTTCTTTTCTAACCTCTTCTTCAGTCTTACCTCTTAAAATATTGTTCTTTATAGCATATTGTATCATATCTTGTTCGGTTGCTTCAATATTATAAGTATTAGAAATAGACTCTATAACTAAACTCATCTTAATCACGTCTAAAGATCTCGAAGTATTAGAATGAAAAAAATGCTGTTTAGTGAGTTTATGATCTTTAGACATCTGTTCTTCAGACTTATTCATTCTTTTTAAAAACGAATTCCACTCTTTTTCATTTTCTCTTGTTACCATCTCTTCAGGTATAGGTGAAATCTCTGAAGATTTCACAATTTGCACAATAACATCTTTTTTAAAATCATCTAATACTCTCTTTTTTCCATTTTCTAAAAGAGTTTTCTTTAAATTTTCTTCATATTCTTTGATCGATTTGAATCCCTTTTCTTTAACAAAATACTCATTATATAGTGGTATAATTTTAGATTTTATAGCCTTCAAAGTAACATTAAATATTGCATTTTTGTTTGCTAGTTCTTGTTTATAATCTTCTGGGAACTTTACTTTCACTTCTTTAGACTCACCAACTTTCATCCCTACCAATTGATCTTCAAAATTACCTACAAATTGCTTTCTACCATTAACAATCTCATTAACAGTAATTTGATAATCTTTAGCAACACCACCTTTAAATGCAACACATTCCCCTTCAAGTTTTCCTTCAAAATCAATAATAGCAACATCCAAATTATCTAAAATTTCTTTTGTTGAATCTTCAATTTTCTGTTTCTTCTTTAATTCTACATTTATTTCGTCTTTCAAATCTTCTTCAGTAATATTCACAGATTGCATTTTGACATCAATCTTATCAAAAGAAGCTAAAACAACTTTAGGTTTTACATCAGCAATGAACTCTATAGTAAATGGTACTTTCTTTTTTAAGTCACCATAAAACTTAAAATCTTTTGAAGACACAATGGGTTCATTAGAAGCAACTTCTACATATACTTCATCAATTATTGATTTATAAAGTTTTTCGACACCCAATCTATCTTCAGCGACATCTTGTGGAACAGTACCTTTACGAAAACCATTGACAGTTATTGAAGGTTTAATTTTCTCATAAGTTTTTTCTTTTTTTTCAGTAATTTCATTTTCATCAAGTATAATAACATACTTAATGGGTGTTGGCATAACTTCTGTCTTGATTTGCATATTTCTCCTTTATCCTTAAAGAATGATTTTGTTATATTCCAAAATAAGATTTTGCTTGCGTTACGGGTATATAAAACCATGTTTTGTTTGAAACAAATCCAAATAATCTATTATAAGAATCACAACATTTTCTAAAATCTTCTCGTTTTTTATGTTCTTTAATATTTTCCAAAAACTCTTTAGCATTACAACACATATGTTTTATAGACCGAGAAACTGAAACTTGTCTAAAACATGGGTTTCCGTTTTTTCTTATATAAGATATATATCCCAAAACAGAATTTATTTTTTCATATTCGGTTGATTTCATAAGAAATAGTATTTCTTTTTTCATGGAAACTTGTAACATCTTTTTTGTTGGCTTATTCATAATTTGTTTCTTGCCGATTCTTCTAATTTTTGAATAGTTCTTTCTAACCCATATTTCTGTTGAGGACTAATACTTAAAACATGACTCAATGTACAACATCCTTCCCAATCACAATTATGATCATCTTCTGGCAAACCTCTAGAGTCCATAGGAATCACAACATGGTCGTCTTTTGCATATGCTAGAATTAATTCATAACCCTCTGGAACACTATCATCAACTGGAATTGGCAACACAATATACCTACTCATCCTTGTCCTTCTCTACTGCAGATGTTGCAGGTCTTTTTTCTTCATCAACTCTTTCGTCATATTCAAATCTCATTACGTCAAATTTTTTAACGAAAAACATTTTAGATATTTTTGAATCTCTAGTTTTTGGAAAATACAAACATGCTGTTTCATCATCACCTGTAATTCCAATCATATTATCTGTGTTATGCCCTAATTTATCCGTAAATGCAGCATCTATTGTATCAACATCTTTTCCATGTTGATGTCTCTTATGTGATTCTCTATTAAACTGACTGGCTGCAAGAATTGGAATATCTCTACCTCTAGCTAAAAGTTTCAGATCCCATGAAATAGCACCAACAGGATCCTCAGCTTTTCTATCACTTGCAGTCATTAAATAAATTGGATCTACAATCAAAAGATGTGCCTTTTTGTTTGTCACATTTTCAAATGCTGTAATTCTAGAATCTATAAACTGTGCACTACAATTTTGAGGTGCATCAATCAACCAATAATAATTCTTGTGTTCTTCTTTTAATTTCAACAACTTTTTTTCTATTAAAATCAATTCTTCATCACTCATCAAATGAGGCAATTTAACCTTATTATAAGAAACTCTAGTTATTAATGAAGTGAATCGAGATCGTTGTTGTGTTAATGGCATTTCAATTGTTACATAAACAACATTATAATTCAACTTATATGCATAATATCCAAAATTAAGAAGCAAAATAGATTTTCCCATTCCTGGTCTACCTAAAATTAAAGAAAATTCTCCAGGCTGCCAACCTCCTGTTGCTAAATCAATTTTCTTATATCCTGTAGGTATTCCTTGATATTTTGCAGGATTCTCTCGTTTTTCTTTTAATGCTGCAATATCTCTGGGAATATCTTGTATAATATCTTCTTCTATTACTCTAAACTTGCCCGTATTTATAAGAACCTTATTTATAGAATCTTGTATATTCTGTGCTAAACCTAAAGCATCATGTTTTTCATCTACAAAATCTTGTTTTAGTTGCTCATTTATTTTAAGATTGATATCTAAAATATTTCTATAGAAGTACTTTTCTTTAAGTTTCTCCATCATAGGTTTGAATGATTTTGATTCAAACCTATAAGAAAATATTTTCTCTAGTGCAACTTTCTTTTGTTCATATTCTTCTTGTTGTTTGTATTTACTTTTGAGTTCGTCAAATAAAAAACTTTTAGAAATACATTCAGAGAATGTAATAAAATTCTCCATTATTTTTTCAAAGATCCATTGTTTTAAATCTGATGTAAAAACTTCTCTTGATAGACCAAGAAAAATTAAATAAGAAATATTTGAAGTTATCTCATCTGTGTCTGATTTATTGTCAAATTCATTATCGAATACCATTAGTCTTAGAACTTTACACTCTAAGATTACATCAACAAATGGTTTTTGAGCATTATCTGTTGGAGGTGTTGTTACTAGATCTATGTCTTTTTTTCTGGTTATCATTCGCAAACCATAAAACTAACTATTGAATATGAGCCACTAGTCATTGGATCACATCCTATTGTAAATGGTATTACAAGCGTAGATGTCTTGGGATCAATCATATTAAATTTTTCTATAAGAAGTTTTGCTCTTTTTATTGTTTTATCACTCAAGAAATAAATATTGAGAAAAGCTCTATCACACGTAACATAAGTTTTTACATTTAAAAAATTATTTCTTTTATTACAATATTCCCAATAATCTGAATCATTGACATCTAAATCATTACCTAAATGTAATCTAAAAAGAGGAGTATCAAACAAATATGCACTTCCAAGAGATATAACTTGAACATCTTTAAATTTGTCTTTAAAACTTTTTTCTAAATCAAATAATAATTCTTGTTCAATCATATTTCTCTCCTATAACTTATCTAACAATGTTTCACTAATAATATTTCTATAATCTTCTCCTAATAACTTAATTTCTATCAATCTTTCCTTAAAATTTGAATATAAAGCATCACCTAACAAATCTTTATTTGTATCAAGAGGATGATTTGCAGTAATAATTGTACAAAGATTTGCATCATCTCTTTTTAAGAAAATATCATCAATATTGAATCTCTCGGCTTCGCTTATTTCACTAAATAACCTCCCGATATCATCGATCACAAAAAACAAACAATTATTAACAACATAAGATAAATAAGCTTTTTTATCTTCATTTTTCCATCCATCTCTCACTAATTGAATAATTTCAGTAGAACGACTAAAAAATGAGGGGTAATAATGTTGTATTGCTGTTTTTAAAATAATAATAGCTATTGCAGTTTTTCCTACCCCATGAGAACCTGAAATATAAAGACCAGTTCCCTTTTTCATTGCACTTTCTAAGGAATTGATATACTTTTCAACCCTCTTTATTTGGTCCACATTAGACTCTATTGTTTCAATTTTGTCTCTTATAGAGTTTAATTCAAAATCAAAATACTTTTCTGGAATATTTGCTAGAAGATAGTTTTTTTCAAAAAAGTTGTCAATTGAACTATAGTTGTTCAATCTTTCAAAAATTTTCTCATTACCAAATCTAGAAATCTCTAGCATTTGATGAAAATGGGACCAAAAATCATGTTTCAATGAATTTTTTTTACTGATCATTTTTCTTTTACTAATTCTAAACTTTGAATTTCGAAAGTTTCACTACAACATTCTTGATCATTACTAACAGAAAACCATTGACATTCAACAGTTGTATCACTTTTACTATAAGGCAACTCAGTTACAGTCATTTGTGGACCACCACTTTTTAATTTTACAATACTTCCAAGTTCAAACATGCATTTCTTCATAATTCCTCCAATTTTCAAACTGTTATCCAATCATAATCTTTTTTTATCTCATTCTCACGCTTTTGCTCTAGTAATAACTTGCACCCAAAAGCATATAGTCTATTAAGTCCCTTAAAATCTTTAATCTTGATATATGCTAGATATGCTCTGTTGTCTTCTACCTGACCCAATGCTATTTTAAGTGCTAATTGCTTATTACTTTCATCAAATTCTTGCCTATATTGCCTAAGACTTAATGTTTTGACGTCTTCTTTCTCATTACTATCTTTCTCTTCATTTATTTTTTTTAAAATACCATGTATATAAACTGCGGGCTTCTTTGCATAATAACTCTTTATATAAATGTCGCAAGTTTTTTCAACAATTATTTGAGGTACATCAAAAAAAGGATCTGTAAGATTCTTAATATCTTGAAGCTCTACCTTGCCCTTTTCAGCAAGTAAATATTTAATATGACCTGAAATTAATTCAGTCACCTTTTCTATCAATCTTTGAGTGGAAAAACCTGAAACTACTCTTTCAATATATTTTTCTAGATAATCTGAAACACTTCTTTTCCTTCTAATTTTTATCCCATCATCTTTTAAAGTTACTCTAAATTTGTCATTAGTGCTCAATATTTTTCCAATATTTAACTCATAAGCATTCTGAATGTATGTCCGTTTGACTAAATTCCAATAGTTTAATTCACCCCAAGCAAATTCCACTCTATTTTTATCATCAGATACTAAAATATGCTTTTGAAAAACTGATGAAGGAATTGAAATGTCAAGGCCTTTTTCTTTGTTTTCTAAATAAAAGAAGAAAAATCGAAGAAGAGTACAAAAACTATCTGGACTTAATAATTTTAAATAATCATCAAGAAATTTTTTGAGTTCTTCAAAAGTTTGCATATTAATTTATATATTTGTTTTTTCCAACATTTTCTTTTTAAGAAATTCTTTTAACTTAACTTCTTGAGCTCCATACCATAATGCTTGTTGTCTTTTTGAAGCAATTATATCATAATGAGGGAAATTTTTCTTATTTTGAAACCATTTTCTTTTAAGTCCAATCAAATCTGCCATCTTATGAAGTTCATCTACAGAATCTGCAAATATGTGACACCATTGCAAACCGTATTTTTTTGCTTGACTGGATACTTGACATGATAAATATGTTGTTAGTTCATCAACATAAATCATATTTGATTACTTACTATAAATTTGATTTTTGCTTTTTTATTTTCACAATCTTCTCTATCTCGTTTATCTTCTTGTTTAGCAACTTTCCATGATAAACAACAAATTTCACATACTTCTTTGCTTCTAACACTACATGGAGAGAATTCACACCATTCTTTATGAGTTTTAAAAATCATTTTGACGACAAAATTCTAAATAAATTTTTATCCATTTTTCTACCCACATATTCACTTTTTCCATTTACCCAATAAACAAATAAAGTGTCACTAACATTTAATTCATAACATCCATTTAAAATATATTCATGCATAGAAGTTTTAACCCAAATTTCACAACCGCTATTTAATACTTTTAATTCCTCAACAACACCTGCAGGACGAATATGCAAATCATAAATCCTTCCTTGAGCACATACTAATGATAATGCTGCTAAAATAATGATAAAAGAACGCATAAATTTCTCCTTTTTTAAAAATGTTTAAAAATTTGAAATTTCGGCTCTGACTCATAAATCTTAATTCTCTTCCTTGAATGTCCTGTTAAATATCTAATTCTATCATAAAAATCTACAATTATTGCTTCTTTCTTTTCATTATTTTCTGCAGACGGATAAGGTCTCAAAGTCCTACCAACTCTTTGAAGCGATTTTATAAGTGATTTTCCACCACCTGCCATAATTGCTGAACCTAAAGCGGGTAAATTTATCCCTTCATCTGCAACAACACTTCCGACAAGGACTTGTAGTTTCTTTTCTCTTATTTCATTAAGTAATCTTTTCCTCTCAATTTTATCTACTTCACCACGTATAAATGCAACAGATTTAACTCCAACTTTATCAAGTTGTTCACACAAAATCTCACCATGAACTATCTGAGTAACTGTTATTAACACAGACTTATTCAATTCTATCAATCTTTGAGTACTATCAACAATCATCTGATTTCTATCAGCATTATTAACTATCCATTTATCATACACACTTTTAAATGATTTTCTTACAAATTTATAATTAATCTCATTTGGATCCAACATGTATATCTTAGGAGGTACTAAAAAACCTCTCTCTATCAAATATGAAGCATTAATATTGCAAATCAATTTTCCAGAATATGCATCAAGAACTTTGTCTATAGATTCATCACGGTAGGGTGTCGCAGAAAGTGAAAAACGGAAAAATGAATTAGACATAGACCTCATAATATCAATATAACTTTGAGCAGATTGTTTATGACACTCATCAACAATCACAACTTCTGATTCTTGGACAACTTTTCTAACTTCTTCTTTCCTATTAAGTATTTCTTGAGATATTTTTTCTTTAATAAACAATTCACTCTCTACTATATATTTCAGATCAAATGCGCAATGTAAAGTCTGAACTGTACAAATATTTATTTGCTGAATATCACAATATCCTCCACCTATTTTTCCTACTTTCAATCTAAACATAGTCTCAAATTCATCAGCTGTTTGCTCAAGCAAATCAATAGAATAAACAATAAAAATTGTCTTCATATTCAATCTTGCAACTATAGCTGCAGCAATTACAGTTTTTCCTCCACCTGTTGCTACTTTAATGACACCTCTCTGTGCTTTAATAGCAGCCTCAGTAGCTTCTTCTTGATAATCTCTTAACTTTTTAGAATAAAATTGTAAAGGTTGATTGACTTGAGGTATATTTCTTTTGTCAATTACATCAAAAGTATATCCACATTCTGTAAGAATTCTATCAAGAACAGAATAAAGCCCTGTAGGATAACGGAGCAGATCTCTCTCAAACAATGAAATATCATGATCTACAGTTTTTTTTGTAAAACGATTATATTCTTCAACAGTATAAGACATCTCTGATTCTATACGTCTAATAACACTCTTATTCACTTCGACATTAGGTTTTATATAAGTCCAAGTATTATCTATTTCAATTCGAAAGTCAGACATCTTTACTCTCTAAAAACAAAAAATGTAACAGAGCATACGCCCTGTTACATTTCTATCATAATTTTCAGTTTTTTTAACTTATAAATTGCTAAAGAACAACCTCTTGAGCCTGTCCTGCTATAGCTTTATTAAAAGAACTTATCAATATTTGACAAGCTTTATCATAACTTGCTTGATCCATAATTCCTGATTTCATCTGTGCAAAAAGAATTTTATGCAATTGTGCCATATTTTTTAGAATATTGGCCTCATATGCATTTGCTGCCATTAACTTTTCTTTGCCTACTTGAATTCCAAAATCAACCTGTTTTTCTTTACCTTTATCATCTTTAATTGCATCATTAACTTTATTGACAGAAGTCTCTGTCATTGTCTGCATTTCTTTCTTGGCTCTATCTTCCATTGTATTTACTTGTTCCATTGTAATATTATCACCATGTTTAAGCTTCATCTCAAGATCACTTTGAATACTTGGAACAGCAAAAATAGAAGGGGCTAATGTCATTAGAGCAAGAACAAATGTTCTTATTAAAGGAGAAATAGCAGCTTCCTTGTTCAATGAAGCACTCTTAAGAGCATCTCCTACTTGTTTTAAAAGTTCTGGATTTTTTAAAAGCTCTTCAACTTTCCTCTTAGCTTCCCCAATGCTCATATTAGAACTTGTTTTAGCTGAAAAATCACCAACTATGTTACAAATTTGACAATTCTCTGAATATTTATGCATAACACCTCCTATTAATGTTTCAATGGAATAAATTGCATGTATTTGAATATTATAAAATCTTTACAAAATTTGTCCTATATGATTCAATTGTATCAATCAAACTCTCTTTGAAATCTAAGACAGGTTTCCACCCAAATTCATCACCTATTTTTGAATAATCTATTTCGCTTTTAAAACTATATTCTCTAGATCTCACTTCCAACATATCTAAAGGTAAATTCAAATAATTCATTATTAATCTTGCTATTTCTAAACTACTATGTCGATTTCCTTTTATATTATAAATCTCACCAAATTTGCCATAATGCATCAAAGTATCTAAAGCTCTACAATGATCCAAAACATTAATCCAATTTCTAATATCATCCTCGTAAACTATAAGCTTCTTCTTAGTCAAAGCATTTATTATCAAAGAGGGAATAAATTCATTAGTATTTTGATAAATCCCAAAATTATTTGAACATCTTGAAACTACTACAGGTATCTTAAAACTGTGAAAATATGATAATGCAATTAAATCAGCTGAAGCTTTAGAAGCAGAATAAAGACTTGTATTAGAAGTTTCGGCAAATCTTTGTTCATCATTTAATATATCATAAACATCTGTTGTAGAAACTTGTAAAAAATGTTTAACCTTATATTTCTTAATTATTTCAAAAATCTTGTACACACCATAAATATTTGAATCTATAATATTTTCATTATTTTCTTCAGCAAAATTTACTATTATATCAAAACTATACCAAAACTTAAAAACTTTCAATACTTCTTCTATATTACAAAAATCTACTTGATAAAAATGAAATTTTTCAGTTTTTTCTATATTCTCATTTGTATGTTTATCTATACATATAACATTGTAATCATGATACTTTTCTAAAATATATTGAATAAAATTTGCACCTACAAACCCATTACCCCCTATCACAAGTAAATCCATTTTAATCTCCAATAAATTTAATTTTTAATATTATTAATCTGTATTTTTTTGCCTTTAGCCCTAAGTTCAGTTCTTATTCTCTCTATTGCATATCTATTGAGGTCAAACAATTTTCTTGTTGTTACATTCTCATTAATTCTCATTTTTTCTTGAAGCTCATTAAAAATTTTGTCTCTTATCTCTGTCTCACTCTTCAATGGCTCAGGAAGTTGATCCCAATTGAAAGACATAGTCCCATCAGAGAAATATTGAATTAAAAGCATAATTTAGCAGACTCCATAAAAACATTAAAAAATGGCAGAACTTCAAAAAAATATGATATAATCAAACATGATTAACTTCACAGGTCAGATAGAAAAGTTTCCCAAAACTATAGATTTCTTCAACGAGAAATTAAAAACAATTGACACATCCCAAATTAACCACATTCATCTATCAATAACAAAATCTTACGGTGGTATTTGTCATTATCCTACAAAAAAACAAAATTTTATAAAATTCTATGTCATTTATGTTGTGTAAGAATTTACCCAGCAATCCTAAAAGATTTTGTTAGACCTGATTTTATTAAAAAATAGAATCACAATAATGTCTACCAATATTGACTCAGAACCAATAGCTAATATCGAAGAAGACATGACTTGTCTTTTAGGCCATGAATTATATCATTTTTTACGACACAGTAGACAAATAGAGGGTAGAAACACTCAAGCCCAAGCAAATGTATATGGTTTTGTCTGCCTACGAGAATTTAAAAGAACATTACTCGCTTAATATCTATCATAACAAAAAGTTTGATTTAATAGTTTCTAAACATATAACTCAGGTGTTGTCTCGATATTTCTTTCACTAGTCTCCCATAAATCAATCTTATGTCTATACAATCTTTCTAAATTTACTACTTCTTGTGATGACTTATCTAATACAACTAATACAACCTCAGGAAACTTTTCAAAAAACACATTCATCTTCTTTTCATTATCTTCATCCATTCCTCTATTTTTTAACTCCAAAAACGTTCCTTCTTTCCATGCATAAAAATCTTGTAATAACAATATATCAGGTGTATAACTTGAATAAATTTCATGCTCAAGAGGAAATGTTTTGGGTTCATATTCATATTTTACATTATTATAAATCAAAATTCTACAAAAATTTGCTTCTACCATACTTCTTGTAAAATGTCCAATATCTTTTCTATACCCTGAATATCCATAACAACCAAGATTTAACGTACCTAATCTTATCTTAGTTGCTACTCCTTTACTTACTACTCTATTAATGACTGATCTAGCAAATAAAGGTACGTCAGGAAATAATTGATGATACATCCATACAGTAAGATTATGATTAAATAAATGTTCTGATGACACAAACTTCATCTGTCTTAAACAATATCTACAATAAACAAAATCATATGTATCTTCTAAATCAAATGGAATTTTTCTTTCTAATAAAAAAGTATAATTTTCGTTTTTAAAGTCGTCTTCTAATCTAATTTTCTCAATATTTTTTCTTATATTAAATTGTTTAATTGCATTTCTATGATGTTCAGTAATTGGAATACTTATTAAATGTTTTCCAATTGCATCTCTATTGTTTTTTGAATAAATCTCACATTGATACGTTTCTTTGTACGCTTCAGTTGTTATATGATGATCATTAACAATATGTTGTGTCAAATTTCCATTTATTCTAAAACAAATTCTACAATACACATATTCATTAGTATCTTCAAAACCATAAATTTTAAACATACAATTCTTACAAACTTCTTTTTCATTTCTCTCTAACATTCTTGTTCCACACTGAGGACAAATTTTTTTTGGATTATGTTCATCCCAAGTTTCTATGACCCCTTTAGAAATATTTTGCTTAAGTTCATCACTATATTTCTTTCCATAATTAAAATGGTTCTCACCAGATAAACACTCAGAATGTTCTTTTCTCAATCTATCTATCTTAAACTTAAAATCTTTAAATTCATTCTTAAACTGTTCTGAACTATAATTATGACTTTTTAAATGCTTAAATGTTAAACATTCAAATCTAGAGCCTATCTCATCTTTTCCTTCTCTTAAACATAAAGGACAAAGAACAAATTCTTTTAAACTTTCTTTTCCTGTTCTTATCTCTTCTTTTCTTTTAAACTCATTTTGCTTTTTTCTTTCTCTTCTTGCTTGCATTTTAACAGACTTATTCTGTCCCTCTTTAATATGCTCAACACCTTCTTTTGACATCTTCCATGGTTCTCTATGTTGATTTCTTAATCTTTCTATCTGTTTTTTTCTATACTCAGAATCTTGCCATGCTTGTTTTGAAGTTAAACTTACTCTATCTCTTGATTCTTGAGAACGATTCTTTCTTTTTTCAAAAAGATTTTTAGATTGTATTGGAACATCACCAAACTGCTGTAAATATTGTTCTTCAGTAATTTTATGAAACTTTTTAATATGATGAGATAATGATTTTCTTACTAAACCACAAAATCTACAATAAATGAAATCATCTGTATCAACATTAAGAATTTGTGGATAATCATTATTTTTTTTGCTTTTACATTCTTTGCATAAGACTTTAGTAGCTAATTTAGAAAGTACTTCAACATCTCTTCCACAATCTTTACATTTTCTTGTCATATTTCATAATATACACAAAAAGTAAGGAAAAAGTAATAATATTTTACTATTTTTTTAATAAACAAAAATTGCCTTTAATTTTCATCAAAGGCAATTTACAAATGAGAGTATAATTTGTTTAAAATCAAAATATTAGACGGTAGAGAACTGACATTTGCGACGAGGGTGGTTTATTAATTACTGGAAAATGCTTCGCATTAACACGTATCCCGCCGTTAGCACTCAAAGCACCTACTCCACCAAACAACCCCATTTCTACTAAAGGTCCAACAACTTCACTGCTAGTAAACGTAGTTAATAAATCTATAATGTTAGTTATAGCAACTACATTTACTCCTGTTCCAGCAGTAGTCAAAGTAATAAAAACACCTAACAATGCATTAGAATAAGATGTTGCAAGACGTATATTCGTTGCATCTACATTAATTGCAAAATATACATAATTTGCTTGAAGCGGATTAGGGAGTGAAGTTGCTGTAAGCATTATAAGGGTCCCTGTAGGTATATTTACACCCACGGTAAATTGACTTGTACTTGTACTAACAGTTGCCGGATTAGAAGGTGATGAAAGATCATTACCATAACTATCAACATACTTTTTACTTATGAATGCTTTTCTACCAAGTTCTGTAAAAAGCACAGTAAGATCAGCTGTTTCTACAGGTGGATTTTGAATATCCCAACCTGTACCACCAGTTCCAACAGCTAAAGTTAAGATTCCCGGTATGTGTATAGAAGTGTCTGAAACATCACCTGAAACAGCATTATCAACATTTACTAGAGCCCATTGAGCAATCAAATCACTTGCCACATCAACAATCAAATTTTCAATATGTCTGTCTGGTTTAGTTAAAATCTGTTCTCTAGTAAGATTGTCTCCAATCTTTATCCATACTTCACCCTTAATTTGAAATTTTGCACGTTCAATAAATTGATACATACTTTTCTCCTATATTTTGATTTTAGTTTGTTTTCCGTCTTTATCTATTAGAATAACACTTGCAGATTCTTCTCTCAATTTTTTAAATTTCTCTACTATAGGTTTTTTCTCGACTCTACTTATTGTCTCTTGTTTATTCATTTATATCTCTCCTTTAATATTAGTTGAACAACTTAAATTTCATTAAAATAAAAAATTTCTCCTGACCAAGAACTATATGTTCCTGAACCTACTATTGCTGTAATATTTACGCTTAAATCTCCAGTACTAGAATTATAAGAAATAATAGTACCTGACATCAAATTACTGTCATCATATTTAATAATAATTTCCAAACCTGTGGGTAAGTGAATAAGACCTGTAATTGCTGTCAAATTTTGAATGCCTGAACTAATCGTCAAAGAAGAACTTGAAAATGTTGTAATAGTTAATGTCACATTGACATAGTCCGATATAAATCGATTTGGTATTAGTATATAATTTTCAGTTAAATATGTATTCCTGTCATTCAAAATCAAGAGACTGGGCATAAGTTGACTATGAGCATCTTCATCAAATTGCATCCCAAAATGAAAATTAAAATCTTCAGTACTACTAATAGTATGTAAAAATTGAGAATATTCATGGTCAACAGTTTTATTATCTGTATCTTTATAAATTCCTAATTGTTCTTCAGTAAATCTTCCACTAAATGTTATAGAGTAAAATTCATCTTGTAAATGAAATACTTCAGGTTCAGTCCAGACAAAACGTTGGACTATAAATATATGTGCTGGTTTCACTAATTCAAATATATGGGCTAAATTATTACTAAGTACAATGAGATCAACACCTGCTAATGGTGCACTGTCCAATAAAAGATCCACATAAATCATGAATTGTTCTGATATATCAGAACCAGGAGCAAAAACTAACTCTGTAATATTAACAGTCAGATCTGTTAATAATGAGATGCCTTGTTCAAGAGAAGATTTGAGAGAACCCTGAAACAAAATTAATATAAGAGATTGTAACAATGCTCTATAATCATCATGTGACATTCCAATCGTAGGCATTGTATAAAGCAAATATCCCAATTTGTCGTAAAGATAGGCTTCTGTTAATGTAGAATAGCTTCTATCTTTATTAAGAAGATCTATTTGTTGTTGATGTCTACCTAATTCAAGACAAATTGCTTTATTATGACCATAGAATTCTGTAGATTTAGAATGAACATAGTTACTTGCAATATTAGCTTGAAGATTTTGAATATATTGCAAAGCAATTTGATTGACATAATTTCTGTCTTGAATGGAAGGTGTTGCATAAACATGAGGTATAAACACATATGAAAAAGGGACCATTGAATTTCCAGAATTATCTGAAGCATTAATGATCACATTAACAGGTGACAAATGTTGAAAATTAAAACTAGGATCTGCAAAAACTAAATAACCATTTGCCCTTTCAATAAAAGAAAAATTGCTATTTTCATTAGGTATAGAAAGATGAAGTATGTTATCTTGATGTAATATGTCCAAATTATGAGAATTCAAAAGGAAAATACTTGGTTGTTGAGCAAGCTTAGAGTCTATAATCGATGCTGAATAATTTGCCAAACTATTAAAATAAAGCAAAATCTTTTGAATTGTATTATAACCGCCTTCATACAAACTAAAAGTAATATCAGTTTGACCATCAATATAAGTAGTAAACGTATAATTATAAACTTTAAGAATTGCTGAACTTGCAGTACCAGTATATTGAACGTTTAGAACATCTCTATAATTAAGATTAAAATCGACAGCATTGACAGATATTCTAACAGATTTAATATCCACACCTGATAGATCATCATCAATAAGAGCTGCTATATTTGAATTTAGAGACACATCCTGCACATTTGGTGCTGGCCATACTTGACACACCCAAGGTGGAATAGTATCTTCATGAACAAAATTAAATTCTAAACTTGTTGCATTTTCTACATTGTCTTTTGCATTTACTATCAGAATATCGATGTTTTGGAAATTTAGATCATCTTGAGAATCTAATACAAGAGTAATTGAATATGAAAGAGGAGAATGTTCTACATAACTAAATTTGCTTGAATTTTTTGTTGTAGAATATATGATACCATCAACATTCAAATAAACAGATTCTATGTCAACTCCTGAAAGATCGTCAGTAATGTCAAAAGTAATCTCAGTTGTTGAGTCAGTAATTATACAACCTATAGGCTGAAAATTAGTTATTTGAGGAGGAGTAAAATCAAAATAAAATTGATGTGATTGAACTGCTTCTTGATTTCCTGCTTTGTCTGTAGAAAAGAATTTTAGAAGAAATGTACCTGTTAATACAAAACTACCATTTGACGAACTTGTTGTAGGAGTTGAACCATCAGTAGTATAATAAGTTGTATCATATCCAGATGAAGCATCATTTGAAATAAAACGTATTATTGAACTAGAAGTATAATTACTTGTAATATCTGTTGTAGTAGAAGGTGGAACATTGTCCCATTTAACGTCTATTTGATGATGAGGGTATTCTATGTTTCCTACGTTATCTACACTATAGAATTCTATCGTATTTAAACCCTGAAATGGTACTAAGATACCACTTGGATCATAGTTTGAAAGGGGTCCAGAATTTACTCTGTAATAAATTGCTGCAATTCCGGAATCAGGATCAGAAGCAGTAATATGTATTGTAGGATCTGTTATATACCATCCATCATTTCCATCGGGAGATGAAGGAGAAATTGTATAATTCGAAACAGGCAACGAAGCATCAACCCAAACCTGATAAGCAGCAGACTTTATATTTTCTGTATTTCCTGCTTTATCTGTTGAAAAATATTTTATAGTGTAAACACCTGTTGCTGTAAGAATTATTCCTGTTGAAACATCATAAATTGAAGAACTAGTTGTAGGATCAGAACCATTTGTAGTATAATAAGTTTTATCTATCCCTGAACCTATATCATAAGGGAATAATCTAACTGTAACAGGAGATATTTGCCAACCAACATTAAGAACATTATCTGTAGTTACAGGTATTACACGATCAAGTTTGAACTGAGTACTTTGAGTACCAAATTTTTGAGGCTCATCACTATAAAGAACAGAATTACGATCATATGATTTAGAATAAATAGTGTGAATGCCTTCATTTAAAAAGAATTGACCAGGAGTTGCTAGAAGCGTAAATCCAAACTTTACACCATCTTGATAATAAGAAGTTGCTAGAACATCAGTTATTAAAACAGATGTCAAATAACTAATTTTTCCTGTTGCTGAATCAAATGTATAATCGGTATTTAATGTCAATGGTGTTGAATTTTTAGTGACAATTAAACTACCTTCTACTATAGGAATACGAGTTATAACACTATAATAGAAGCCTATGGTTCCTTGAAGAGTCAATTGTTCTGAAAAAGAGGATTTTATTCCTAAAAATTTTGAAAGATTAGCATAAACAGGTTTTAAATCTACTGAAAATATTGCTGTTCCAGTACCTGATCCTGTTCCTGTTGCAGTAAATGCAACTCCTATTGTATTTGAACTTGCTCCAATCAAAGTAAAATCTGTAGTTCCTACAAAAGTAATAATATAAGATTGTCCTACAACAAAATTACCTGCAGTAACCAGATCTGAATCTAAATTAAAATCAACTCTATCAAGTCCTATATAATGAGAATAATCAACTAAAATAGCTTCTTTTACAGTTCCTGTTCCAGAACCTACTCCAGTTGCCGTAAAAGTAACTCCAACTGTATTTGAACTTGCTCCAATTAATGTAAAATTTGTAGATCCTATAGAAACAATTGTATAAATACCACCTATAACAAAATATCCAGCTGTTGTAGATATTATAGGTAAAGTAGTAGCTACTTGAATTCTGTTATAAAAACCTGTAGGGCCTGGAATAATAGTAATTCCAGATAATGGGACTACTTGATGTGTAACTGAAGTTTCAATTAATTCTATAGATTTAACAAAATAATTTGAAAGTTCGAGTGTTATAGAATCAATGACTGTTGCTGTTTCATTATAACGAAAAATTCTATCAGAAGTCCATGTCTCTACTCCAATGGCAAATGCTTGTATTGAAACAACCCAAGGAAATAATCCTGTACCTATGCCTATTATATTTGTTATGTTAGCAACTAACTGACCAATAATAGAATCATAAGAAGAAACAACACCTGTCATCACATTATTTGTATCATATGTAATAACAACTTGTTGACCCTGCAGTATGGTAAGTCCAGAATCTATAAATAAAGTTTTAGTTCCTACAGAAATTGTTAAAGGTGTTGTTGAAGAACTATTTTTAATTCCATACCAACCATTTAAACTGGGATCAGATATAAGATTCACATCCAATACTGGAATGTCTTTATCTATAATTACTCTATACTGTGCTGTTTTAGGACTTTCAACATTTCCAGCAATATTAATTGAAAAATATTTTATAACATATGTTCCAGAAGTTGTAAGATTTATTCCTATTGTAGGATCATAAACCAAAGAATTTATTGTAGGAATTGAACCATCTATTGTATAATAAGTTACTTCAATTTCATTAGTAGATTCATCAGTAGGATAAAGTCTTATATTTGCATCATAATCTATAGTATAAGGCTGAAATGGAGGTACAGTCAGACAAAATTCATTAGTATTTAAAACAGGAGGATCATGAGAAATGACATAAAAATAAGTAACTTCCAAATGATCACTTACAGAAAGTGGAAAACCATTATCAATAAGATAAATTATGTTTCGATTTATTCCGGTTATTGATTCAAGATGATAATATCTACTTTGAGTAACATTATATATACTAATAACAGAAACAACATTTGGATTTACCGTTTGAATCTGATATGTTCCCAAAACTATTGAATTTTCTTGAATTATGTCCTGATAACCTGTGCCTATTGCTGTGTATATTATTCCTTGGTAAAAAATTGTATTATCTGTAGTTGCTGGACCTGTTTGACTTAATTTATAAGTAAAAGATTGAATTTCTCCTACATTACCTGCCATATCTTCAGAATAAACTTTTAGTAGATGAATTCCTTCTTTTGGAATTTGAGTAAATTGAGGCGTAATAATAATCTGTTGACCAACAGAAAAACTAAGACCTGTACCTACAATCAAATCTTGAACACCAGTATTAATTGATAATAAAGTAATTGATGATGTTATAGTACAATCTACTAATAATACAGTCCATATATCGTAAGTACCTGAACCTATTATACTTGTAACATTTACTTCTAATACCCCAGAACCAGAATTATAAGAAACAACAGTTCCTGTCATTAAATTATCATTATCAAAACAAACAATAATTTGTTGATCTGATTGTAAATTGAGATTAAGACCTACAGTTAAAGTCTTAAGTCCTGTACTGATAGTCAAAGATGTATTAGAAAATGTTATATTATCAGAAACTAACCAAGAATTAAATGTACCTGAACCTGTTGTATTAGTAATATCAACACTTAAAGCACCTGTACCAGAATTGTAAGACGCAACAACTCCTGACATTGCACCATTTTGTAGCTCAGAAACTATTCCATTATCCCATTGGAAAAATGTCTTAAAAATACCTGAAAGACTATCTGTAGGATTAAACCCAATTAGAGGACTTGTTTTATACCAATTATTATTCGCATCAGGTCTAAAACTATTAATTACATAAGTTACTGGTAAAACTGAATCTAATTTATATTGTTTTGAGCCTACTCCGCTTGTATTTCTTATAACAACTTCTTGACCTGCAGTCAAAGCAAGGCCCAAACCAACAGTAAGATTTTGAGTTCCCTTACTAATTGTCAATGAAGTTGTGGAAAATGTAGTATTAATTCCTGAAGTTATAGACCATGCACTATAAGTACCATAACCTGACATACTGGTGATTTCAACAACTAATGCACCGGTACCTGAATCATAAGAAGTAATGGTGCCTGTCATTGTGTTATTTATTGATACAGCATAAAAATCTATTTGCCATATTCCATCATGAGACAAGCTAACAGGAGAAGTATATGGAATAAATACTACAGTTTCTGTGAAAGTATGAGGATAAGCAGAATCAAGACCAAAAACAGCTAAAGTTGCATCATTACTTGTGGGTTGTAAAAAATTTATCTCTGATGTTGCACTTCCTGTTCCCCCTGTAGGTGAAGTTAAAGTTATATAACCTGCACCTGTAGAACTACCATATTTATCTGTTTGAGTTGCAATGACGCTTCCAAAAGTATTATTAATTGCATTAATGATTTCAATTATTGTCGTTTGAGAAGAAATTGCACCTCTCACATTTATTTGTAATGTAGTAACTTGATCAATTTCTATATTAATCAAATAATTTTGTGACAAATCAACTGTTGAAGAAATATCAACGGTACTTGTATATTTTGCTGTTGTAGCGTTATTTACAGGATAAAGTTTATAAAGAATTTCTTTAATTCCTTGAGGACCAACAGCAGCCAATGTAATTAAAGGAGAAGATGTATACCAACCATGTTTGCCATTAATTGCAAAATTTTCAGAAATATAGATTTGAGGAATCTCTGTATTCAAGAAAAGATTAACTATAGCTGTATTAATTGGTTCTTGATTTCCTGCAAAATCTACAGAAAAGTATTTTAAGAAAATGGGATAAAGAGGTGCAGGGCTACCTGATGCAGCAATCACAACAGATGTTCCTGATTGAGAACTAGTTGTTGGATCTGTTCCATCAGTAGTGTAATAAATATTTTCTACACCTGAAGCATTATCAGATGAAAAAAGATTTACTGTAAGAGGCTGAGTTTGAAGTCCAAAAGGTGCATCATCTTGAGAAACAGGTGCAGTATCATCAAACTTAAAAAAAGCAGTTTGAATATCCTCTATATTTCCTAATTCATCTTTAGAATAAAATTCAAGTGAATGAATACCTTCAACAGAAGGAATATGAAATGGAGAAGAATACGTTTGAAAAGAACCTGAATCCCATTTGTAATAAGTCACACAACTTGTTGGAAAAACAGATAACGTTATTGTTGAATTTGTTTTAAACCACCCATTTGTTCCATCTGGAGAAGAAGGAACTGTAGAATAAACAGTTACCGGTCCTATGTTATTTAATCTTAAAAGATTTGTTCTTATCTGTTCTGCATTTCCATTATTGTCAATAGAAAAATATTTTACAGTAGTAATTCCCTGATCAGCAACAGAAAATTGAGCTCCTCCACCCACAGGTCCACTTGAAGAAGAAGTTGAAGGATCAGAACCATCAGTAGTATAATATGTCTTAAGAACTCCTGAAGGAGCATCATAAATCGTGTCACCATAATCAACAGCGGTCAATTTGACTTCAAATGAATCAACTTTATTCCAACCAAATGGTATATTGCTTGTGGTGACTGGAGATGTGCGGTCATTTGACATAATTTATGACTTCTTTTACCTATGTTGTACTGATTAAAAGTTCGCCTAATGAAAGATATTCAAGACTAGTTATATTTATGTCCCCTGAACCTGTATTCCCATAAACAACATATGAAACTGTATATCTATGCAATGTTGGTGAATCACCATTTATTGTCGAAATGACGATCTCACCATTAGTACCTATATATCCTTGTCCTGCAGCCAAATCGACAAGAATTGAATTTAATACTAAAATTAAAGGTCTATCATCCTCAAAAATTGCATAAAAACCATCTTCTACAGATGGTCCTAGAGTTGAATTCAACAGAGCTCCTGGTCCAGTCGAATATGATCTAATAGAACCCAATAATGGTTCAAAAGATGCACCAATGACTTCTCTATTTATTTGAGTACCATTTGCTTTTACCATTTTTGTCAAAGGTACCACAACAGACTTTACATTAGTAACAGCCTCAACTGCACTTATGACGTCACTTTGAGCTATTCCTATTCCCAATTTCAATGAATCAAATTGATTTGAAAGTGCAGTAGCAACATCGCTTTTTACGGTTATTGAATTTGCTCCAGGAACTAATACGACAGAAATCTCTAAATCTACTAATGTCTCTAAAACATCTTTAATTAAAACATCTGCAGTAACATGTCTTGTCACATCTATAGTATCTTGAACTACATTGACTAATTGATTGGCATTATATGTAATAGTTAAAATTTCTCCATAATCATAGCCGACTGTAATCTGACTACCATTAGGTATAGTAGAATTTCTAGAACGTGCAATTTGTACCTTATTTCCACTAGATTCTGGTAATAATGTATAGTCAGAATTTATAGAATAGACTATAGCACCCAGACTAACTACAATAGATGGAATATCAATTGCATATTGACTTAATTGTCTATATTCACTATTAACTAAAACTACAGTCTCAGATGAAACTGTCAAAGTTCCTACTGGTACACCGTTAGCATACATTATTTGTACAGTTCTATTTGCCTTACTAGAATTTCCTTCTAAAAGAACATCATCTATTTTATTAAGTGAATAATTCACATCTGCTTGCAAAGGACCACTTACGCTTCCAACAATAGAAATAATACTTTCTGCAGGTTGAGTCTGCAAAAGAATAGGATTGCTTGCTCTATATCTGTAAGTAACAAAAATTTCATCCAAAAAATCCATACCTATTGAATGATTTGTTGCATTACTTGGATCCAGTTCTAAAGTAGTACCCTCAACACCTATTAACATACTTTCTACAATTGGAAAATGTGCAAGATTTGCTGATGTCTCTCCTCCTACAGCACTTGCAATAACAACTTCTGTTGTCACAGTTATTATATATTGATAAGTTGCAGTTAATATGTTTCCTAACAATAGAGGCACAACTAATACAAGTTGTCCATTTAATGTGTTCAAAGTATAATCGACATTTTCCACTAATGCAATGCTATTTTTAAATATAGTATATGATCTTTTAACAACAGGTGAATGTAATAAAGTAAAATTAGTTTGTCCTACACTACCCGGTATTGCTTCTGAGCTTATTGAAACTTTGTATTGATAATCAGCAGTTACAAAATCACCTGCAGTTAATGGGTTTAAAAGTGTAATTTGACCTGTTGTCAAATCCACATCAACCTCTGTACTTTTATCTAAAGAAATAGAATTTTTATAGACAGTCCAGTTGCCAAGAATATCATAATCTTGACCTGCTGTATCTTTAAATATTCTAGAAACCATGTAAATCGGAGATGATGTTGTGACATTAATGTTTTGTGTTTCTATAATTGCATAATTAGGAGAAGGTGAAGTAGACAAAGGTACTAAAATAGTAAATTGTTCGTCATTAGATTGATCATATAAAAACCCTACGTTATCCTGCGTTTGTGCATTTTCCCCACCCCTTATGTATATATCCACCTTACCATAGACATGTTTCTTCCTAACTTCGTCATAATCTCGTTGCATTAGAGAGTCACCTGCAGTAACTACAATCACATCTCTAACACCTGATATTTGAGTACATGTCCTTTTATACCCATATACTGTTCCTACATCTAACCCTACAAATGAAAGTTGAACTCTATCAGCTAAATCTGCATTTGATTCTTCATCAATACCTCCAAATGCTGATTTAGGATTAATAACAGAAAATCCTGTAGTTTTTGTATTTATAATTGTATTTGCATTAACATTTCCATTTAATCCTGCAATAGCAGCTTGAACAGGAATTACAAGTTCATATCTTTTAGTTACAGCATTATAATAATTGTTGATTTGAGAAACTTGCATTATACCGCTAGAAAGCGTATTAAATGTTATAGAAGATTGTGTCTCTGTCGGTGTTGTGCTTACCGGATCTCCCAAAGCTACAGATAAGTCTGTAGAAGGAATCGTTGTAGTATAATAAGTCACATCTGTAGTCGAAAATGTTGCACCCAATCTTGTTTTTCCATAATTAGAAGCTAATGCATCAAATGATTGATCTATAAGAGTTTGAACTTGATCATCAGAAGTAAAGAAAAATGCTAACTTCAATAATTGTTTGTATGATGAACTAGAAACTGGATCAGATATTCTATCACCATTTGAATCATCTAATTGTCTAAGATTTAAAAATGATTGAGACTTCATTGCAAAATTTTCTCTAACAAATGCCCAATACATTTCCAAACTGTTTGGATCTACATGCAATTGACGAATTACTGAGCCAGGCTTGACATCTAAAAGAGGACTTCTTTCAAGCAGTTCTGTAATATAATCTAGACTTATATCATTCTGTGTTCTTGTAGGAATAGTTGCAACTTCTGTAGATATAGTCAAAGGAATTGCTTGAAGTTCAATTGAAGTTACACTTTCTTCCCCAGATGTATTAACTGCTGTGACGACATAATACTGTGTCGTATTTTCAGTTATATTTTGATGTAAAAAACTAAAGACATTTACCTGTTCAAAATTTTGTACTACTGTTGTAGTTTTTACATCACCTGTTTGTTGAACAATTTCTTGTGTGCTCAAAAGATTTTGTTGAACTTTAGAAATTGCTTCTACTAAAGTATTATTAAGTTTTATGTACCCACTAAGCCCGCCTCCTGAAGTAGTAGAATTATAGACATTATAACCTTGAATATCAGTCTCAAGATTTTGAACCCAATTTATCTGAACTTGACTACTAAAAGCAACAACGTATAACCCAGTAGGTGGAGTAGGTAGCATTTAATTATCCTTTTCATTATCATGATATCTGAATAGGTACATTTGATACTGGAACTACTGTATTCGCTTGTGTAGTAATATTAACATTAACAGTAAAATAAGAAGGATCCGATGTACTCTGTGTAATACTTGTACTCTTAATAGTGTTCAAGAATTCTAGATTTGTCACTGTTTGATACTCTTCTTGTTGTATTTGAGCTGATTTTAATTTAGATAATACAGTTACAATCTCATTTAAAATTTTTGTCTTAGTTATTTCCGGGAAAATCTTAGTACCTATCATTGCTGCAAAATCTGTTCCATACCATGTTGCTACTGGATCACTTCCCAAAACTGTTATTATTATCTTTTTAAGATCTTGAATAAGTTTGTCTGAATCTTTTATAGTTTTATACTGTCCAAGTTGATCTATTGTATAATCAATGAGATCTGTATAATCTGAACATTTATCACAATAAGTAGAATTAACATAGTAATCTAAAGAAATTCTATCTGATATCAAATCAGTTTGATAATAATACGAAATCAAAATAATATCAGTAGGTTTTGGATATTGATACAAAGTAATCTCACCTGTAGCAGAATTCACTCCTGCTACAGGATATATTGCTCCATTAATAGTTACTATAACAGCATTATTAAGTGTATTATTTGATGTAGACTCAAATGTCTGAAATAATGGTAATAAAGGAAAATATTTTGTAAAAAATGTTCTCTCTGATCCTGTAAAGTTAGTTGTTCCAAGCGAACCTTGAACAACTTCATTCTCAACAAACTTTCTATTAGTTTTCTTATTAGACCGAAAAACAACATCTTGTGATCCTGGAATTACAGCTTTTGTAGAATTTTTTAAATACCATCCATCACTTTGTTGACTAAAATAAGAAATTTTGACATCTTGTCCTACTTGAACAAGTTGCTTTATAGTTACATTGCTTTGTAAAGCATTAACATTAGTTATCTGTGCTTGATAAAAATATGTGATTGTAATAACATCACTTATTATTGGCTTTTCTTTGAAACTAATTCTACCTGTTATAGCATCAAAACTTTCTATTCTTGTTGCGCTATATCTTACTGTCTGTGCCAAATAAATTATCGTATTTCCCATTCCAACTTCGAATGAATCATTAGTAGCAAGTGGAATAGTAGTTAAAAAAGCTTTTGCTATAGCAAGAGAAGGAATTGCAGTATCCGAATCATCCGAAGTATAAAATTTGTCACCTACATTAAGATTATTAATTGAAATAAGAGAAGAAATAGAAGCATAAGTAGAAGGAATAATAGAAAGTCCAAGTTGTTTCTGACTACTATCTACTTGAAATGAATCATAATTTGCAAGAGTATTCCCTTTTATAAGTTCAAGTGTTTGATTTGTTGTATCACTACCATCTATATAAAAATAATCTCCTGCAATAAGACTATAAGTTTCAATTAACACTTCAATATCAGTACAACTTTTAGGAGAAGTAGCAAAACCAGGAGAATAAGGTCGACCATTTTTAGTTATCTGAAAATCATTTACATCTATAAAACTATTAAAATCATAACTATTAGATTTCATCAAAGGTCGACTTTGAGTAAAGAAATAATTCTCAACACCTGTAAATTGTTCTGACACATCTTCATTTGTAACTTTTACTTTAACAACCACATCTTGAAATCGAGTTGCTAACTGACCTAATTTTAGACCATTATAAATTGGACCTTGAGAAACAAAAAAAGTTCTATTGCTCCCTGTTACTTGAGAAGAAATATCCTCTCTTAATAAAATTTCATTTAGAAAATCTCTAGGTCTCTCAAAATCATTAATTCTAACAACAACATCTTGATTAATAAGAGGCACATTGATAACAACAGTTTTGTTATCGTCTTCGACAATATGATCATCCCAAATAACTTTGTTATCACAAACTTTTTTCAATAAAAATTCATATGACATTATGTTTTAGACTCTGTTTTAACGACACCTTTAGCAAAATCTTTTCTGGCTTGTTCAGAAGGAAACAAAATATTATTATTATCATCTGCAATCATACGCTCTATTTGATCTAAAAATGATTTTGTTTCTGTTTTTGCAGCAGATTTTCTATCTATCATTTCTTTAGATTGTTCTATTGCATCAAGCAATTTCTTCATTTTATATTCATTTCTCTCTCTTTTATACTTTATTGTAGATATAAATGGCTGTTTTACTTGCGACATTAAATCTGCTGAAACACTATCATCTTGTTTTGTAACTTTAACTAAATCATGAAGTTGTGTTTCATAAAGAACATTAGAAGCACTTCCTCCAAAAAAATTATCTGCTGTAGAAAAATATGACAACGTCTGTCTTAGATTATTCATTTCTACATATAGATAGTTAATCTCTTCATTAATATCTACTATTTGCTCTTCAAGAAAACTTCTTAAATCTTGAAGTTGAGGTGAACTTAATGTTCCTAAAAAATTGAAAGCCAAGTTAACAAATCCTTTTGTTTATAATTGATTAACAATTAATGGGATTGTGTCTATTTATACATAACTATAAAAATTATAGAAAAAAGGAAGCTAGATATTCTCCCTCGACTACAAAAGGTCAATGAATATCTTTGAAGATATGTAGTCTTAATGGTGTATAATTTAGAAATAAATAAAAACTATAGAAAAAGCTATCTAAAAAAGATTTTCAGAGCATCTCCTATGCCTGGAGTTCCATACACTAAAACTATTCCCGCAGTATAAGAAGTAGAGTCAGGAATAGGTCCATTTATAGCATTTTTTATACTAGTTTTAATATATTCATTTCCACCTTCAGCAAACGGTATTTGTAAAAAATAAAGATTTGGAAGAGAAAAATCATTTTCAAGTATTTTTATATATGAATCTATAAGTTCAATAAACAGCTTCAAACTATCAACCTTTTTTTGCAATAAATTAATAAAAGTCAATATTGCAGAATCCATTTTATCCGTACCTTTTAACAAAGAATCAATCAAAGTATTCATTATGTCTACAGTTTCTTTAATTTTAGGAAACATTTCCAAAACACCAAGTTTATAAGCAGACCAATCAGGCCATGTTTTTTTAGGATATCGTGGATGTATTTTAGAAAATTTATTATACCCATCACATCTCTGTTGCATTATTCCATTTTGACATGAAATTGGATCCCAAAACTCACTAAAAGGAATATCCTCTGGATCAAAATAATTATCCGATCCAAATACTAATCTCTGAGACTTACCAGAATTCGTACATGCCGCCCCTGTATTATAAACACAATTAACATTATCATAACCAGTACACAAAGTAGAACCTGCATCACACTTTTTTATATCAAAGAAATATCTACTAAATTCTGGTCTAATACATGAAAAAAAGTTCTTATTAGCAAAATCTGTAAAATATTGATACTTAAATGTCAATATTGTTCCTGAACTATAACCTGACACCTTTATCTTTCCATCCTTATCATTCAACACAGTCACTTTTGAAGACGAAACAGGTTGCAATCCAGGTGAAGCAAAAAAAACTTGAACTGATCCTGCATCTATAGGTTTATTTTGAGTCAAATATGTTAAATCACTTCCAAGAGCACCAGACTCAGAAGCTTGTTTTTCATTCAATTCATGTTTAGTTAAATAAGTTATTGTCAATACATCATTCAATTGAAAATAATAGATAGACTTCACATAAATAATATTAGAAGAATAATCAACTCTATACTCTGTAGAATCTACTGACGTAGTTACATTGTCTCTTTTTTTCTTAATACTAACAGAACCTGCTATAGGTTTGTCTAGTAAAGTATAAAGTAATGGATTTGAATCACTTATGACTTGAGTTATAGTAAAAACTTCTGTTTGTTCGATGTCAAATCCGCATCTGTAATTTCTACATCTTGCCAATCCCCCATTAACTTCTAAAGTAATATTTGTTGGTTTTGCAGAAACTTCAGAACTTAAACTACCTACAGCTACTATTTTTGTCTTTGAAATAGGAATTATGTCTTCTTCAACACCTAAAATATTTATCTTCTTATCAAAATCTGAAGTATAAACGCCCATTGAATCAGTACCTGCATCTTTTAAATTGATTAGTTTTGTTCTATCCTGAGTTATTATAGATTGATAATCAGAAGGAGAATGTACTGTTAAAGATGTATAGCCACCTGCAATAACATAAAAATAAGAAGTATCATTCTGAACATTATCATCTTCAAAAACAAACCTTAATGGGTCACCTCCCAAAACTGCTGTTGACAATGCTTGAGCTGAAAAAGTTGCTTGCTGCAACCATGTTGTTGCCTGACTTGTACTAACTTTCATAATTTCGGCTAATTGCAATGCAACATTTGTAATTCCTACTAATTTCCAAGAACGAATAGGTCTACCCGATTCATCTCTATATCCATTTCCAGAACTATCTGTTACAGTATAGCCGCCTTGAATCTCACTTCTAAAAATAAAATATTCTTTTGGTATAATAGAATCACTTGGAGTAAATGTTACTCTCACAGATGAATTTGCTGCAAAAGTTGTGACATTAGATGGTGGCTCAAAAGCAATTCTAAATGGCGATCTAAACAATCTCATCAATTTTTGTATTGAAGCAACAAAATTAGCTATGTCATCTGGTCCTATAGTTCCTGAATCAAACATCATTACATAGCCACCTAACATTGCACTAGAAGGAAATTGAGGCCTGTTACTATCTCCTGGATCGTCAAATGAATTTACGACTTTAGCAACAAATGAAGAATATCCTCCTTTAACACCATCAAACCAAGTTGGTTTATTAGGATCAAAAATGTTGAAATTCTCTTTGGGCAAATCTAAAAAATATTCAGGATTGGACTGAGGGTTTACCCCTGCTTTAGGTAGCACATACAGAACATAAATACCTGTTGCTTCTAAACTTGCTATAAAATTGTCAATAAGTGCTTTAATCTGGTTAAGTAAGATTTTCATTGCATCATCAATATTGACAATAAAAATCTTTATGATGTTCAATATCTGTGTTGTAAAATTTAAAGCAGTAATCAAAGGAGGTAGAACTTGTCCTACAGATTTTGCTAATGCTTTTACTTCATTGGGTATCCACTGAGATGTATCAATCTTACTCCATGTCAAATTATTTGCCATGTTGCATTCCTGTCTGTAGTTGTTTTATTTTTTCTCTTAATTCTCGTACTTGAACATCATCTTTTATAACTCCCATAGCACACAAACTTTCAATCTTTGAATTAATTTGATTAATTTCTATCATTACAACACTTTTCACCAATCTTTCTAAATTATCCACAAATTCAGATCTGGCTGATGTCCTCTTTTTCCAACTTAATTCTTCAGTCATGATTTCCTTACAACATAGAGTTTATTGTAGATATAAGACCATTATTAGTACTTATTGCACTCTGATTATTATCTTGTTGATTAAGTTTATTTCCTACTTGCACATAACTTCCTGTCTTTTTATTTGAACGTACAGTCACAGGACTCTTTCTAGAATTATAAAGAGTAGGAGTCAATGCACTGACAATTGTATTAGCCCTTGCAGTTATCTGAGCTAACCTTGCAGGAATTGTAGGTAACCTACTAGAAATTATAGGTAATCTTGCAGTAATTTGAGAATTATCTGTAGTATAATAAGTGACATTAATGCTACCTAATCCAGATAAAAATCCAATTCTAACTTTATACATTATGGGAGACATAATGCTTTGATCTGCAAATTGCATAAGTTGTGAAGTATCTAGATTGCTAAAATCTGAAGAAGGATAAGAATCATCATTTAAATCAAAACCTAATTTAGATTTTGCTGTACCTGCTATCTGAATTCTAGAAGTATCATCAGTAGTAGAACTTTGAATCTTCAAATAATCATCACTTGTCAAATCACATTCAAAACCTGATCCATATATTATGGATTCTAACTCAGATTTAGTAACAAAAGAACTATTTACAAAATTACCTGAACCTGGATCTTCATATCCTCCATTCATAACACCAAGTTTCAAATCTACTGCAGCATTGTTTGATAATGCATCTGTAATTACAACAGATGATCCTGTTCCTCCAGTCCCAGAAGTTAAATAATACCTTGTTCCTACATAACTACAAGTAAATTGAGAATATGCAGCTTGCAATTCACTATCATTTGGTACTATAATTGATCTTACCTGTAATTGAATATTTATTGCAATATCATAAGCAGAAAGTTGAGCTCCAATTGTGATCTCAATTCTAGTATAACCATTTAAACTAATCCCTATTCTATTATTAGAACTATAAATTCTTGTATGACCGCCACTTCCTGAAACAGATGTTCCATGAACTGCATGAAAAGTTAAAGTCTGCGGTGCTTCACCATTTGCAGTAACAATTAAAGTATCAACATTTTCTATTCTATATGGTTCAGCTATTCTAGAAATTAAATTTGCTTTAGTCAAAGTAGCATCAGAATAAAAAGGTGATGTATTAATTGCATCAACTAAATTGACAACTTTATTATATGGAGCAACAGCAATATTAAAATTCAAATCCATTCTAGTCGTTGAATTACCTAATGACAAAACTGATTTAAAACTTGTACTATCTAAAGTTGCTTGTATATCAACAACAATTTGTCCATTCACTATAGTCTGAGTATCAAACTTCAACACCGGAATTGCTGAACCACTACTTACATTTACTGTAGAAGAAATTCCTCTTGTTCCTGATACAATTCTAAAAGCATTAGTAAAACTAGCCCATACAGTCGTCTCATTCCAAGTACATATAGATGCAGCATATCCTCCACTACCAATCACCTGAAGTTTTGTCTGAATATCAGACGCAATCTGTGAACCAGTAAGAGTACCTGTAGTTAATATTATGTCCGGTTTAGACAAATCACCATCTATATCAACCTTCAATCTATTGTTGGCATCTATACCTGTTGTTGTTCCTACAACAAATCCAAGAATAGCTATAGCCGATCCACCTGTGAATTCAATCGAACTTAAAGAACCTAATATTGAATTTGTTTGCATTTTTATATGATTAGAACTATTTGAAACAGTAAACCCAGACAATACGCTTAAAATACTTACAAATTCATCTACAGAAACTGTAGCAACATTTGCTACATTACCCGTACCATGAACTGGAACATCGGCATCCAATTTTATTGTTCTAAGAAAATCATTTGTCCCTTCATAAACTTCCACTACAGATACAGTACCTCGAATTGTAGAAGTAATTACAAACAAATCTGAAGAATATGTTATGTTAAATTGTCCGACTGGAATTTGTAAACCAATTTTGTTTGTCATCTCAATTATCAAACCAGATGAATTATATCTTCCCTGAGAAATTGTGACTATTGAACTAGAACTCCCATTAATCGAAGTAATAAAAGTATCATTTACTCCAGTAATGACAGGAAATATTGAAAAACCTTCTGCAATATAAACTAAAGATCCAGAATGATCTAAAATACTGTACCCCATTGTATAAGCAATACTTGTCGAATTATGAACTCCAGTAAGAAATAACAATTGAAAAATAGATGTTGTTGTTATAGCAAAAGTATTTGCTGCATAAGAAACAGAATATATATAAGTTCCTGCTGCATTCATTTTGTTTTGTATTTCAGTTGTCAAACTTGCAACATCATAAACTCCTGGTGAAATTTGAGCATGTAATTCTGTTATAGCTTCTTTAAAATCTATCCAATCATTTGTATTTGCTTTAATAACAAACCCTGATGTAGCAGCAGATCTACTTTGCGTATACCCTGCTGTTGCAGTAGCTTCTGCAGTTTGAGCACCTCCTCCATCAATTTCAAATAATAAAGTATTAGAAACAGACAAATCAAATGGTCCTGTTGTAGTTCCTGTCACAACAGCATTAGTGTCGTCAGTAATAAAAAATGATCCACTTGGTGTTTGCCCTGAATAACTATATCCTTCAACACCATCTCTATTATTTGTAAGAGTAGATATTACAATATCGGGCGTAAAAGTTGTAGATGAACAAAATAGATAAGGTAGATTCCATCTACCAGTAATTTGTTTTAAAACATTTTCATAAGAAACTAATATAGGAGGATTGTTGTAAATCTTAGAACCTGCTCCTGCAACTATCGTAACAGGCGAAACAGAAAATGATTGTAAATATTGAGTTAGATTTAATATTGCCGCATGAGAGTGCAATAAAATATGCGTTTCTAATGAAGTCAAATTATTAAAATTAGGGGTTAAATTTGCTAAAGCTGTATCTATATTTGTTGTAACAGAATCATTTTCGCTAATATGACTTACATATGCACCTTTTTGATATCTTAAAGCAGTGTCTTCTTGTTGTGTCTTAAAAAATTCTATATTTGCAATACTTTCCCATCCATCTAATAAAACTTCATTATTGTTAAGAGTAAGTTCATTTTGCAATGCAACCAATATAGGACTTTCTAATCCCAAAATTAATTGCTCATATAATAATGCAGAATATTCATCAACAGTATAATCAGGTGCTTTAGGAGCCCCATCAAATTGATTTGGCAAAAAAGGATTAAAATAATCTGTCATCTGAAAAGTTACTTGAAAATCAGATGTAAATGAAGTTGCTAGTGTCTTATCACTTGTGTTAAAACCTATATAATTACCAATACCTGTTAAAGCATTTGCGCCTGTTTGAAACAACAATCCAAAACTTCCTGTATTTTTTGCAATTGTAAACTTCTTCTGTTGAGAACTATAAGTACAAGTATACCCAGAACCAAGGGCGCTCTGAATAACAGTTGCTACATCATGTTCACTGGTATATGTACCTGATGCTATAGTTACAGCAAGTTCTATATCAGTTGTTTCAAAAAAATTAATCATATTATTACTACTATCTATGACTAGTTTTCCATTAGGATAAAGCCTTGGTAAACCTCTTGATCCATAATCATAAATAAGAGTCGTAGTAAGATCTACATTATCATTAAAACTAGAACTAATATTAACACCATTAAGTTGTTGATACAAAATTGAATGACTCAATGTCGATGGATTATTCAAACCAGAAACTTGAATATGAGATACTGTTGCTAGCTTATCATAAAGATCTCTTAAAGTATTATAATATTGTTCATTTCCTCTTTCTTCTTCTGGAAAAACAGGAGGAAACACATAACCAACTAGATTCATTGCATCTCTATCAGAATCAGATGCAGGAATAACATGAACAGATGAATTTGGACCCATAGTTCCACTATAGATAATAAAAATATTATCTCTCGTAAAATAAGATACTTTAGCATTTATAAAACCACCAGATCCTACCATCCTAAGTTGTGCTTCTATTGACTTTGCAACATCCTTCCCGTTTGATATGCCAGAACAAAATAGAGGGCCTACTTTATTTGCCCCTATATAACCAAGAGGCTTATCTAAACCACCTGACCAGTCATACCCGAGATCATCATTATCATACCCTAGATTAGCATCTTGAAAACATCTCCTGAAATCTGATATCTTGATCTCACTTATTTGACTTGAAGTTGCAGCAACACCTGTTCCCGAACCCATTCCTGTTGCCGTAAAAATAAGACCTACTGTATTTGAACTTGCTCCTATTGAAGTAAAATCTGTTGTTCCAATTGATACAATTGTATATTTAGCATCTACAACAAAATTTCCTGCAAGAGTAGCATCTATTGCAACATTTAAGAGATTGTTTTGATACTTTCCTTGAATCATAAACTGTTGATCAAAGCCCAAATAATTCATCAAATCAATCTCTCCAACTATTAAATCAGAACAAGGAACTACCTGAACAGAAGCAGACGGTCCAGAACCAGATATTATTGTAAAAGTATTAATAGATATATTAAAAACACATGCAATCTTTTCTAATGAAGGATCAGAATTCTGAATCAACAATTGAATTGAAGATGCCAATGAAGAAGGTAAAACATTCGCTGAATTTTCATATGAGGCTAACATTTGGACATTATCTACTATTGGTGTAAGAAGTGTCACATATCCCGTAGAATAATCAATATTATAATCAGTTCCTCTTACTAAATTGATAGTAATAAATGTTGTTGTAAGAGTTACTATAGATCCAAACATAGGAATATGTGTTAACTGAGCTACAGTTTCTGCACCTGTAGTATTTTCAAAAACTGTTTCACTATAAGTTCCATCCAAATTCTCATAATCAGCGGTCATCTTGAAACCAGATCGAATAGCCTGCAAAAACGTAATAATTCCTGTATTATAATCTACCATATATTGTGCTTTATCAATAAGTACAAATGAACTTAAAGACAAAGAAATAGAATCAGTAGAAGAAATTACAGGAAAATATTTTAATTGAACGGCGGTCTCTGTCCCTAATGTATTTGAAATAACCACTTCATCTACTTGATCAATGCTTATCAAATTAGACAAATCTATTTCAACAGTAGTTACACCATCAAATGTTACTTTAAGTTTTTTATGATATTTGTCTATTATATAAGGTGAACCTGTTTGTTTTGATGAAGTTGTTGCACCATAACGATCTCTTGACCAGATATCAAAATCTGAACCAAAAGTTATAGTTATAGAACCACTTGTTGTACACGGTTGAGATATTATTATGCTTGTAGAACTAGCTATACTCATAATAAAAGCATTTTTCGGGATTCCTGTTCCACTTACAAATTGACCTGGATTTGTAGTTGCTGTTCCTGTACCTGAACCAACTCCAGTTGCTGTAAAAGTTACTCCTACAGCATTTGAACTAGCACCAATTAAAGTAAAATCTGTAGATCCAATGAACACAATTATATAATTTGCTCCAATCACAAAACTTCCTGCTGTCTTTATTATTCCTGTTGATCTTAGTTTTGCAGTTGATGTTAATCCTGAAATAGTTGTACTAAGATTTGTGATTGTTCCTGTCTGTTGAGTTCCTGCAAATCGAGATCTACTATATCCTCTCATAGGAAACAATGGTCCATTAAATATCTGCGTGTATATGCTCCAAGTAGAATATGTTCCCGATCCAGTAATCGTAATAACATTTACAGAAAGTGAGCCTGTAGAAGAATTATAAGCAACAATTTCACCTTGCATTTGATTATAAAAATCATAAGCAATAACAATAAATTGTCCAACAGATAATGATAAACTTGGACCAACATTTAAAATTTTTAAACCTACATCTATAGTAAGAACAACAGATACTGGAAGAATTGTATTTTCTGTTATTATTAATCTTCCATTATTAATATAAAGACGGGCAAAATTAGATGATGTGTCAGAAATTGTAAAACCTTTTTCTTGCAATGGTTGAATTATAGAAGTTCCATTTAATCTTCTTAACTCTTCTTCAAATGCAAAAATATTGACATGAATTGGATCTAATTGTTTCTTAAAAGGTACATCAACTAAAAGTAAACTTGCTATCTCTGTAGTAATAGTAACAGATGATTGTTGAATAGACTGATTCTGATCTTGTGTGTTTTGTTTAGAATCTTCAAGAATATTCTGATCAGATTGTGTTAAGAGTGTGCTCATACATCTCCTATTAAGATAACATTCCTATATCTACACCTGTCATAGGAATTGGCGGAAAACCTCCCCCAACTAGTACAGTCATTACTATTCCTGATGACAAAATTGTGTTACATATTCCATTTCCTATTGCCATTGCTAATTGCAATGTTTGAGAACCAGTAAACCCAACAGCTGTCAACATACCCATAATACTTGCCGCCATAGCAGGACCTGCTACTATAAGAGTTCCAGTTCCAGTTCCTATTGCCATACCTATACAAACAGAATTAACAATTCCCAAAGATATAAAAGATGAAAAAGCATTTCCTATTGCCATTGCCATTTGAATAGCCTTGGGACCAGTAAAACCAACAGCAGTCATCATTTGAAATATATTCATTCCTGCAACAGGTCCTACTATTCCTTGAACAAAACCGGTTCCTACTCCTGCTCCAACTGTTGTTCCAATACCTACACCTTGATAAATAGCAGAAGTCAACAAATAATTTGCAACTCCATTACCTATACCATTTGAGAGTTGTAGTAATTGTGCTCCTGTAAATCCTTGTGAAGCAAGTTCAACCATTAATAACCCTGAGAACACTGGACCTGAAATTGGCATGATAAATCTCAATTTTTGTTATTACAAAACAAATACTAATTTCATAAAATATCTACATAGATGCACTTACTGTCTTGCTTGCAAGCAATGGCAATCCTACGACGAAATCGAGATGTGTAGGTGTCGGAAGGCCCGTGACGACCCCGCCGACAGCTGGAAGCGACCCAATTTGTACAAGAGGTCCTGACAAATTTAATTTAACCCCACTCTTGATTGTAACTACTAACGCACCATTTATATCAACTGTTTGTGCTATTGAATTAATTTTAATTGCGCCCAAACTTGTCTTCACTTGCACATCACCTGCAACAATTTCTACTACAAATGAACCACTCTTAATAGAAATTTTTTTTGATCCATTTACGATTGCTTCTGTTGAAGATCCGTTAATGATGTTCTGATTAATATTTCCGACCTTAACACTTGTAGTCTTGTCACCCAATGTAAGATCTTCAACCATATTTCCTTTAACAATCGTATCATGTTCATCTCCCAAAAGAATTGTTCTCTTTAAATTCCCGTTCAGATACTTTTCATCTCTAGTACCTGTGGTCAACAACAAACCATCTGTAATTTGAGAAGGCAATGCTGGAGTAAAAATTCCAGGAGCTCTTTCTAAACTACCTGTTATTCGTGTATCTCTATTATAACCTATTTGCTCTTGTTTATCTTTTATAACAATCTTTTTATAAGATCCACCATACATATTGTTTTTGTCATTGACAAAACTCTCTTCTCTTGTTCCCAAAGATTGTACAATATATTTTCCATGAACTACAACATTATAATCACCTGTAACTTCTAAATTATAAGGTCCATCTATTAAACCTTTATATGGACCCTTTGTTTTTAAATAATAAGAATTGCCATCATTACCCGGAGCGATTACTTCTACATACATTCCTTTTTGTGCTACAATATTGCTACTTTTTCCTTCTCTATCATAACCCAAAGTAGCTTTAATGCCACCTTTAGTGTCTAAATACAAAGATTTATTGTCTACATTGTCAGCACCCAAAAGAAGTTTTACTGCACCTTCAAATGCACCTTCCCAACTTCTTCCTGCTCCTAAAGAATGTGCACCAGATGATGCAGGAAAGAAAGTAAAAAGATGCCCTTCTTTGTCAATATCTATTCTTGCTCTAGACAACAATTTAAGACTTACAGCAGATGAAAGTTTTGAATATTCTTCTGGAGTACATTCTAGATAATCTAAAGAAACTTCAGATGCAAAAGGTATCCCAAAAATTTGAGGTCTTAATACTTTAGCATACTTTGCTATATCAGTTTTATCATTACCGACTAATGTTCCCAAAACATAAGTCAAAAAAGGCTGTTGAGCATTTACATCATAACCGGCATTAACTTCAGAAGCTTTCATTATGCCATTAGATGTTTCATACATTTCAATTCTATGTTCTGTAAATGCTTGACCGCCGACATGTAATGGATTATTTGAATCAGTGACAAATTGTACTTTTTGACCATTAGGAAGTGTTGTTGGTTGAAAATTAAATTTTAAATCACCAGGTTCTCTAGCAACTAATCCATTCCAAGTACGAGAAGCTTGAGTAAGAGTATAAATCTGATTAGAGGATAAACGAATAGATTTATCAGCTGATCTTATTTCTATTTCATTAAGTTTGCTGTCTGAGAGATAGACATCTTCATCAAGATATAGTTCAGCTCCTGGAGATGATTCTATTTGAATTTCACCAGGATATATTTTTCTACGTTTTCCTCTGATTACATTGTAGCCTATTTTTTCTCGAATTGTCGCTATGTCTGTTAATGCTTGTGAAGTTTTGTCATTTCTAAGAAGCCTATATTCTAGTAAGGTCTCTAGACTAAAATCTGTGAAACCAAGGATAACAGGATCCTCCCAAGTTTGTGATTGACGAGACCACCCGCAAATCACAACGCTTCCTACTTCTGGCATTCCACGGATAGTGCTTCTTAAAGAAGCATGTGATAGAGGCAAGCGAACAAAAGGAGTAAAACCTCTACCTTCTAACCAAGTGATGTCAACATAACCAGTCTCATAGTCAACTCTAGTGATATAACCCAATCTTGTGTATTTAGTTATATCAACTTCTTTACCTCTGTAAGGATCTTCACCAGATCTTAATGGTAGTTGATGAGGCATTTAATTTTCCTAAGTGAGTTAAGGAATTGCTGCTCCCAAAGAACCTGTAAATCCTTCAGGAATAACAGAATCAGGTGAAAGTTTTTGTGCTTTTGCAGCATTATTTGCAGGACCAGTATCACCAGAATCTATCATCTTGGCACCCTGACTTGCTTCAGAATCCAATGTCCAAGCAACATTGTTCGGATTAATTACAAGAGAATTGTTTTCTACTTTTAACTTAAGTGCTTGTGCTGCACCTATTGCTGCTTTTGAGGATAACGCATTTGAAAGAGGTTGATCAATAGTGCTATTAGCCGAAAATCGTAAACCATAGCCATAACTAATATAAGGTTCAGCACCCATTTGTCCCATTAATTCATATCCATCGGCATCTGTAACTTGAAATTGTCCTGTTGCAGAAGTAGGATCTACTTCCTGTCCTGTTGACAGCTGCCAATCCCCAAAAGGCATTGAAGATATCTGAGATAAATCAATTGCAAAATTTGGTTTGACTACAGACACATGCTCCTTTGCTCTTGGAGTACAAACTGATGGCATAGAAAGCTGTGTCACAAAATTATTTGTCGTATTAGATTCAGCAATAGATGTTCCTGGTGTAGTAACTTGTTCATCTGTTAATCCGCCTACATTCTTAAAAAGAGTTAAAGATTTACCTTTAGATCTTTCTGCTACTACAGTTAAAGTAGTAGAAAAATTTCCACCAAAACTAAATCTATGTTCAATTCCTTTGACATAGTAAAAAGCATCTCTTGATGGAATATAAACTGGATACCCGAGTCTAAGTTCCGGTCTTCCTATAATAGAAATACTTCCTTGTCTGACTAAAGCATTTGCTCTTGCTAATTCAACTTTTCCCCAAAATTCACATTGTTTAGGATTGCGTAGCCATGGCATATGACGTTGTTGTTCTCGTTCTCCATATTGAAGAGTTAATAAAGGACTATATGCAATTCCTGTAGGAGCACCATGCCCGCCATCAGATATATTAGCCATCGCACCTGTTACATCGATTCTTGTTACAACTTCAGATTCACTTTGAACAAAACTCCAACTTAGTATATCTATATCATGAATAACCGAATTTATATTTTGACTTACATTTAAGTTATAGAATGGCATTTTTAATACAATTTCACCGTTAACATCCATAAAAAATTCAAAACCAATTCCTTCTTTTACCTCATTTGCTATTTCATACTGACTCTTTCTATCGCTTTTTGCTATAGATGGAGCAGCTGGAAACATCTGATAAAAAGTATTTATATTCCCTATATCTTGTAATTGTTTAGTCTTTTCTAATGTAGGATAAGTAATTAATTGTGTAGGATCAATAATCCATTTGCCTAATGTTTCCGAACCTTTTCTAGTATCTTTTTTCAATCCATAAATTTTTAAATTTCTTCCTACTTGTTGAAGTCGTTCTCGCCAATAATTCATTTGTCCTTTATCAATCTCAGCTCGTATTTTTTGTCCTATTTCAACAGCAACAGATCCTGTAACAAGATAATCATTAAGTGGAGACATCTGAAGTAAAGAAAGATTACAACATGCTTCAAAAATTTCTGGAATAGTCTTATTTGAAAAAATTGTAGAAAATAAAGAAACCCCTCTTCCTGCACCATCTTTTGATTTCAAACCTTTTTCAAGCAAAGCAAAATCTGTCTTACTCACACCATAATTTTTTGTCAAAAATCTTTTAAGACTATCTACAGAAGAAAGAAGAGAAGGATTAACTGTAATATTTGTAATTTGCCACCATCTCAAAATATCTGCACATGAAACAGAAATTGTATTTACCCCGTCATTATAATTCTCTGTTATAGAAGTAATAATTCCCCAAAATGCCTGATAATATGGATATATTATAGGTCCTTCTGGCGGAACAACTTGAAGTTGAGGCCCAACAAACTGCTTTTGTTGTGTAGATTGACTCTTCTTTAAAAAACGACCTCTAAAGTAAATCATAACTTCAGACATTATCAACAAATTCTTATATTTAGACTGACCTTCTCTACCTCCTGATGTAGATGGATAAGAAATTGTGAAACCTGCTGTTCCCTGTTGTTCTGTTGACAAACTTGTTTCTATATCTGTTATATCCTGTCTGATGTCAAATACTTTACCTTCAGGATCTTGCATCATATTTGACCCATTAATAAACACTAATGCATCTGGTGCCAACTGAACTGTCTCAGGTTGTCTATAACCCGGATTCAATACATTCTGACCGTCACCTAGAACTCTATTATTCATGATGGACTCGAAAAAGGTGTAAAATTTGCTGTGAAATTTGAACCAACTTGACCGACATCAAATGTTCTTGTTACCTTAAAATCAAAAGAAAAATCAACATTAAATGGACTCGAATCACTCTCTGTACATGTAAAACTTATAAAATGACCCTTGTATAAAAATCCATTATATGTTATCGTAACCCTTCCAACGGAATTTATCATTGCAGGATTTGTAGTTGAATTTGACTTTGGATTAAAATTAGAGCCATTATTCCTATAAAAAGCAACCAATGTTTCTATATTCTCATATGCCAATGTATCTGTTCTATTAGTTCTAGTTAAACCATGATCTGACATAAACATAGCAGACTTTCCTGAAGCAGACAAAACATCTAGTTCATCATGATGAACATGAAATATGTATCCTGGACTTGTTCCAGCCCATCTTACTCTCTGTTCAGTTAACTTAGGTGTATATTTAATTTCTAAATTTGCTGGATTAATAAGCAATGTCAATGAAGGAGGTGGTGACTCAATATTCAAATCAAACACCATAGGCTTGCTATTGTATCTCCTAGAACTTGTATTGGTGTAAAGAGACATGTTCTCCTCAAACAGTTAATTGTCCTATAATTCGCATTGCTCTAAATACAAAATTGTAGTCAAGATTAAATGGCATTGCAGCTTCTTCTGTATATGAAAAAGATTCAAAGTAACCATCATAGTGTCTTTTGTCAAATACCATAGATACAATACCAAGACTTGCTATTTTTGTAGGATTTGCTCTAAAAGCAGGAATTGTATCTGTAGAAAAATCTGTAGTGTATCCTTTCCCATTGTTTTTATAGATATTTAATAAAGACATGAAGTATTGATATGATTCTGTAGATCTTGTATCATTTGTTAGACCTTGAGTTCTATCTATAAACATTGCAGTTTTTCCTGAGGCTGAAAGAGAAGTTAATTGTTCACCCCAGTATTCATGGACAAAACCGCCAAGAGTTCTAGTTTCTGTGATTAAGGGAGTATAAGTTATGTCTAAATTTGCTGGGTTAATAAGCATTGTTAAAGGAGGAACATTTGCAGCTCCTTTAATGCTCCAGGAAATGGGTACTGGACTTTGTACAGCTGTTGTGGCCATGACTTATTACTTTTTATAAATTTTTTAGAAATAAAGAGGAATTTGAGATGCTCTCCCTTGACTACCAGGTCTATGAGCATCTTGAAGATGTAGTCTTGATAAAAATAGAATTTATTCTATTTGAAGAAGTTCTTTTAATTCAGATTTTGTTAATTTATTTTTTCTTTCTGTTATTTCTTTTTCTAATTCTTTATCACTTTCTTCTAACTCTATTTTTTCTTCTGGAGTTAATTCAAATGTATTAGCACTTGAATATATCTTACAAAGTAAACAATTGTCTGAATATTTATGCATAATTAAATTGCTTTCATGTCAACAAATTCTTCAGCTCTTGGATCAATCTCTATTGCTCTTTCTATTACTTTTTTATCTGGATTTTTAATATAAGCAAGAGAATGCCATTTATTATTAACAGCTGCCATTTGAACTTCAACAGAAGGATCTTTTAAATGTCTAATTGCTTTACCATTTTGTTTTACAGCTAATAATTTAACCTTTTCAGATGGATCTTTGATATGTTTAATTGCTAATCCATGTAACCTGACAACTTTTTCTTGAGTTTCCTCAGAAGGATTTTTCATATGTTTTATTGCATCTGGATTAATATCTATAAGTCTTTTTTCAATTTCAGGATCTATATGATCTATTCTTTCAATGTTATCTGCATCTTGCTTAATTGCTTCTTCTTGAAGTTCTTTTGAAGGATTCTTGACATATTGAATATTAGAACCATCTTCTTTAACAGCTTTATTTATTACTTTTTCAGTTGGTTTATATAAATGTTGAAAAACATCAGGTTCCTTTGGCATCATCTCAAGTTGTTGTTCTTCACTTAGATTTCTTAAAAACTTTATTGAATAACTATTACCCTTCAAATTTTCAATCAATTTCTTTTCAGCTTCTGGCCAAATATCAAAAATTTCAAATACAACTTCAGGTTTTAGCCTCTGATCATTAACATCCATGTAAGAACCAGACTCAAAACTTATCAAAGCAAATCTTTTATCATTTTTTGTCACTAACCACAATGGACCTTTTTTAAGATAAGACTCAGCATTTGCTATGCCTTGAGTACACCATGATGTTCCTTTGCTTATCTTTACACACTCATCAACTTTTGTTATTTTATAAATTTTGTATTCTTTTCCCTCAATATAAGGTTTGCTTAAAAATTTTTTATGCTTGCTTTCTTCACCTTTAGGTTGATAAGGTACAACCCATTTTTTAAGGTCATTATATGTAGAATCAAATATGTTTTTATGAATTTTTCCTTTATTTTCAAAATAAAGATGTAAATTGTTTTTAATTACATCAACATCTTCATCAATTGAAACAGCTTTTATTTGGTTTGTGACAACTTGTTCTAATAACCAAATTAAAAGCAATTTTTCGTTTTTAAAATCAATTGTTAACTTCTTAACTACATGTTCATTAAACTTTTTAGCATATTCAAAATAAGGCTTCTTTAATTCTTTAACATAATCTGTATAAGAATGATGTAGAAAATACGTGTCATCAGGTTTTTTGTTTATCAATTTTTCTTTATATTTAGCAAAAACTTGATGCACCATATTGTCTAACTGTTGCTGTTGCAACAGCGCCCATTTCTCAATATGTGCTTCTCTTAAGACAAAATTAAGTATATTCATTTCTTCTCCATTTTTTTTCTTCTCTTAGTTATATTTTCATCAATTTTATCTAAAATCTTAATATTGTCATTTGAACTAAGAATAAGACTTCCTTGAGAGTATCTGTCATTATAATATCTTAAATTTCCAGTACTTGAAACATCATATTTTTCACCCGTTCCTTCATCTACAGTCAAAGTAAATCCACCCTTGGTTTTAAAATGAACTTTTAAATCATATTTTTCAACAATTTGTTTAAATTTAGGGTCATCAACAATTTTATTAGTAACCTTTTTTTCATTTTTTTTCTTCATAGTCTTAAGATTTTTTTCCACTTGTTGATAAATATCTTGTTTAAAACCCAAAAATATATGATATGTTTTATTTCCATAATCATAAATAAAATTGTCAAAACTTTTATTAATTTTTAACTTAAGATCATCTTTTAAAAATGATTCAAGTTTGCTTACAATTTTTAAAAAATTAATTGTTTTTGAAAAATCAATTGTTATGTCTTTAGCTTTTTTATATCTAGATCTGGTTCTTGCATCAAGATATTCATATTCTTCAAGTTTTTTAGGATCTAATTTATCTAAAACTTCTTTTTTAAGCTCTTCATTAATATATTCTATCTTGCCATCTTTACCTAAAGTGACTAAATAATCAATTTTAGGTAAATTATCAGTAACTTCTAACAAAATTTCTTTTATTCTTTTTAAATCTTCATCATTAGAAATTTTATATTTATCTATAACAGAAACATATTCTTCATCTTGTTTTTTAAAATCTTTATCAATTTCTAATAATTTTGATTTCTCTTCTGGTGTAAGTTCAAATGTGTCTAATCCTGAGTAAATCTTACAAAATGGACAATTGTCAGAATATTTATGCATATAAGGTTTGCTTTCTCTTAAAACAAAATTAAGTATGTTCATTTTGTTTTTTCTTTGTTCTTTTTTTGTTTCGTAAGAAAAGAATCAATTTTATCTAAAAACTCATAATACATTTTTTTTGTAAAATTTTCTTCATCACTTCTTGTAAGAGTCATAAGAAGTCTTGCATATTCATCATACTTATCTCTATAATACCTTAATCTACCTGTATCTGATAGGGTTATTCTTTCACCTGAACGCTCATTTATTCTTAAAATGAAAGTTCCTTCTTTTTTCTTATCAACTTTTAAATCATATTTGTTTATAATTTCTGTAAACTTAAGATCTTTAAAAATATCATAATGAGTCTTAACCTTTTCTCTTGATCTAATAGTTTTTAAAATTTCTTCTATTTGATCTAAAACATCATCTTCATCTTTTAACGAAGTTTTAAAATCAATCCAGGACTTTACAAAAATTGTTTCTGTTAAAAAAACTTTATAAAGTCTGCCTTTATGTTTAAAATTCAAACTTTCTACATTATGTAGCTGATCTCTTGTTACAGTAATTTTTGTTTTAAATAAATCTTTTAAAAAATCTTTAATTTTTTCTAAATTCATTGTTTTAAAAAGATCAGTTTTGCTTATCTTTTTTACTTGAGCTTCAGTTCTTGTATCAAGATGATCATATTCATCTAGCATTTTAGGTTCTAACTTGTCTAAAACTTCTTTTGAAGGTTTCTCATAAAAATACTTAACATCAAAATAAGTTGCTCTTGTTTCTGGAATTCTTTTAGTTACTTTAGACAAAATCTCTTCCATTTTTTTCAAATCTTCATCATTTTGTTTTTTAATTTTTTTCCATACTTCTAATACATCATCTTCTTGTTTTTTAAGATCATTAAGTGCTTCTTTTAACTTGACTTTATCTTCAGATGTAAGTTCAAAAGTGTCAATATTTGAATACACTTTACATAACAAACAATTATCTGAATATTTATGCATTTTGTTTTTTGTCCTGTTTTATTTTTTCCAAAATCTTTTCTATTTGCTCAACAAAACTTACATATTCTTTTACCATACCAAGTCTTGTATCAAGAATGTGTACTTCATAAATCTTATATCTTGTATCTTGTTTGGTTTTAAAAAATCTTTTTAAAAATTCACCTAATTTTCTACAAGTTTTTAAAAAACTTACATTAATCATTTCAGCATGTCTACATTGAGATCTTGCTTTTGTATCAAGATACTCATATTCATCTAACATTTTAAAATTTAATTTGTCTAAAAATTCTCTTTTTATTTCATCATAATGCGCAACATTATATATTCTTCTAAAATAAGAAATCTCTATTGCAAATGGGCTTTTTAAATCTATTGAAAAACTATAAATACTATTAATTTTATGGTCAGTTTTGTTTTCAGCAGTTAATGCAATGCCTTGTGTCAATAAAATTTCTTTTTGTTTTTTTAATATCTCTTGGTTTTCTTTTCTTAATTTTCTTGACTTATCTTTTCTTTCATCTATTTCTTTTACCAATTCTCTATCAATTTCTTCTAGTTCTATTTTCTCTTCTGGAGTTAATTCAAACATATCTATACCAGAAATCTTACAAAATGGACAATTTTCAGAATATTTATGCATAATTATTTTGATTTTTTAATAAAATCATTTTTGGGCTGTGGTAAAGGAATAACACGAGGTTTCTGCCCAGGAACTTCTTTTGCTGGTGCTGGAGTTTTAACAGGTGTTTTAACAGGTGTCTTAACAGGAGCTGTATTCTTAGGTTGTGGTAATGGAATTACTCTTGGGTTTTTCCCTGGAACTTCATAAGGCTGCTTTGTAGGTGTTGGAGTTTTAACTGGCATCGGTGCTGTCATTGGTCCTGCAGCAGAAAATTTTATATCTTCTGGATTCTCTAGCTCTTTTAATAATTGCTCAAGATCGACTTTATTATCATCTTCAAGTAATAACTCGAGTTCATGTGGAGCTTTATCAGGCTCATCTACTACTAATTGAACAAACTTATGCAAATCTTTAGGTGGAAGCTTCATCAAATGCTCATAAACTTCTACAGGAGACTTAGAGCCTTTAACTTTAGAACTATTAAGAACTTTCAAAAATCTCCTCCATAACTCAGGACCAATTTGAATCAATCTTGGCTCATCTTCAATTTTATCTGCATATTGAAATATCTTTTTAATATCATCGTCACTAAGTTCCTCTGATGATTTTTGTTGCAAATGTTTTAAATACTTTAATTCTAAAACTCCTTTAACAAGTTCTTGCACTAAAACAATAAACACTGGTGCTTTTGCTTCCATTTTGATATCACCATCATTATCTTGCTTTGGTCTAACAGATCCCACAGCAGCATTTCCCAAACCCATAACCGACATATCTAGTTTCCAATATAACTTATGTGAACCTGTGGTAATTTTAGAATAAATATCTACAAGTTTAGGGTCTATCTTCTTTATCTCATCTTGTATTTCTTCAAAAAAATGTGCAGTTAGATAAGCATGCACAGATGCGCCCTGTGCAAATGCATTACTCGTTATACGTTTATTTGCTTCATCAAGAAGATTCTTTGGCAAGGCTTTCATTTCTTCTGGTTTAAGAGGCTCAGTTTCATTAATATCAACTTCATTAGTAAGTTTTGCCACAAGTTCACTCTTGTCTACTTTCATCATTTTTGCTACAGCACTTACAGCAAGTTCTTCAAGTTTTTTCTTATGAGCATGTTCTTTTTTTATCATTTGTTGGAATAGCATGCCTAATTCTTCATCTTTTACTTTGTGTTTTTCAGATAAATCTTTAGTATGTTTGTATGAAGCTCTATCAAGCTCTTCACCACTTAATGTAAAAACAGGATGACGACCAAGAGCATGTTCTGAGTTGCTCGGTAAAGATTTCCAAAATTTTTTATTATTTGGATGTACTTCTTTATCATAACTAGATTTATCTTTGTCATCTGCTTTAAAAATTTTGCAGAACGGACAATTGTCAGAATATTTATGCATTATAATTTCTCCATTATGCTTTCTAAATCTTGAATTATTTCTTCAGCTAATGGTTTCCAGTTTTCAATGGTTTCCCAAGAAGAATCATCTCCATTAAATGTAGAAATCCCTTTTTCAAGTTTTTCTATTTTTTTCTTAACAGTACTAAAATCAACCTTAATTGAAGGTAAATTTGTCAATGTTTTTGAAACAATCTGTTCAGCTAATTTAGAAATATTTTTCATGATAAAACTCTTTTTATAAAAACTATAAAAAATTACATTTTATCTGTATAGATCGCATTCAAAACTATTTGTTCAATTTGTTTTCTGTCATTTTGATTTACATACAAATTTATTACTCTATTATCATTTATAGTTTTACTTGACATAGAGCCTGTTGTTCCCATACCTGCATCAGGAGTTATTCCACCTCTAGCATATCCAGGAATAGCATTTTGCCATATCTCTTTAGGTATAACTAGTTCCCCTGAATTAAGTGCAGCAAGAACTTTGTCTCCCGAAAAACTAGTACCTCCTACCACACCACCTTTTGCCTTTTTTTCTTTTAACTTATCCAATATTGTAGATGGAGCTCTAGAGCCCACTAGAGGAGCTGTAGAGCCCTCTGTTGGAATTTCATTTAATGCATTTTGTAAATTAGCAATGGCTATCTCAAGAGCATGTAACTCATTCCATTTTGCACCTGCTTTTTTTGATCCAAAATCAGCAAGAGGTACAAAATCACTTATTGTTTTTTGTTTGTGATATTCTTTTAATTTTTCATCATATGCATCTTGAAGTTCATTTAATTTATCTGTTAGAAATTCTTTTGATCGTGCTTTACTTCCTGGCTTATCTATCATACCTGCAGCTTGACCTTTAATTTCTGTAGTTTGTTTGTTTGCATTTTCTTCTGCAGTGGCAGCATCAGTGACTACACCTGTCCAAGGAAATGCATGTACAAAAGCTCCATACAATTTTTCAAGCCATCTAAATCCATCTCTAAGTATTGTTCCAATTGCATCCTCTATTGCTTGTTTAGTTGATTTTGTTTGCCTTAATGTCTCGGCACCGATCTCTTTTTGCTTATCAGCTTCAACTTTTGTAGCAATATCGGCTTGTGCCTTACCCCAGAAATCAGAACTTGTATTTACTTTAGAAAGAATATTAGCTATTTGTTGTTGCTTTTCTTGTAAATTAGAGTTTTCTTCTGCTATTGCCAAAGCTTTCCTTTGATCATCACTTAAACCAGGAATACTCTCAAGACCTTTGGCAAAAACATCTAACTGTTTTTTAGACATTTTTGACAAATCATTAAAAATTTCTTTAGATTTTTGTTCAGGAGTTCCTATACCATCATTAACAGCTTTTTCTAACTTATCATAATTAATCTCACCCTCTTCAATCTTACCTGCTAAAAATGGGAACTGAGTTACAAGCTCTTTTAATGCTGCTTTGTCTAACTTATTTGTATTTTTTGAAAGTCTTTTTGCATAAACAGCTATTCTTTGTGAACCACCTGTAATATCAATAATTGCATCTAATCGTTTATTTTCATCAGTATTACCCTCGATACCTTGAGCAGCTGCATTAAGTTTATCAATAGTTAACTTCACATTTCGTAAAGCTCTTGTCATACCTTCAGTCATTTCTCTATCCCAATTCATTATTTCACTTAATTTTTCCATCGAATATTGTTGATCACTCATTTTTTTACTGAGATCTTCCACATTTTGATCAAAATCAACCACAAATTTACTCCCAGCTAATTGCATCATAGATCCTATCTGATTTCCTACATTCAATAACCTCGAACGTTGCATCTGAGCAGATAGATCTTTTCCGCCCTTTTTTTCTTGTTCTTTATACTGACTTTTTTCCATTTCTAATTGATCAGCTTTTGCAAAATCTTTCTGCTTTCTTGCTGCATCAATTTCAGCATCAATTAATGCCAGACGTTCTTCTGATTGTTTTTTGTATCTTTTTGCTCCACCACCCTGCTGATATGTAACTATCTGCATCTCTGTCGACATATCACTAAAACTTTTAACCATTTTTGCAGCAAGCTCAGTTCCTATTGCTTCTGGCAACTTCATTGCTTTAAAAAGTTTCGAATAAACTACACTCACATCACCTACTTTTTTACCCCACAAAGCTAAACCAGTAGCTGCATTAATAACCTTATCAAAAAATATAGAAATGTTAATTCCTGCATTCTTTGCACTTTTTCTCAATGTCTCAAAAGCATCATCTATTCCACTAAGACTTAATCCAAACTGCTTTCTCAATTCTCCTGCTCTCCCAGTCAATTCTTCTATACTCATACCCAAAGAAACAGCTTCAGCAAACATGCCACCTGTTGAACTTGTCAAATCATTTACAACATCTTGTGCTTTAAAACCCTCCCTCACAAAACCTTGTGCTGCTTCTGTTGCCTTTTCAAAATTTATTCCCAACCCTACTAAATTAAAACTATCTAATCTCTTTGACATATCACCTACAGTAGAATCCACTTCAGCTATCCCTTTACCTGCTAAATTAGAATCGGCTGCCATCATAAACATCTGTTTTCTTGCAGCTTTAACCTTTTTTTCCAATTCAAACATACCACTAACAGCAGCTAACACACCACCAAACATAGCTAAAGGTGCAAACATAGACATTAAAGATGTTGCAGCTGTAGTAATCCCCTTCATAGCAACTACACCAGTTTCACCAAACTTTGCCACTGCGGCAGTAGGTATAGCTTTTTTGACCGCTGAAAAAGTATCAACAACACCGCCAATTCCACCTCTCTTCATCGTTTGCTTTATGTAGGCTTTATTTGCTTCATGTTCAAGTTTTGCTTTTTTCACCATACCTGCAACAGATTGATCCTCTAATTTCTTTATTTGTAGCATGAAATCTACTGTTTTATTAGCATCTTCATTTATCTTTTTTAATTCTTCTTCTGATCCTTCAAAACTTTCTTTTACGCCTGTCTTTTTTAAATCCTCTAATTTTCTTTTTAATTCTTCTGCCCGTTTTACGACATTATCAAAATTTGCCTTTGCTGTTTCATTAGTAAAATCCTTTGCAACAGTAGCTGAATCTTTCAAAAATTTATCTACATCAGCAAGTTTTCTGGAATAATTTTCAGTCAGATTATTAAGACCAATAGTATCTTTTTTAACTTCTCTTATTTTTTTCTCTATAGTCTCTATAGATCTTGCACTAAGCCCTTCAGTTTCAGCTTCCTTCAACATATCCTTAATTGTCTTTACTTTACCTACAATGCTCCCATATGTACCTAAAACAGCTCTTGTTGAATCTCTATATCTATCTGAATTACTTTCAATCACTCCTTCAAGTTTTGAAATATCTTTAAGAAGCATACTTTGCTTATCAAAATTATCAACAGCTTTTTGATTAGTAGCTTCAAGCTCTTTCAAACTCAAAACAGCTCCATCTAAAGTATTCTTAGCATCTTTTATCACAGTAGGATCAAGAAAATCCTTAGCAGAAAAACCCTTCATAGCACTTTCAAGCATAGTCACAACATCTGAAATACCCTCTAACTGTTTTTTAGGCAATGCCACCACTTTTGACAACTCAGACACTCTCTTAGTAGTCTTATGTATAGCTGTCATCATGTCATAATAAACTTTTTCCAATCCCTCACTCTTCTTGAGAGCTTTATTAAAACCCTCAACAGCTTTAGGCATCTCAGAAAACTTAATATATAGCTTCTGGAAATTCTCCAAAGCCTCTTCAATATTAGACTGAATTTGAAGCTTACTTACATATTCCTTAGAAGTAGTGGCCATGTTTACCTCAATTATTCAACAACTATTCCCTTTGACTTAAGTTGATCTTCAGATTCTTCTGAAAGATCAACCCACCTCTTATACAAAAATGATATAACATTCTGATCCCATGTGCCCAAAATCTTTTCTAACTTCTCCAATGTCTCTTTTCTTAACTTATCTCTCTCGTCGCCATTTTTTAAACTCTCATAACCATCTAATCTCTGTCCATTTACAGCCCTAATAGCATATTTCAATGTTTCACACTTCAATTTATAAAAATATGCATTACCTGTCAAATCTGAACATGAAATAAACACATCACCCTCATCTTTAACATCTAATGTGCTCAACAAAATCTTCATTTCACCCATCTCAACTTCTCTAGTCATCTTACCCAATTTAGCAAGTTCTGTCAATGATTCGAATGCATCCATAATTTTCTCCTTTAATTTTAACTCATTTCATTCTCTAAAAAATTTTTCTCAGTTTCCTGTGGTGTCGGCATACCTGTAACATCTTGATAATCCCAAATCTGTCTCATCGCTTTATCCCTACTGCTTAAAACACTTTTCATTCTTTGCTTTGTCTGCTGCTCAGTTTCTTGTTTTTTCTTCTCTCCAAGCTTCTCTCTCAATTCCTTTGCTTTCACAATAAACTTGTCTTCTTCCATATCCTCTCCTTTTTAATATTTATTTAATATCTCCAAACTTTATAACATCAAGTCCCTCTTCAGGTTCTATTGTTTGTCGTCTTTGGTTCATTGTACTATTAATTCTATCAACTTTATTCTGTCTCTGTTTCATCAAATCCACACCTTTTACATCAACATTCATTTTAGATGCTCTCTCTGCTGGTGTCCTCAAAATTCCACTCGAGTCAGACTCTAATTGCGTAGTTTCATCTTTTTTATCAACCATAGTAACAGGTTCCTGAACATTCTCATTAACACTAGATGGTTTCGATAAACATTTTAAAAAATTCTCTACCTCTTTCTTAATGTCTATTGGCTCAAGCATAACTTCATCAAAAGCAACTTCTTTCTCTTTCTTAGGTATTGCTTTAAAATCCTTCATGTTTACAATCTCTAAATAACTATAATCCTCATAAAAGAAACCCTTCTTTTTATCTTCTTCAATTTTTTTACTTCTACTTGTTGAGTTAGTTAAAACTTCAGAATTATCAAATTCTTCACCTTTTTGCTTTAATATTTCTCTGTTTACTAAAATTTTCTTTCTTTCATCTCTTAAATACTTCTTAAACAACTTAATCTCATCCTGTCTAACTATTCTGTCATAATCATCAACTAACTCACCTTTTAAAGTTTTCTCCATCATTATATTCAAACGTGCTTCATGTTCATCTCTCTCTTCACCTGGTAATCTTTCTAATGTCGAAAAAATGTCATTATCTCTAACTTCACTTGTACCACCTTCTAATTGTTCTACAATAAGTTGTTTTGATTTATCTTCATTTCTCTCTAATTGATCTACAATTCCCATTTGTCCTCTTGACTTTCTAAATGCTTTTGGATTAGTAAATGCGCAAATAGAATTAGTCATATACTCTACTTTAGACCATGCCTTCTTCTCTTCTTCAAATGAATCTTTAAAACTATTCATCACTATCCAATAATATCTATATTGATTAATTTTTCTAATAGAAAAAGGCTCTGTTATTCTACTACATCTCTTAAAAATAGTCCATAGATTTCTTGATTCTCTAGTTTCAATATAATAATCAATAAATTTTGAAGATTCTATTGTTTCTTCATCTAATTTTTGATAAAACTTATAAAGAAGTAAAATCAATCTTGAATTCAATCTGTTCAATAAAAATGCATGTTGATCTTTTTTGAATTCATACCCATTTATGAACATGATTGAGTTAGAAAGAATCTCTAAAACCAAATAAATGTTATGTTTTTCTGAGAGATGTTTGTGTTTTCTAGAAATGTCTTCTCTTTCTTCTGGAGTCAAAGTTCTAATCACAAAATAATATCCCTGAAATTCTAATTCTTTAGAGATATATGAGTCAAAAACTAAACTTGAAAGAATCTCTAAATCATTTTTGTTGACAACTCTAGTAGAAGACATTTAGCATTAACTCCAAAAATTAAAATGAGAAAATAAGATTTAACAACGCTCTCCTATGACTGCAAGCATAGTCAATGAGTATTGCGTAGAATGCAGTTGAAGAAAAAGGGAGTAAAACCTTAGTTTAATTACTCCCTTCACAAATTATACAGCAGTACCAGCACCTCTCATAGAATTCTGATTGCTTGCATAGAAATCTGATGTATCTGTTGTTCTACTATCTCCACCATAAACATCAGATATCTGACATGTCATATCTTGAGTAACCGAAGTAGCACCAATGTCAAATGTTTTTGCAAAATCTGACATCCAGCAACCTTCGTACCAAGTTTTTACAACAATACTGCCACTATCAACAGTTGCACCACCCTTTGCTTGACCTGAAATATAATCAGGGATCAGAATTGTCTCATAAACATCAAACGGCCACTGATGGTGTTTTAATGAACGAACAAATCCTGAACTACCTGCTTTGTAACCGAACAACTGTTGAATATCTCTCAAGTACATCATCATAACTGTTGCTGTAGCAGTAAGATCTGTGACACCAACAGCAAGTTCTGCAATCTGGTCACCAAAACCAATTCCACGTACTGCTTCAACAGCTCTTGTATCAGACGGATTCCAAGTCTGAATAAGACCTATTTGCTGATAACCATCCTCTGCATCAGTGCTAAACACTCGCACTCTTTGAGGATTAAGAAGACGAGTATTTGGGGATACGCCCTCACGATAGACATATGCCTGAGCCATGGATTTTTCTCCTTTGTAAATGTTGCTTCATATTTTTTTGTTTACAAAAGAGCAAGTGCTTTATAAGAGCACTTGCTCTAAGTTGTTAAAAATTAAAAACTTACTTGTACTTGGTATGAAACTGAAACCCAATTTAAACCAAACATAGGAATAAAGAATGCTGTCACATTAATCAGATCAGGCTGTCTTGGATCTCTTACAGATGCTATCCCTTTATAATCTGTAATAATCTGAGAATCTTTTGCTGAAGCCAACATTGAGCCAAGAGTAGCAGAAATCTGACCTGGCATATTAGGTGTCATCTTACGACCAATAAAAGGATCAATGACGATGCGACTTTGCTCTTGAATGAAATCTATAATTGTAATCACCATCACTTCTCTTGTAAGAGTAGAATCCATGTTTGTTGTCAAAGCATGTCTAACTACAAATGAGGACCGAATATTCTGGATAAGAGTCAGACCTCTTGTAGCAACCATGTCCATAGTTGATTCATCCAGAGAGCGTACAAGTTGAGTAAACCCAATAAGCGTCTTTTTAGTCATCGGAGTAGCCACATCATATACTGGATTAACATTCAAACCAGCAAGAGCTGCAGCTAAGAAAGAACCATCAATCACATTGTCATTCACCGTGCCATCCGATGCTACTAATTCTACGACAGCACCATCAGGATAAAGACCAATCATTCTCTGATTATAAAGAGTCTGAGCATAACTTGCAGCATCCATTGGTTCAGTTCCAACTGCATATCCAAAGAAACCAATTCTCTCTCTTCTATTTCTCTTTGAAGACATGGTTGAACAATGAATTGAAACTGCATTAATAACCGCCTGTGATGTTGTAAGAGGTACAATCACATCAGGATTAATGCCATTAACATCATTTTGAAGCCTTGTCAAAATATCAAAATATGTCTGATCAGGTGCAAGTTCACTTCCTGAAGCTTTCTTAGCCTGACAAAGAATAAGAGCAGGTGCCCCATTCAAGAACATCAGATAAGAAGCCAAAACTAGATTATTCGAAGCACCAAGATTACCAAAATTGTTTGTAATGTCAGTAAACTTGCTATAAAAAGCACATTCATAATCTGTCTTTTCATAAAAATAAGACACATAATAGTTATCACCAACATTAGGTTGTTCACCCGACTTATCAAACACAATCATATCAGTTATGTCACCTGTAGTAATATCTGTTGTGTTATTAACAGTTAACTGCATTCCTCCTACACTTAATATAGGTATAACACTTGTCAAAAATGTAGCATTTTCTACTATATCTATCTTAAGTGAATTAGCAATAACATAACTATCCGGTTTTAAAGTAAAAATGAGTTGTGTTGTTGAATCAATATAGGTTGTTCCTGTAACACCTACTCCACTTGAACCTCCTACTACAGTTGATGTCACAGTAAACTGAGTACTTGATGTAAAAGTCAAAGTTACTGTTTCATCAATAGTATGACCTCTAGAAACCATAGGGCCCGACAACCAAGTAGGAGTCACTGCTGAATGTGAACTATTCCAAACTGTATCAGGAGTTGCATTTCCTATCTCAGCTCCTGTATAAGTTGATGTTATTGTATATGTTCCAACTCCTGTCACACCTGGTACCACTACTTCTAATGCATATGTGTCATCAGTAACTCTTGAATACCAGTATGTAACAAATATCTGGCTGTGAGCTGCAGGAGCAGTTTGCAAATAAACTATTCCTGTCTCTCCATCAACTCTATTTACATCAAGTTCTGTATATGTTCCTGACGGTACATACGGACCACCAATTGTTACTATAACGTGTGATGGATCATATGTGATAATATCATTTCCAGTACCATCTACAATAGGTAGATGCAAAACAGACAATGAAGTCACACCGGATGTCACAAATTGACTTGAAACATCTTCATTATAGATTCTATCATCAATCAAAGTTCCAACAATCTGGTCTTCAAAAAATTCACTACCAGTAGTATGAACTACAGGGACCAATTTGTAACCAGTTCCCCAGTTAATTTGATCACCTATAATTATATAGTCAATATTCTCAATGAAATTGGATGTCTCAGGAGAAACACCAACTCTAATCATCTGAGTTTCACCTGGATAAGGAAGATCATCATAAGTATTAGCCCACATATTGAAATAATATGTGACTTTGATAATTTGACCTATAGTAGGAGGAGAAGACATTGTGAAGTTTCCATTCAGACCATCAAGATGGGAAACATCATTAGTTACTATTGCTCCATTTATCTTAACAACAATATTTTCAATTGTTGTTGTAGGTCTTCCTGCATTTGTACCATCAACAATGGGCAAGTGATGAGTGAAAAATGTTGTAGTTGTTCCATCAATCTGATCACTGAGATCTTCATCAACAATTCTTGTGTCTGTTTTCTTATAAAAATAAGTTACAGTTACAACATCATGAAGATGAGGAGCTAATGCAAGATATATTTTTCCATTTAATCCGTCAACTTTTGCAACAATTACTTTTACACTGTTGACAATGACTTCCACATCATTAGTATTAGTTGTAACTCTTCCAAGACCATCACCTACAACAATAGGGTAATTTATAACTTGAAACATTCTATTCGTACCATCAGCCTGAGCAGATAAATCTTCCCCTACTTTTTTGTTGTCTTGTGTGGCACTTGAACCTCTAAAAAGTTCATAACCATTGACTTGCTGTATTTCATCAGCAGTTCCTATAAGTGCAGGAATACGCAAATTTGCTAGAATTCCTGCTATACCCGACTGTAACGATGATTGCGTGTATGTTGCAGGAGGGCTATATCCAACGAAGGGTCCCATTTTTTACTCCTATGAAAAATGTTAATAAATTTCTTTTAACTAGCAAATAAATTAATTCTAGATTTCATTTAGTCTAAAATAGTCTTTTTTGATTTCTAATCTTTTCTATTTTTGTCATTTTTGTTTTTATCTAGAGAAAACATTACAGAGAATCATCTGTTGCTATTATTTATAAAATCATTGCTAAATTATTCTTATCAATTTTTTCATTATTATCAAAGATTCCATACTCAACAACTTTTCTGCCGCACTTGCAAATAACATTCTTGTCTGGAACAGTTTGTTTATTTGTATATTCATACTCAACACCACATTTGCATTTTATATAAATGTAGCAATCCGATGCCGGAGGTTTATAAAGAGCATCAACATAATCCGTCAATTCAACTTTATTGATCCAATTCCTATAATTATCTTTTGATTCTTTTTTCCTTACAATTGGAACATTTAGTTGAGGAATCAATGAAATTAGATTATGTGCAACATAACTAACTATGGGTTTTATATGCATATTCACCTTGCTTGTTGTTCAGCAAGTTTTTTCTTTGTTTCTTGTTCTATCTGGTTTTTTAGCATCTGTTCTTTATGATTAAAAACTATCTGTTGTACATTCTGATCATAAATATAAGCTGCTTTATCTTTTTTCAAAGTTGCAACAGCATGTTCTGCTTCAGCAATTTTCTTGTCAAACTCTTGAAGTTTGAGATTAAAAGCTGTTCCAACATCTATATTAATCTGTTCAGCTTTTGGTTGTTCTTTTTGATCTGTTACTTGTACTTCTTTTTCATCAGACATAAAACCTCCTAATTAATTATTAATTAATATGTTAGACTGGATAACAAATATATCCATTTGCACCTTTTGCCACATTACTAGACCAACCACCAAGTGCACAATTTTTATACAAATTTGCTGTAGTATGTGATACCCCAGTTCCCACATTCATCAATCCAGGTGTTGACTGTTGAGCATTATCAACTACAGCTGGTATTGTTTGATAATAGCTTCCCCCCATCGCAGCAGCAATTGATGAATTTAATTCGATTGGTAAAGTAAAACTAAAAAGTCCTGAAGCATCACCTGGACCATAAATATAGTAAAACAGATGACACATACCATCAACAATCTTATACCAAACAGACTTTATACTAACTGAATCAAATCCTACTGGACTTGAACTTGCACTCCAATCAGTCAAATCTGTCGTTGGACTACCTGACGTTGAAAGTGCACCTAAAGTATTAGCTTTTATTATACCCACATTTGAAAAGGGTCCTGCATAACTTAATGCACCAACACCAAGATTTCCTGAATTATCTATTGTCAATCTTGTTGTAGATGCATTATCATCAATTATCTGCAAGCCACCAAGAGCTTCAATAGTAATTTTCCCAGGATTACCCCCATAAGTATTTTCTAATGTCAGTCCAATTCCTAGAGAAGATCCTCCATAAACATGGAGAAGCTGAGTAGGCGTAGGTTGTGGTGATGGAGATGGAGCACAAACAACCAAAGAACCTGCACCCAAAATAGCGTCAAATGATGAATTATCTTCTACATGTAAACTTCCAGAAATTCCTGCACTTGAATAAACATTTAGATTTCCGTCACAATTAACTCCACCTTCAGTATGAAGGTAACCTGACGCAGTAGCATGTATATTACCTACAACTTCTAATTCTGAATCTGGAATATTTGTTCCAATTCCCACTCTTCCACTAACAGCAAGTCCATAATTAGGAGGTGTGACATAACTTGGAAAATAACCAATAGATGTACCAGGCAAATTAATACTTGGACTTATTACTTGCATACCACCAGAAGATTGCATCTGTGTGACATTTCCTGACTGTACAAATATATAAAAATTTCCTAATGTAGATGCAAAATTTGCAATTGCAGCGGTTCCTGCAGGATCACTTGTTGAAGTATTTACAGTAAGTCCCATTGATGATGATGTAGATGTTCCTACACATAATCTATTACATATATATAATGAATTAACATCTGCTGCTGGTGCTATTCCGATGCCAACGCCGCCAGATGAATTCAAAAATAAATAATTTCCAGCTCCAGAACCTAATCCCACTCCTGAATTTTCAAAATATATTCCCGCATGCGTATAACCGCCCACTGTAATTGCCGGGTCAGTTGGACTACCTGAAGATAATGCAGAATTAGCACCTGAGCGTATATTGCCCTCAAATAATGATGTACCACTAATATGCAATTTTTGAAGTGGACCTGTAGTTCCAACACCTACACAACCATTAGATTGAATAGTCAAAATTGAATCACCAAATGCTTCATTTCCAATTCCAAATTTATTACCTCCAACTCCATAAGCACCAGCTCCTATCCCCCATATATTTGTCGTTCCATTTACAGATGTCGGAGAATCACCAAATGCAGTAACTCCTGAATTAAAATTTATACTTGCTTCAGCATTGGATGCTGGATTTCCTATCTGCAATTGACTATGAGTACTACGTTGAGAGCTTATTATTACCCTTTCTGTTGTCCCACCACTTCCAACTTGTAAAGAACTTCCTGGACTTGATGCATTAATACCAACTTTGCCACCACCTTCACATAGCAAAACATTATCAGTACTATAATAATTTAGCTTTACTGAATGTGAACTTCCACCTGATTCTAAAATCAAATCTTCACTTGCAACTGATTTTATACTTGACTGTCCAGATGCACGACTAATTATTAAAGTCGGAATTGATGTCGATGGAGTAGATAATTCTAGACGAGCACCAGGATTTATTGTCCCTATACCAACATTACCATCACAAGTAATTCTCATTTGTTCTGCAAGAGTATCCCCTGTGCCAGTTTTTGTATGAAATCTGATACTTGTATTGTACCCATTACCTCCTTGAGTGTCTTTATACAAATCTATTTTAGCACATTCAAGTGTGCCAACAGTATTTCCAGAATTACTTGCCCAAGCTTGCACTTTCAGCATTGATCCTATGATGTCGCCTGTATTGGTTTCTATAACTCCATGTAAACTCCTACTTGATGATAATCCATCACCCCAACCAAGAGTTAATGCAACAGTACTCAAGCCATCAACATGCAAGTTACTTAGTGGACTTATTGTTCCAATACCTACACGTCCACTTGATCCGGTACCCGTACCTATAATTGTCAATGCTGGACCACTTCCAGCATTATTAATTGTCATCACTATTGCTGAATTACCACTACCAGTTTGTTCTACCCCCAATGCTACATTATCTGTGCTTTGACTTATCAACATCTTATCTGAAGTTGTTGTATGTGTATTAATTACTTCAGTTATACCATTAACAGTTAAATCACCAGGAATTGTAACTCCTGTAGAACTAACATTCAATTGTGTAGTTCCTGCACTTTTAATTAAAAGATTTCCTGTTGTTGTATCTATAACTGAATCACCAGATGTAGGAGTAAACAAAACTTCAGGTAAAGTTGTTGCTGCAATTTCTAAATTTGCACCAGGGACCAATGTCCCTATTCCCACTCTTCCTCTAACAGTAAGACCATTTGATGGCGCAGAAGTTGATGATGAAAATCCGATAGCAGCTCCACCATTTATTTGTAAAAGACTTCCTGGAGTTGTTGTCCCAATACCAAGATTACCTCCAATTGACAATCTCATTTTTTCAGAACTACTATGAATAAAAGCTAAATCAGTATCATAATCAATTGATGATGCCATATAAATTGTAGTAATTCTGTGAGTATTGTCGCCTATATTTACCGTTCCATCTGGCATCAATTGTATGTATTCACTAAACCATGCATTAGAATTGACAAAAGTTCTCTCATCTTGAATCATTGCACTTGTAATTTGATTGTTTCCTGCAAGACGACTTATTGTAGCAATTTTGACATATCTATGAAAAATTCCTGCACTATCATAATCATCTGTAGGCATTGCAACACCTTCTGCTACTTTAATATCTTGTACTTGTCTAATTCTATTTGCAGTAATTCTTCCTACATCAGCAACAATAAGAGAAGGATCAACATACTCAGAAACATGTTGAGTATCAGCAGAAACTTCCGCAAAATAAAAATCAACATAAACATAATCTGTACGACTAGATCCAGGAGTTGTAAGACCAGAAATCAAAGTTGATGTATATGAATCTAAAACAAGAAGAGAAGGAGAAGAAATTGTCCAAGCAGAATATGCTCCTGCACCTGTTATTGATGTAATATTAGCTACTATTTCTCCTGTACCTGTATCATAAGAAGTAATAGTACCTGACATTGTATTATTTTTGTCATAAGTGCTAATAACTATTTGTTGACCTGATAGTAAAGGCAATCCGGGTCCAACAATTGGAGATTGAGTTCCAACTCCTATTGTCATAGAAGTTGATGAACTGGTCAACTGTTGTGCTGTATATTCAATGTCACTTTTAAGAAATAATATATAACCATCTACAAAAAGAATTCCTGCACCATTAACAGTTGCATCTCCACCCTTAATAGTAAAATTATTAACATTTGAAAAAGATGACTCTATGACTTTAAATCCATCATTAGGAGATGAACCACGAGAAAAGTTAACAGCAACAAGTTCTTGCACAAAAGAATTAGAAACTTCTCCTATATCTAGCAATTCATTGTCTGAAAGAGGTGTTGCTTTTTGAAATTGCATTCTGTATCTTTTTGAAGCATCAAAACTATCAATAGAATAACTTCCTTTAAATGGTACAGACATAGGATTTCCTTTTTTAAAAACTCTTTAATAAAAATTTTATTAAAGAGATGTTTTTAATAAAGGCTTTAAAAAACTTAGTATTTTCTTGGAGAAACTCTCGGAAATGGACTTGGATGTACAATATATGCATCAAGAGAGGGTACTACTTGTAATCCTAATTGATGACCGGAATTTAACATTCTTTCATCAAATTGCGTCTCTTCATATTTGACTTCCGTCGGATAATCTAATTCCTCTTTAAAACTTTCTTTACCATAAGAAACATTAATTCTACGAACTTCAGAAATAGTTGGCACATAAACTTCCCAATCAGCTTCCATTGAAAAACTTATACCACCAGTAAAATTATATTCTTCAGGTATTTCTACTTCTAAATCCTCAGCTTCTCCTGAAAGAGTAAAATCTCTAATTACAATTCCTTCATTTGTCAAAGCATCCTGATATTCCGCCCACAATGATGTTACTACATAATCTACAAGTCTTTCTTGTTGATCAGGGTCCTGTGCTAACCCAATGATTTCAAAATCCATTACCCAACGTCCACCAAAAACTTTAGCAATATCTTTGTCTTCTTTTGTGACAACAACAACTTGTTCATCATTTACTTTAAGTCTGTCACCAAAAGCTAGAATCACACCCGGAAGAGCATCGTTATGAAGTTTATAATATTCTGTAGTAAATGGTCCCATTTGAGGACAAAGTGATTGATAATCAACAACAATTGGTGTAAAATCAGTTACAAGATCGTTAAACAAAATTTGACCTGTAGTATAATCAATTGTATATTCTATATCTCTTTTGAACTGGAATCTATTACTTTCTGAAAACACAAACTCAGAATTAGGATTAACAGGTAAATTTTTTAGAATTCCTCCATCTTTACCACTTATTGTTTGGATAGACAATGGTTCATCATTAATTATAAGATAGGGATCTATTGTAAATTGGAATAAATTAGTAGATGGATCGTGACCAGTTATTTTTACTATATAGTAACCTGGGGCCGAAAGGTTATCCAGGTTACTCTGATCATCTCGCACCCATTCGATTGAATTTCCTGGAACATCCTTAAGATTTGCTAGAGCACAAAATCCTCTATGAGTAGCAATAAAGTTGTCAAGACTTAACTTTTGAGCCATTCCTGAAGATGAACGAATTATTATTGCATACTTAGGACGTTCATCTGTTGGAAACTTAGTATAAACTTTTGCTTTCTCAAAAATAGGATGTTTAGACAAAATATCCTGAAAGATTAAAACAAGCCTCTTCTTGAGCCCGTTTGAAACAATAAAATAGATATAGACCTCCCTTAGGCTTCATCTCTTGACATAGTCAAATGATTACTAACACGAATACACTCTTTATTGCAAACTGGACAAAGCGACATTTAAATTCTGTCTTTATTTAATATTATTTTGACACAACTGTCTTTCCGTCTTATCATTAATTTTGAACCCAAATCTTTGATTATTTCAAAATCACCTTTGTCTCTAATAAAAATAATTTCACCAGGTTTATATGTTTTTAATTGTTTTTCTGACATGATTATCCTGCAATTGAATTGTTCAAATTTAAGATTTGTAAAAATTGTCTTCATTAAATTCTTGATCTATAATATTTTGCATAAATTACTTAATATCCAGACCAATCAAGAGAAAATCTATTTACGGCAAAAATGCCCACATCTGACCCGTCTTCTTCACGCACTACCAAAAAACCAGGAATACTTGCATCTGAAACAATATACCGACGGCCCTTGTATAGAGGGCTAAAATTATCTACACATACTACAGTGTCACCTTCATTAATAAGTTTTGCATCTTTTTCTAAAGTTGCACTCTTTTCAGTCATTTCATCCAATTCTTCATCAGAAAGAGCAGATGCCAAATGTCTTGCAAGTATGCTCAAATCTTCTGACATAGGTTGATCTAAGGTTATAGTCTCTTTTACAACTTTAGATAGATCAGCCAAAATCTCTTTTTTCATGATATTCTCCTTTTTAAGTCATCTTAACAAATTTTGTGATATCATCTTTAAAGTGAAAAATCTAAATTAGCTTACCCTCACTATTGAACCAATTAACAAAACATTTTTTTAAGTTGTCTTCATTAAAATCAACAAACTTATTTTCTAAATAAAGATTATCATCTATTTTTTTAATATCATTAAGACAAAGCTCCATAAAAAATTTTTTAACCCAAACAATGACTAATCCATATCCTTTTTCAAGTGTAGTTTTCCATTTTAAATTATTATTAATTCTCTTATCTATATCTTTACCAAAAAATCTTCCTGCAATAAGCTTGTTGTCTTTGGACAACTCACTTTCTAAAATTTTTTTAAATTCTTGAATATTCACAAATCATTCCAATGCATTCAATAAACAACCTTTAGCAACAACATTCAAAGGATCTGAAGCCTTTTTTACTTGCTTTATAGAAAATGGCAAACTCTTACTCTTTATTTCTTGTTCAAACAACTTATCAAAATTGTTTGCTTTTGATGTTCCACCACTAATTACAATAGATATAGGTTCTTTAAAATTAGGTACATCTTGTGTATTATTAAATTTTTTTTCTATTGCATTACAAGTATATGATATTAAATTTTCATAATAAATTTTTATTGCTGTTTCTTCTCTATTCTTAGGATTCAAAAGATCTAAACCTGCTTCCTTTATTGTTGTTATTCTAGATGTTTTAACACCCAATGCTTGCGCTGCATTCGAATCTATATAATCTCCTGACCTTGCAAGACAAAATTGTTGATTACTATTTGATATTCCATAAAGAGAAAGAGCAATATTTACACTACCTGCACCAAATGACAAAGCCATCCCAGAATATTTCTCATCTTCTAATTCTGACCATATAATTGCAAATGCTTCATTCATTGGTTGAGGGTTATACCCAAAAGACATCAAAAACGACTTTATAATGTTTTGATGATAGATATTATTAAAATCAGCATCTATAGGATCAGCTGGAACAGAAAAGAATAGTTTTTCGTTTTCAACAACTGGTTCTCTAACCAAATTTTTTAAAATCATCTTTATAATAAAAATAGCTTCTGTTTCTCTAGTTGAAAGAACGCCTTTTGAAAAAGGACGTCTGCAATCCTTGTTAAAAAAGTCTGCAATAAATAGAGCTTCATTACCAATAACATACAAACTTTTTTTATCAGATGATTCTACAAAATTTGCTTTTAATTTTGATAACATACTTTTTGAAATTGAACTATTTTCAATATCAAAAAATGCATTTCTTTCACTTGCGAATGATGTATTACCATTATAATAACTTGCACTAACAGTAAACATTGTACCACAATCTAACCCTACTCCGGGTTGTCTTTTGATCTCAGATTTTTTTCTTGAAATCAATTGCTCACTTAAATCTGTTTTGTTTTCATCTACATTAATATTCATGAATTTTTTCCTTTCATTAATTTAATTTTGTCTATCAAATTCTTTCTTTACATCTATTGGATTTCCACCTGGTAGCTTGTCTCTCTTCTTCAGTGAATCTGCCATTGACTTGTCATCATCAAAAAAACCTTGTTCAAGCAAATATTGAACCACATCACCTTTTTGAGACTTTGAAGGACCTGTAGCAATTATTTCAAAAACTAACTTTTCTGTGTCCATATTACCCTTTTTGATTTTGTCTAAATTTCTTCATTTTCTCTAATGAACTCGTAAGATCATCTTTCTGTATCTCAACTTTTCCTATCTCTTTTATATTTGAAGTCATTCCAACTTCTTCATCTTTAAATTCTACAAAAACGTTATCAGAATCCTTAAGATCTATCTTCTTTTCTCCTACCTGTTGAATTACAATTTGTTGAGGATGCGCTTTTAAGCTATCTTGTATTCCCGACAACATTTCTTTTGCAACTTCTTTTGCTATCTCTTTTACCAAAGGACTATTCTTTATCATCTCTTCAGCCATTGATTGAGCCATTTTTTTTGCAATACCAACAACATCTTCAGTTCCATGTCTATTTTCTATTTGTTTATATTTATCAAATATTACTTCCACCCAATCTCTTTTAATAGCATTCTGTAAGTCTCTTGATCTGTTAACTTCAAACTCATCAAGACTTATTTCCTGTCCACATTGTACTGTTCTATTTATGTCTATTAATTGAACTACATTTAGAATTTTTCCTCTAATTACCATACTTATACCAGATCTTTTTTGAGGTTTCCACATTGTTCTCATCAAAGTTTGTTGAAAATTTTTCATTTTTTTCCTTACCCAAATGCACATAACTTTTAATTAATACATTTTTTCTATTAATTCATTAAATTTATTAAATGAATCATCCTGAGTAATCTGCATAGCTTCGTCGACAGCTACTTCAGAAATCTCTTGATCACTCATTTCTTGATTTAACATTTCTAATGGTACAGGACCTAATACCTTTTTAAACTTTGCAGCTTCCTTTTTTGGAACCTTTTTTGTCTCTAGTTTCTCTATCTTTGGTTTTACAGTAAAAACTATTTCATTTTTTCCTATAGAATGTTCAACTTCGGCTTCTTGGCCTCGTTTTGCTAATTCAGTTTTAATATTCTCATCTCCTGAAATAGCTAAACTCTTTAAATATGTATCAAAAAAATTTTTTACTCTTCCTTTTATATTTTTGGGTATTTGTCTCACATTCTTTAAACTTTGATAAAACTTTTAGAAAATGACCCAGTACTTAAAAGTTTATTGACCACATTTAGATTTGTTTGAGCTGCTTCAAATCTACAATCTAAATCTAAAGCTTTTTTGAACATCACCAATGCTTGATTAAGGTTATTTGCACTTGCAAACTCTATTCCCTTCTCATTATAAGCTGATTCTAACAGCCCCCAAGACACAGTTATTTCTCTATTAATTTTCAAACATTTTTCTAAAATAGAAATCGCTTCGTCATATTTCTTTAATGTATTACAACAATATGCAAAATCTGCCATTGTTTTCAAATCATCAGTCTTATAAACAATCTTTTTAAACGTTAAATATGCATCATTATATCTATCTAATTTTGAATAACAAATCGCTAAATGCTTAAAAGCATATTCAGATTGACATATAGAAATAGACTTAAGAAAATATTTCTCTGCTTGATCATAATCATTTAACAAGTTAAATACAGTTCCTATATGTGACAAATAATCATAATTTTTAGGTTCTATTGACAACAATCTTCTCCAAACAACAAGTGATTCATCATAATTATTAAGTGCCATATATTGCGATGCTAATTCATAAAGTGCTTTCTTATCGCCAACTTTTGCTTTATTCTTCCCCAACTTTAAATATATCTCACCTTTTTCTTTATTTTGTTTAAGATAACCATAATGATGAACTGGAATATCACACATCTCAATTTTAATATTTAATTCTTCTAATGAATCTTCTACTAGCTCATGTATTTGCCCATTAAACTTTGCACCTTTTGTCGTAGGAAATAATCTAACTTTACCTGATCTACACCATCCAACAAAATCTTTCTCTTCATTTTTGTATTCACCTTTACAACAAACTACATCTTCAATATTTGTAGAATTAACATAATTTCTAGAAACAAAACTATAAGCTTTATTTTGTTTCAATAAATTTCTTATTTTTGATATATCTACTGGACTTATTACTTCATCAGCATCCAGAATAAAAGTCCAAGACTGAGTCACTTTTTCTAGAGCAAAATTTCTAGCAGCAGAGAAATCATCAATCCACTCAAAATGAAAAATTTTTGCTCCAAAACTTTTAGCTATTCTTATAGTGTCATCCGTAGAACCAGTATCTACAATTATTATTTCGTTTGCAAGACCCTTAATAGATTCCAAACAATTTGCTAAACACAATTGCTCATTCTTTACAATCATACATACAGACAGCTGTTCTCTACTCAGAGCAATTTGTTTATAATAGAGCCTATGCAGAAATCCCTCAAGTATATCTATTTGTTTATACCATGGATATTCATTGGCTGTTTTTAAACCATTCTCTACCAAACGAGAATACAACTCGTTATTAGATAATACCATCTCAAGACCTTGTTGTAATGCTTTTACATCACCAGGAGGTACAATAATTGAATTTTCATTATTTATTGCATAATCATTTATACCCCCACAGTCTGTTGTTATTACAGGAGTTCCACTAGCCATAGATTCTAAAGGTGGTAAACTAAAACCTTCAACTTTATAAGAGGCACAAAGAGTTACATCACAAGATTCATAAACTTTAGCAATCTCATCTTGTGTCATCTTTGACATATCATGAAATTCACATTTATCATCAAATTGAGTTTTTTCAGATGCAAGTCTTACAATCGTTCCTTGAACTTTTTTATTAACAATTTTTATTGCTGTATAAACTTGACGATGCATTATTGGTTCATTACGAGAATGAGCTTTTAAATATTCTTCTGCAGCTTTTAAAGCTATTGCTACTCCTTTAATTTGAAGCCCATAATTTCCTACAATAAGAATTCTCGGTGTTCTATTTCTTTGATGTTTTGAAAATGAAAACACATATTGATCAAGACCATTTGGTACATAATAAGAATCTATTTTGTATTCTTTATCAATTATTTCTTTTAACCATTTAGAGACTACTATTTTTTCTTTAATACTTTTATAATTATCTTGTATAGTAGAAATTAACATTTTTTCTTTGACTTTGTCATAAAGAGAAGCTTCATATCCTTGACAAAGATGAATTTTAATAGAACTATTAATCTTTTGGAGAATAGGAAGTGTAGTAAAATAGGTACCTATTGCAATGTCACAATGAGGAACTTCTTGAGGTTCAGAAAAATAGACAATAGGTGTATATAAATCAAACCAATTTGTTCCTGTTTCATTTCTTCTACAATATATCTTTACATTATAACCTCTATCTTTAAGTCTATTTGCATGTTCAAAAACAACTTTAACTCCACCACTTGGTGAATTTGACTCTAAAAGATAGATTATTGAAATATTATCTTTTTTTTCATTAATAAACTTTATTTTTTGAGTTTCATACCATTTCTTTTTGTATAAGTCTCTACTAGTTTCAAGCATATTATTATAGTCTACGTTTATTGATTTTTCTTTAAATGATTGTCCTGCATAATGATATATAAATACACCAAATGAACAATAAAGTCTATATCCCTGTTCTACAGTTCTTAAACATAAATCATCATCTTCAAAATTAAATCTATATCTATCATCAAAACATCCTGTCTTCTGTAAGACTTCTCTCTTCATGACCATGCAAAAGCCAATAAGTCTGTTATACTCTGCAACTTTGTCTTTATATTGTAAGTATCTTTTTTCTGCAAAATCTTGAATATTTTCATCATTATCATCATAAAGATAATCTACCTTTTGTAGTTCAGATGATACTTCATTTGAAATTGGACCTACAATTCCTGCATTATTTTTTTCTAAACACTCAATCAAATTTGTCAACCAGTTCTTCGTAACTATCGTATCACTGTTTAAAAAACATACATATTTAGATTTTGATTTTCTTATTGCTTGATTGTTAGAATAACCAAAACCATAGTTTTTCTTATTTGAAATAATTTGAACATGTTTAAGACTTTTTAAATAAGATTTAGTTTCTTCATTTGAGTTATTATCTACAATAAAGATATTATGCTCATAATCAGTGTATTTTTGAATACTTTCTATACATTTTTTAAGATATGATAAAGCATTATGAACAACAATAATAATGTCACAAGACATAGAAGAAAAATATTCATTGATTTTCTTTTTTAAATAATTTAATGAATTATTTGACACATTTGTATCTTGAACTATTCTTTTGTTTCCCCATTTCTTTAATAAATTGGGCAAAGAATAATGCATTATTTTTTCTCTTTTTTCTTTATAAGACTGATTAGAATAGTGATAGACATAGACATTATCAACAATTGCCAGCTCATATCCTTTTTGTCTAATTCTTAAAGCAAAATCATCTTCACTTCCATAATGAGGGAAAACTTGAACATCTAAAAGTCCAACTTGTTTTTGAACATTAGTTTTAATAAAAAAACAAAATCCATTAATCAAATTAGTTCTGGGATATTGATTTTCTGAAAGAGAAACGATCAAATCACCATATTTTTGTATTTCACTTTCTTTGACAAAGTTTTTACCTATAGATTGCCAAGTTGCACAATTAGATAATACTCCAAGACATCCTATTTTTTCATCACTTTCTCCACATAAAATCACTTTTTCTAACCAATTTTTTGTGACTATTTTTGTGTCAGAATTTAAAAGACAAATATAATCAGAATCTTGACTTGCAACAATTCCTTGATTGCAACTTTCACTAAATCCTTTTGCAACAGGATTATGAACTAGTTTCTTGATTTTCTTTGTTTCATAAAGTTGATGACAAAATTTCGTTGTTTGTTCATCAGAACCATCATTTACAATAATAATTTGAAACTCAGTATTTGTTTTTTCAAAAATAGAGTTTATGCAATTTTGCAACAATTGACATTGATTATGAACTGGGATTACAATAGATATATTCATTTTATTATTTCATGTAACAGATGAGAACATCATCTTTCACGTGACCTTCAGCATACATAAAAGTATAATTTTGATTTATTTCAAGCACTTTTTTTCTTATTTGTTCATCATTAAGAAGTCTCATATCATCTATCATTAAAACATGATTTTTAAATTTACTACTACCAATTATGCTAAGTTCTTCAATTATGGGGTCATCATGAATACCTCGTACTGTACCATTTCCACTATAATGCGCATCTAACATAATAGCACATGGTTCATTCAAGTCTTTAATTATGTCGGGTAATACATTTTCAACATCCCCTTGTACAATCATAACTTTTTTATCACTTACAAACCTTTTTTTTAAAAACATACATAAATCTTCTGATAATTCTACAGAAATCACATTTTTAAAACCTACATTAAGTGCTTTCAATATTCCATCACCTAAAAATCCACCCAATTCAAGAAAAGTGGATTTAGTTGAAAATTCATATGCTATACAATAAGTTTCTATAGTTGCAGGCATAACAAATTTTTCTATATTTTTTGAAACTCAAAACAACCACAACCATAAGTTTGTTGGTTATAGTCATTTTCTGAAGCATTTTTTATAAAAGCACTTTTATTAGAAAATAATGAAAGTAAAGTATTACTTTTTAAAACCAATCCATTAAAAAGAGAAAGTACGCTTTTAAAAGAATAAATTCTATGAGCATTAAAACATATCTTATTTATTGATGCTACTGGTAAAACCATATAAAGAATTCCTCCAGGAGCCAATACTCTTTTTAATTCATTTGCAGCAACAATATCTCCTAAAGGATCTATTGCATCTCCATATCTTCCTAAACCAATATGCTCTAAAACATGCATACAAGATAAAGACTGTATACTATTATCAGAATGAGGTAAACATGTCAAATCAGCTTTTCCAGAATTGTAGTTTTCTAAATCAAGTTCAACAGGACGATAATCAAAAAAATCTACAGGTACAAAAGCAGAAACAATAGTTGAAAAATAAATAGAAGATGAAATATCTACATGTTTTTTGGGTTTATTTTCACAAATTCTACGTGCAGCCCAAGCAGTATGATATATGTAATGTTGATCATATGAACACTTGTAAGTGTCTTCATTCAATATCATGTATTTATTTGTTTCTTCAACAACAAATCTTTCATCCAATTTAGATTTCTCTTTAAAAAGTATAAATTGATTTTCATATTGTTCTTTATTCATAAAACATCTCATTCTTTGTTTAAAACATTTTTAAGTTTACTAATTATCAAAGGCATTACTTTCTGACTTACATGAAACTCATCCATATAATATTCTGTTATTTTAGTTTTTCCATTGTCATCAATTAGATCATCAAAAATAGATAAAAATAAAACATCATTTAATTTACATAAATATTCTATTTTGTTATTAAAAATTTTTGTAGCCTGATTTCTTTCCTTATACGTGCCATAATGAGGAAAAGTATTTTTATCTTTTAATTCAAAACAATCAATATTTGCTGTACCTGGTACTCCCCATATTATCACTTTAAATCCCATATTTTTTATTTCTAAAATCACTTGAAAATATCTACATACACATTCTTGTACAATTTCTTCTAATGATTTGTTTTGTAATTCTTTTTGTCTAATCAAATGCATCCTACAATCAATTTCTCCTGCACAAAGCATCACATAATCACTTTTAGAAATACTTTCTAAAACATTAAACAAATTCAACCTTGATTGATGTCCAACAGAATAAAGATTATATGCTAATACTGGTCCAAGCCAATAAGTATGAAAATATTGTATTGAATCTTGTGGACAAGGCCAACCTTTGCTTATTGTATCTTTTCCTGTAAAAACTGAAACATGACTATCTCCTATACAATGTATTCTTATGTCTTCTAATTTCATAATTTATACTAAAATAAAATTATCAGGATAAAATCCTTCATGCATTGCTTTTGTTAAAAACCAATATTTTTCAGGTGCAATAGTAATCTTATCATTTTTTTTGTCTAAAAACCCAACCCACCAACTTAATGTTGATGATGCAGATAAAATATGTGCGTCACAAAGGTACATCATAGCAAAATCATCTATCGGATTATCAATATTATCATCACAATAAATAAATTCATCACCTTTCAAATTTCTCTTGCACCATATATAATCAAGCTCATTATTGTTAGAATGTGATCCTCCTGTAAAAACTAAAAATTTACATTTTTTATTGTCAAACATCTTCCTTGCATTAGAGAAATATATTTGCCAAGGAGAATTAATGTCAAGTATTTCAAGAGTTTCTTTTTTACTATACATATCTAAAGCAGTATCACCACGTCTTATATGAAGTGAAATTATTAAACAATCAGCATATTTTTGTTTTATTTCAAAAAACCTTTTTCTATTTTTTTCTAAAATATTCTCTTTAAGGGACATCTCATTTATTATCAAATCTTCATGTTTTTTTAAATATCGATAATCACCAAAATATCCAAATAAATCTGAATTGTCAGGGACATTAAAAACTGTTGGATCATATAGACCTACTGTTGGATCATATAGACCTTTTGAACGTTCTAATTCATTATAAAAATATTTTATTACGTCATTACAATCTAATGTCTTTGCTTTGATATTAAAATTTTTTAATAAACACTTTTGTCCATGCCATTCTTTATCATCAAGTTTCGGTATTTTTACTTCATAATCATTTTCTGCACCAACTGATAATAATATCGCATATTGAAACAATTGATTACCTAATCTTCCAAAAGCTCCTAAATTACTAAATGTTATCATTTGCTTTTCTCTCATGACAAGAAAATTTAAAAAGTTCAAACATTTTTACAAATACTGTAAATTGCACCACAAAGATCAGGATGCTCTAAACCAAGAGAATATAACCCATTTATATGTTCAGATTTAAGAATATTAGAATCAATAAGCTTATCCATTTGAAAATCAGCTAGTATTTTTAACATAATTCCACTTTGAGCAATTGTCTGAAAATTACATGATTCTAATAATTTATTCAGAGAATTACGATCAAAAACACGTCTGTGTCCATGTCCTAAATCATTTGGAGTTAACTCATATAAATTTTTTAAAATTCCCATATGAAGAGCCAATTGTCGTGATAATGCTCTAGCATTTGGAACAACAATATAAAGCAGACCATTTTCATTAAGAACATTTCTTATTTTTTTTAACAACAAAGTTGGATCAAAAACATGTTCAAGCACAAATGTTGCAAAAACAATATCATATTTTTTATCTTTTGGTGTTTGAAATTCTTCAAATAATGAATAAATTAAATCAACTTTTGATATATTTTTTTTTCGGACATCATTAATAAATTTTGTTGAACCCTCAAGAACATCTAATTGTTTCAATAATTTAGCAAGTAATTTAGTCTCATATCCATCTGCACATCCCAATTGCAAACCTACAAACTTATCAATCTCAATATATGGCATGATGTTTTTTATTACTAATTCTCTAATTATCCTATTTTGTGAAGACATTTTAAGTCTATAAGTAGAATACATACTATCAAGAAATTTTTTCTCATCACAAAGCATTTTTATTCCTTCTGTTATAATTATTTTTGTTTATACCATTCGGTACAATTTATACATAATGGGTGAGCATCAAATCTAAAATTAATCATATCCGATCTAAAATTATTATATTTTTTCCCATTCCATATTTCTTGCAAACTTTCAAACTTTAAATCACCCGCTATCATCTTTGCATTAAAATCAATACAACAAAAAACAACTCTTCCGTCATATAATACCATAGCATAAATAAAAGGATGTCTACATACTTGCCTAGATGATAATGGTTCTTCTAAACCTAAAAAATTACACCAATTTTCTACAAAATACTTATCTGTATTGACATCTTTAGAAATTATCTTTTTAATTTTCTCAAGACTTAACCAATCTTCATAATTATCAATTGTTTCAACTTTTATTTGTTCAGAAAGTGATTTAACATTTCTGCTATAAACAAAATCATCTTTTCCCAAAATAGCATTAAAATACAATAAACAATCTTTGATTTGTTTTTCTTTTCCTTTTTCCATTAACATATTTATCTGCAAAATCGGCATGTTCCTTGAACCCCGCAATTTTAACAAAGATTCAATATTTTTTATCACCTTATCAATTTTGCCATTTTTATTAGAACAATAAGCATCTTTATCAAAAAAATCTAATGAAAAAGTCACTTTTGTTATATTTGAGTTCAATATTGTTCTTATTCTTTTGTTCTCAAAGTGACCATTGGTAACTAAAAATATGTTTTTAAATTTATCAGATAATTTTGTAACATATTCATCAAACTTATTATGTAAAGTTGGTTCTCCTATTCCACATATAATTATAGTTGTATCCTCAGATGCTTCATTAATTAATTTGTAAAAAATTTCATCACTCATGAATCCTTTTTTTCTGAAGTTATGCAAAGAATTAAGACAAAAAATACATCTTAAATTACAGTTATTAGTTAACTCTAAATTTATTGATTTAGGATTTACAGGTACAATATTGCTCAATTCTTTATAGAATTTTTTTTGTTTTTTATCTTGCATTTAAATCAAACTTTCCAAAGCAATAAAAATTCAATACTATCTAATCCAAAAACTGGTATATGAAATTTGTCGTATATTGTTTTTCTTTCAGAAAATGAATCATCAATGAATATAGAGCTTAATTCAGTAATATGTTCATATTTATTCTCATCATCCTTCAAAATGATTATTTCATCAAATAATAAATCACTGATTGAAAAATTACTTAGACTCTGTTTGATGTCTTGTTTATGCTTTGAAAGTAAAACTATTTTTTTCCCATTATTTTTAGATTGATAAAGAAATTTCATAATGTCAGTATTCACTAAATTATTTACAATAATCGTATCATCAAAATCTATATACACATAATCATAACAAACATTTGAAGAAAATCTTGAAAATAAAGCACGATCTATTTCAGCATCAAAATTATTGCATAAAATACTTACATCAACACCCATCTTATCAAACAAACTTAATTGTACAAAATTGACTCCTTTTACTCTAAATAATGCAGATGTTCCAGCAATTCTGGGAGCAATTTCCATTAAAACAAGCTCATCAGTAGATCTTTCTTTAACTTGATAAAACCAAGAACCTTGAAAAGACAATGTATTATTTATAATTGTTGCAATTTCTTGAAACCTATTATCAAATAATTCTTTAGAATTTACACTTATACCATTATTAATTCTTATTCTTTCTCTTCCAGTAGCAAATAATAATCTTCCATTTTTATTAGTAAAACAATCAACTGTATATTCTTTCCCAGATAAATATTCTAATATAAGTAATGTAGAATCTTTCTTTAAATAAAAATCTATTTCTTCTTTTTTATTTGCTTTATATGTCCCTTTTGTTCCTTGTCCCACATCAGGTTTTAAAAAAACAGGAAATTTGATTTCTTCTTTTAAAGAATAAACTTTGGGTGTTTCAATATTTTTTTCAAATAATTTATAAGTCTTTGCTTTTGATCTACAAACTTCACATGTTTCTACACATGACGTAATTATTGTTGCTTTGATATTTTGTTGGTTTTGAGCCATTTTTAAGATTACAGAATCATGAGAAGGTATAATAAAATCAATCTTGAATTCATCTATAACTCTGTTAATTTCTTCTATAAAATTTTTTTCTTCAATGTCAGGAAGATCTGCAATATAATTTCTATAAACATATTTTCCGTGATCATTGACACTATTTCCTCCAAATAAAGTAAAATGTGTTGAATTAGTTAATGCACGATTTACTTCAAGTCCAATTTCAGAACCACAAGGAAATACTAAAACATTTTTCATATGCTATTGTTGATAGATAACAAATTTAGACAAATCTGGATATGGCAATTCAAGATCTTCATTAACTTTAGGTGTTTCACCTAAGTAAAACTGATTCATTAATAACAACCCTCTTGCAGCTAATTCAGGCATCATATAAAAGTTCCATCCTAACATATCTAAGTTATCATCATGGTATGAACATTCTCTTCTGCCAGAATATCTAGCTCTTTTAAACCATAAATATGCAATATAATCATCAGTCAATATTGCACCTCCCTTGCTAAGTTTCAAATGTTTATAAGGACCTGTAAAACTTATACACATAAATGTTTTTGGAATGTACATATTGTATGTGAATCTTAATGCACTATCCCAAGTTTTAGACCCTTCCAATGAATATGCTCCTTTTAAAGTTTTTCCTTCTACATGTCTAAAATTAACTTTCCCTCCTGCATGTATAATTTCACAAGGAACAGATGGATAAGTTCTATTAGGAATAGTTATGGTTTTTCCTCTTATATTCTCATAATACAATGAAAGAAATAAAGCATTACTCATATTATCAAGCACAACTACATAAGGAGAACAAGTATATTTAGATAATGCTTCTTCAAAATCTTCTGTTATTTTATAAACTCCATTCGCCATTTACTTTTTTTCCTTTTATGTTCTACTAAAATAATCTTCAAGTGAAACAGATAATGGTAATTTATATTTAGTAAAAGATTGAAATTTTTGAAACCCAACATTTCTCATTCCATTTCGTGAAAGAACACCACAATATGGATCCCATAAACTTCCAAAATCTATCATAAAACATTTGCCTCTAGTTTCTGAATAAAGTTCATCGATCATTATTTTTCCTGCATATCCCATAGAAAAACAAAACATTCTTCTACCAGATTCTATCTTTTGTCGTATCTGTTGTTTAATATTTTCAAAATCATCCCATGCTTTTCTATCATGTACTGTAATTAATTCCATATTAGTTATTCCATTAAGATACTGAATGTTAGATAAATGTTTACCGCCTATGAATACCGGTGTATATAAATTTAATTCTCTTGTTAATTGTTCTATTTTTCCACTAAAAGAAAGCCCTTGCCAAATTTCACCATCATAAAATGGCATATCTGGACAAGTCTCAATCATAAACTTGCATACTTCGTCTATATCAACCCCGAAACATTTTAATGAATGTGTATGAAATGTACAATTTAATTTACAATGAAAATAATCATAATGATTTCTAAAAATTTGTTTCATAGGTTCTATAGACTTTATCATATCTCCTATGTCTCTACCTATGACTGATTTATAATTAAACATTATTATCAGTTCACCATCACCATATCTTGCAAAAGAAAATGGTATGTTGTTTTTTATCAAATCAATATAATATTCTGCAGATAAATATGTTGTTTTTGGAGCTAAATAATACTCTGAAGATGAATTATTAAGTGATTCTTTAATTTGTTTTAAAAATGATGTTCCTATATTTATGATATAATAAACTTCTCTATAGACATCAACAAATTCAACAAACTTTTTTGCTTCCAGAACAGAAGGATCATAAACAATAGTATCTACTGGAGAAGAAATAGGAACTATTTCATTTGAAACAGAATTTAATACAGGCATCAAATGTCCTGTTTCTGCTTTAAATCCTAATTTATCTGTAATCATTTTTAACATGTCTGTTGTCACTGCTGTTGGATGACCGATCCAATTTGTCCAAGTAAGTCTAAAACCTAATAATTGTAGATATTCTATGGAATCAAAAGAAGGCGATCTTATAATAACAAATTCACTTGCAGCATTGACAGCTTTTTTAATTACTTTTTCAACATCTTCCTCATTCTTCAAATGCTCAAGAACGTGCAACATTGTAATATATCGACATTGTGGCAAAACTACATCTTCACTTGTAATATCAGCAAGTGTAACATTATACCCATTTTTTGTAGCTTCCTTAACTTCTTTCTCTCTATTATCTATACCAAGATGAGTAGAACCACCAAATTTAGTTTTAGCCCACTCTATTGAACCCCCTGTACCGCACCCTATATCTATAAAATCTATCATTTTAAAACTCTTTCTATATTAGAAATTGTATTTCCCCAAGTAAATTTTGATAATAAAGATTGAATATTATTTTTAAAAACAACAGAATAAGTCGAATTAGATAACAATTCTTTTGTCTTCTCTAAAATATCTGAAAAATTATCTTTTTCTGCAATAAGACATGTTTTACCATCAAGAAACACATCACCTATTGCACCATCACAAATAACAGCTGGACAACCACATAGAGTTGACTCTATTGGTGTCAAATTTAATCCTTCAGTTCTTGAAGGCATAACAAAAACACTACATTTGTTAAAAACTTCTCTCACTTGTTCATGTGTTGCATCAAGATAATTCTTAATTAACAACTTTGGATGTTTAAAATTTGTATACTCTTTTGATGTTCCAAAAGTAATAGTTCCATTAATTAAATTTTGCTCGTACAAATTATCACATACTTTTACTCCCAACTCATACTGTTTATCAAGTGAATAATGATATAAAAGAGCTGCATATCTCTCTCTTTTAATAGATGGATTTTCATAAAAAAAATTCATGTCTAATCCAAAACCTACATAATGACATTTAACACCCTCTTTTTCAATTAATCTCTGAGTTCTAATAGTGCTGCTCATTACAGTAACTTTAGGATTTAAAACATTTTTCCTTTCTCGTTCAAGACACATACCATAACTTAACATATAAATCAAAACTTTTTTTACCTGAGGAAGACTGGTTAAAATATCTGTATAAGGATTGTCTGAATAAGTTATTACAATGTCAGACTCAGGAAATGTAGAATCTGTCAGCCCTACACTATATGGTACTTCAAAATCTATTTTTGAATAATCTAACTTTGGGTTCAAAGTTTGAATTCTCAAATGAACATCATATTTCTTTTTCAAATTGCATGCTACATCATACATTTGATTGACACCACCACTTGTAGTTAAATATTTAGGAACTTCTACAGTCCACAATTTATTAAGCTTTTTGGCTAAAGTTGTTTGTCTCATTATTCCACCACTATCTTGTGCATAAAATGGAATGCTTACTGTAATTTTCATATTCATCCATAATTTGTTCTTGTATTTATATATTATTCAAGAAGTATATATCTAAAAAATTGTATAAGAAGAACACATGTAGAAATAATCTGAGGAACATAAAAACTTAATCTCTTTTAATTTTAAATCTGACCCAAATCTTTTTTTCTTAACTTCATGTCTGGCAATGAAATATTGTACATTGGTCTCACATCATATAAATAATCTAAATCAAATACCTGAAGAGCCTTAGTTCTATTATAATTATTTAAACTATGAACTTGTCTCATGTCAAAATACTGTTTTGTGCCAACCCCTCTGCTATTTTTTACAGCACCACCAGCAGGTATTGTTGGATAAAAACCCGGCTTGTTCAATACTTGATTTATTCTTACAGCATCAGGTGAATCTTTTATAATATCATCAACTGTTAATCTAGTACCTGAGCGCTTATATGTAGCTGTAGGGGCAATAACAAGATTTTGCATATTACCTCAATGAAATACGAGTATACGGTTTCTCAAACAAGTTAATTCTTCCCTTAGAATCTCTCCAAGTATTATCAGTATAATAACATTTTTGATAATTTACTTCATCAACTTTATAAACATAGTTATCTTGTGTTGCCAAATCTAATGGATCACTCAATTTGCTTGCAGAATCTACAGCATGAGCAAAAACAGGTCTTAAAGTTTGTTTAAAAGTAGATGTAGGGAAAACACTCTGAGGATCAAAATATGCACCTCCATTAATTTTCTCAGGACCTGTTATGGGTTGTTTTGCAGCTTCCAATAAAGGTTTTTCAACATTTGCTTTCAAATTTGCTCTTCTTTGATTTGTAAGAGCAATCATGTCGTTATTCAAACTACTTGACATTGGTATAGTTATTGTAGAATTACTCTTAGAAGCAGAAAGATTGTCAAAATTAATAAGATTACTTTGTTCTGATGAAAATGGAAGCGCTAATTGCATTACTGCAGCAGAACTTGTAACTGTATCTGATGTTACAGTATCTGTCACAACAACTGTATATGTTCCTACATTTTGAATTGAAAAATTTTCTATAACATAAACATTTGCTGTTGCGTTCAGAATATCTACAGCATTAATTTTCCATTGATAAGTATAAGAACCAGAACCCCCTCCAATATTAATGAACAACTGCAAAGCAGCTCCATCTCTAACATACTGTGATTTAGGTTGAGAAAGTATATGCATTTTTTCTCCTTAATAAAATTTACTATACTTTGAGACACACTTGATGACACGCTATAATCTTACCACTTAATAAAAACTGTGTAAAACTTCATCAAGTTTTTAACAATTGATTCATCAATGTCTGATTCAAACTAACTATTCCCATTCTGGATGCAAATTTAACCAAGTTTGTTTATATCTATATAATAATCAGATATCTGTTTTTCACAACCCATATTTGATGTAATATTTTAGGAATCATAACTAAAAATTTATATTTTCAAACGATATCGATCTTCCCTTAACTATATGATCGACATTCTCATTCTCATGAGAAACCTTATCTTCACTTGTAAAAAGTTCTTCTCTTTCTTTAGGACTATCAATCTTTGAAACATTAAGATCTTTTCCGTCTAATACATAAGTCGAATTCTTATTAATCCCTATGGAATGATACTTGTCTGGAAGAGGAAGAACACCAAATTTATATCTAATATCTGTATTATCAAGAATTTCTATTACAAAATGTTGTTGGGTCATCACTCCACCTGGACCCTCTACAGGCGTTATGGGACCAACTAAACATCTATCTCCATTTCTTCTAACAATCATGTCCCTCTGTGAAACTACAGGTGCTGGTCCCATCCAAGTTTCAATTTGATACATCAACTTCAAACCTCTATCAGTTTGCTGTATTCTTTGCTCTGTAGTCAAAGGCCCAATTCTTATTGGAAAAGGCCCATCAAATCCTCCATCAAATCCAGATCCAAAACATGTCTCACAATCCTGATCAGGTCTTCTATGAGTTCTTTCTTTTAAATCTCTATAGACACAATGACATGTTTTTCCGGCTTTCTTCTTAATATAAAGAAGTGTTCTCTCTCCTGCTTGATCTAACAACCATGAATTTCTTCTCACAGCCTCTTCATAAATATAAGACATCTTTTCTGGTTTAAGATTCTCAGGAACTACAAGATCAATATCTGTCTCATCTTCTGGTGTAACACAAGCAACTTTATAAAAGTAATTCTTCCGTAAATGTATGTTTGTTGTTTGTTTAGGTATCTTATATGTAACCAATACAGTAGAAAATTCATTAGGTACTGGAGGCTTAAACCATTGACCTTTTATCTCATCATAGACTTCCTCTGTTTCTAATTGAATTAGTCCTTCAATGCCCTGCAAAAGTCGTACATAAGCTTGTTCTCCATCAATAGTTACAGAAACATTTGATGAATCATCTGTTGGGTTATTTAAACCTGTATTATCCACTACAGGTCTTTTTGACAAATAAATGACATATTCTTTTCTTGGATTTAGAGGCTCTATTATTATTGGATTACCTGAAACAACAGTAAAATCAGTAAATTGCATCTCTACATGATTGTTATTAGCTGACTTTCCTCTTATCTCTACATAAAGATCTTCTACATAACCATCATAAGCCCCCAATTGTACAAATACATTTGTACCTCTATCATAATAATAAGTTGTAACTATATCATTTACTCTTGTTATTCTAAATATTCCCTTTACATCAGAAGTAGTTACTGTCAAAGGAAGTTCTGGATTTCCATTTATGTATTGTTGACTTGCATAAACATCAAAAACATGTGACATACTACGAGAAATTTCTACATAATCATGATCATTTTTCTTAACAACAAATTGACAAGATTGAGACCCAGTACCTGAAAGAACATTCCACACAGCTAAATAAAATGAAACATTGATATCAAAATTTCCCTTTAACTTAAAAATAGATTCTAACTTTGATGATTGCTCTAAACCAACAGCATCCTTAAACCAAGCACCCTGATTCTGAAACAAAAGTTGCCCAGAATCATGTTCTTTCCATTTTGTTTTATTAAACTCAAATCCATCATAAAAATCATCATTGACTTGTCTACTTATATTTACAATTCTTCTAAATTGATCACTTACATCTTCACTGACCACTTCAATATCAAGAGTTTTATCCAAATACTGAGTAACAGCAATAAGATCATCATTTAATTTTGTATATGGTCCTGTTTCTACATCAGCTCTATAAATATTATAGCCAACAATTGTATCATAAATTGCATGCATATCATCCCATCGGATATACATCTCATTCCTATTAAAAGGACATGTCACAAATACATTTGAAGGTATATAATTATTCTTTGATATCTCAACAGAATATGTCTCTGTATGATAATTTTCTTGATTTCCTGCATTATCTATTGCAAAAAACTTAATAACTGTAACTTGATTATCTACAAGTACTATAGGTACTGTATAAACAGTAGAAGATAATGTAGGAATAGAACCATCTGTTGTATAATAAATCATTGCTTCAGCATCATTGACAGACAATACTATACTTTGAGATTCAAAAAAACTTCCTCCTACTGGTAAAGCACTTGAAACAGGTGCCATAGTATCTATTGTATAAACTTCTGTTATCACTCTTGATGTAATATTAGATGGATCTATTGCTATAAATTTAAGAGTTGTATTTCCTTCTAGAATGATAGCTATAGGTGTAGAATACACAAGAGATGAAGAGGTAGGTATACTACCATCCAAAGTATAATAAATAACAGCAGCACCATCTGTTGAATTTAGAGAAACACTCTGATGAGAATTATAAGTTGCTCCATGTGGAGTTGCAACAACAATGGGCTCACTTATATCAGGATTTTGTTCTGTTGTGAAAGAATATGAATCAGTTGCAACAGCCGAAATCTTGTTATAGATAGCAGAAGAAATGTCGATAATTTGACTGTAACTAAATGCAACATTAGGAATTATTTCTACATTAATACCTGTGGGTATATTATCATCTTGAGAAATAGACCCTGTAAATCCTGATTGAAATACACCATTCAAAATTACATTTGCACTATTAATTACAACATTAAAAGTGCTCAAATTCAACCCATTAAGATCAGCAACTCTAAAAAATATATGTGAATCAATATTGATATTAACAGAATTAGGGAGAGGAACTCTATTTTGATAGACAGGTTTTACGTATGTCATTATTTATTCTTCTTTAGAAAGCATTTCTACTTCTTCGGCCAGTTTCTCTATCATTATCTTTTTAATAACTTTCTTGAAATATCTTTCTTGAAGTTTCTATGTTCAATTGGGATAATTTTCATTAATTGAATGATACTTAACACCATTTGCTGTTGTAAGATATTCGCCCGTTTCCGCTGTTTCGGAGCACGCATCTTGATCTTTTTCTATTGCCATACCATATTTAATACTTGCAACTCCTGCACCAGAAGGGTGCGGATCATGCACTAACACTCCGTTTTTATAAACAACTGCATGTCCGCCGCGAATATGTTTTCCGCGTGGAGATTCTCCAGCTACTATAAAATACCCATCTACACCCTTGCTGTACATCGAAACATTGGACGGCTTGATCGTACCGTGATATTCAAAACCTTTTGAAACTAACCATTCGTAAAATCGCGGAAACCAATCTTTGTCATGGAACATTGGAACGCCAACTAAATCAATTTCAAAAATCGAGGCAAGACAAGCCTCGAAACAATTTCCAGTCCCATCTTTGTCAAAAAACAGTGTCTGCATCGTTGGTTTCATTTTCATTCTTTCTATAATCGTTTAATCCTCGGCGCTCTGCTGCTGTTAATTCGGTTGTATCTCCGACCATAAAAACTCTATCACAGGTGGCGACGGCAAGTATAACAGATCACATAATTTTATTTTCTTTTTTCTATCTGCAAAACAATGTCAGCAGCATCATATTGCACTTGATTTAAATTCCTTACATAAAAATTGTAACTCACCAGAAACTGGTGGCCATTTAGTAAATTCAGATTCTTCAAGATGATGAGATGCTTCTTCTGCTGTCCATATTGGTTTATAATGAACTATTAACCATTCTTCTTTTTTGTCTGAACGAATAGCATATGTTCCATCAACTTTTGGATCTTCAATAAATTCAATTCTTTTTACTTTTTTGCCTGTATACTCTTCAATTGCTTCTTTAAACTTCTTCCCAAGACTCTCTTTTGACAAAATTTGCTTAGCTATTATCTTATATGATGACTAATATGATCATCTTAATAAAAAGTATAGAAAAGTCTATATCTAAGAGATAACTTCTCAATACTATAGACTTTGTCTTGGCATTTAATAAGCATATTTTCGATATCTTTTCTAACAGTAATTATTTTATCTTTTAAAAGAGGATAATATGTTTATCAAAACACATCTGTTTAAGAAAATTAACACTATAATCAAACGGCTTGAAAACTATCTTATAGATAAAATTGATTGTGGTCCAGATTCGGTTTCTGTAGAAATTTTATTTTGGACAGACAATGAGTTTTCAATAGAAATGTTTCATTCAGAGTGTGCAGATCTTAATCAAAATCCAATTAGCTCTAAAAATAAAGATTTTAGACATGTCGTACGTTATTCAGAAAGAACAAAACAATATCAATATTCAAAATCATATATTCGTGATATAATAAAAAACAATAAAGGAAATCCTATTTTTATGTCGAAAAAATTAAAACTTGTCAGAAGTGTTCTACGATCAATATGAATAAAAAAATTGATGTTAGAACTTGTAAATATTGTTCTAGAAGTCTAGATTCAAACTTATTTATTAGTGATTCAAGAATTTGTAATGACTGTGTCGACAAAAAACAATTTAGTCGAGAAGATATAAGCAATAACAAAAAGAAAGATCTATGTCAATATTGTTGTAATGAGTTTTTAACAGACAAAAAGATAAAAAAACATATATGTCAAAAATGCACAGATGAATCTAATGAGTATTTCACTACTTGTGAAAAATGTGACAGTACTTTTAAAAGAAGTGAAAACTTTAACTTTAGAAAATTCATTTGTGATGAATGTACAGAAGCAATAAATTGTGAAGAATATTTTGACAAAACATATAGACTTTGTGGAAGATGCAAAGAGTATAAAGAAATAGGTAAAGAAATTTCTTATAAAGCTTTTTTCTGTCCTGATTGTATTCAAGCAAGAAGAAAAGAAAGATATGAAAAATATTTTAATGAACATAGAAAATTTTCTTGGCCACGTAAATGCCCAGAACCAAACTGTGGTAAAGTAGTTATGACGACGAAACCTAAAGCAACTATAGTTTATTGTGAAGAATGTAGAGCAAAGAAAAACAATTACGAAAAGACAAAAAGTTAAAAGAAATGAACAGAATGAAACAAGATTATTGTCAGATTTGCAAAAAATACACAACCAATGATGAACCCAAAGACAGAAACATTGTTTGCAAAGATTGTAGACCAAAAATGAAAGAATTTATGCAATCTTGTTTTAAAGATGGTAAATATATGAAAATTTGTAGAACATGTGGAGAAGAATATCAGGCAACAAAACATAGATTTTGGAATGCAATTAATTGTTATAACTGCGGTCATCCTAAACAATTAGATGATAATAGACACAAATATGGATACCAGGGAAAATGTTCAGATGGTCATAGATTTCAATCATTGAATGAAATGGATTTTGATGAATGGTTAACTGAAAGAAAAATTAAACATATTGCTCACCCAAGGTTAAAACCTACATATAGGGCATCAGATTACTATTTACCTGATTATGATATGTATGTTGAAATTGATGGATTAGCAAGAGAAGATGACATAGATTGGGACGGGAAATTGTCAATTTATGAGAAGCTTGGTATAAAGCCCTTAATAGTCACCCCAGTGTCAAGACATTTTATAGAAAATAAAGAAATTTGCTTCAAAGAACTTGATGAAAAAGTAATGCCTTTAATACAAAAAAATTAAATACTCATTGTTTACATTTAATTTAAGTTTTTATTATTTGTAAATTTAAAAAGTTTACAAATAATTTTTGATAAATTATTGCTTGTAAATCAACTTAATAAGGAAGTTTAGTTAAAACCCTTACCAGTTTGAGTTCCAAAACCGAGCACCCATTTCTTAATTGACATTCTACCGCTGGTCCAAGGCCCAAAGAACCCCCCGTACGTCATGGTGTACCTACTTTGCCTTAGCCCGACCATGTAATGTAGACGCCGTTTTGCATCTGTTAGTTGTGTATCGACCTGTCCCTGGATCGTTTGTGCCGCACCCATGTACTTATCGCTTCTCATAATGTCTAAAGAAATGCCATTTAGATTGTAGGTAAATTCTTCATTCATCCAGAGAATTGCTAAATCATATAAAGCATAGCTCATTGCTTGCAATAATACTAATGGTTGCCAAGGTCCGGGAATAGTTTCTAAAGAATAAGCTGTGTCTGGTGGTATCAAGTTTATATAATTACAAGCTTGAACTAAATGCATATAAAGAGAATCGTCATCCCAGCGGAATCCTCTAGTTAACGTGAATCCTGCTATTCCAGCTTCAGATGTCGGAGGAGAAAAATGATAATTCTTATCTGGATTGTTGTCTCTCAATTTGTTTCTAAGGTGTTGGATTAGATACATAATTTCTACAGGATAGACTAAGCCTGTTCCTGCACATAAAGGAATTATCTGGAACTCTTCAAAATCTTGTTTTTCTATAGAAGTAGTTGAATCTTTATATTTCCATCTAATTTTATGCAATCCCATTGGTTCATCGTTAGGTATAGTCCAAGGTGCAAAATAACTGCCTGCACCAAATTTAATAGGTATCCTTTCTGGCAAACCTATAACAACATCACTTCCTGAAGTAGAGTCAAAAAGAGTAAAAGTAACCCAATAAGGATCAGATAGACTTCCACCAACATAAAAATATACATTAAGATCGTCTTTTGTTAGTGTTTGACCCTGTTTTAATGATGCCATAATTCTTTCCTTATTTAAGACTTGAATGTTCTACATCAAATATTTGTGAATTTGATAAAGTTTTTATTTCATAATCATAACCTAATTTTTTAGCTTCATCTTCGGGATAAACTTTTAAAATTTTTGCTTTGTCACCTTTTATTGCCAAAGTATAATCTTCAGTACCTTCTATGTTTTCTCTTAGAATGACTTCATCATTGACTTTATACCTTGTTTCTTCAGAGAATACTTCGTCATGATTAACATTGAAAACTTCTTTATTTTTTAATGCCTCTACTTCATAATCATGAAATTTTTTACCCTCATAAACATGTACAATTTTAACTTTGTCACCCTTTTTAGCTAAAATTTTATCTTTATAACCCTTCATATCTTCTTTAAGAACTACAATGTCACTCACTTTATATTTTGATTCTGCTATAATTTCTTGAGCTATCTTTCTTATTTCTTTAGAAATTTCTTGAATGTTCATTTCATCTCCTTAACTTTCATTATCATTCAATATTCTTTGAGTAACCAATTATTTGATTTTATCAGACATTGCTAAAATCTCAATTGCAACTTTTTTTATACTCTATGATAGTTTTTTTCATTCATCTTCTTTTTCTTCATTTCCGCTGTTCTATTATCTCTTCAGGAGTGAGAGAATGACGCCAAGTCTGGCCTTCCCCACAAAATGGACATTTTGTCCAAACATCCCATTCTACAGAAATAAGTTTTTTACAGTTGTGACATTCAATCATATTTGACATTGTTTTGCTCCTTTTTTATCAGCTCTTTGTTTTGGTGACAATTTCAAAGTTTCAATGCTTGAATAAATTTTGCACATCTGACAGTTATTAGAATGTTTAGGAGCAAAAATGCATATGTGATAAACGTAAATATAATATTATTATCCTGCCCAGCACCATTCTTCTTTTTTGATTTTCTCTATCCATTTAATGTTTGTATAATTTCTTCAACTTGTGGTAAAATATCAATTCCGTTTCTATATTGAGGATGACCTTTTATAAAAATCCTAAAAAGTTTAAATCTACCAGGTGTCTTAATTTCTATTATATTATTTGATAAAACACCAGTTGGTACTCTTATAGTTGCATCTTTGAAAATTTCTTGTAAAACGGGTTTAAGTTTCTTGCTAATAGGTCTTGCATCTGTCAGTTTTCGTATAAGCTCCAAAGTCTTTTCTTCACTTCTTTGCATACTTGCATCAAAATACTCATATTCATTCAATTGCTCTGGTATAAAATTCTTCAAGATTTTTTCATTTTCAGGAGTGTCAAACATAATATTTTTTACTACAAACTCAGGAAGAATGCCAGGCAACGGTACGTTGTGTCTAAATTCAAGTCCTGTTGTTTTAGCCCATTCTTTCATATCTCTAACTACTTTATCATACTTCTTTTTAATTTCTTTCTGTTCTGTCGTGTCAACTCTCTTATTATTCTCTATATCTATTTGTTCTAACTCAGCTCTTTGTTTTGGTGACAATTTCAAAGTTTCAATGCTTGAATAAATTTTGCACATCTGACAGTTATTAGAATGTTTATGCATTTTTGCTCCTATGTGATAAACGTAAATATAATATTATTATCCTGCCCATAAATTCTCATTTCCATATTCATCATTTGGAAGTCTGCCATTAGCACCATTCATGAGTGAATAGTTATATTGATCTATTCTATTAATGACATTGAATTTTTCTATTTCTTCATAAATTGGAGAATCAGTTAATTTTCTTATATGCCATTTGATTCTATAAGTTCCGATATCCAAATCATTTGCAATTTTCCATGCCGCAAAAAATTTACCTATTCCAAAAATGATAGGTTGAGAATCTATAGTTTCTAGAACAGGTTCTTCTCCACATTCTTGATTACTTGTAGTATTATTGGGATTAATTGCTTGATATGTTACAGGAATAGTATTACCAGGAGAAAGAGGAAAATCTGCAGGGGGAAATGTTATATCTGGTGGACCATTCAAATATCTCATATATTGTGTTCGCCAAATATTATCCCAGTAATTATTAACTGGTACATTGCTTTGTGAAAATGTTTTGCATCTATAAATAGTGTAAATTATTGAAAATGGGTTCATGTAGTTGCCATTTTCATCAAGAATGAAAACTTTTAAGTCATTTTTAGTAAGAATTTGACCTTTATATATTGTAGCAGACATTTTAGACCTCAGGTTCAGGAAATTTCTTCTTTGAAAAACATTCCATGCAATACTTTTCGTTATGACCGTCTTCTATAAAAACTATCATCTCGACAGGTGGTTTACCACAATTGTCACATTTTTCTTTTTCATTATACACATTAAATACGTACATAATATTTTCTTCAACAAAAAAAGCTTACAAAGAGCATTCGTAAGCTTTTTTTTATAAAAATTATAATAAATTCGTACTATGACTTAGTGAATTTGACTGTCATTCCTATGCCTCCAAAGAAATCTTTAGAAAGAACTCTATAGAAATCTTCTTGTTTGGCATTAGTATGATCAGGACGTACACCAGTTGCAATCACAAAATATGTCTCATTTATAGGAATTGTAGTAGGAATTGTCCAAGAACAAACGTATTCTCCTGTTTTTCCTGTCACATGAGTTAAAGTGGACAATGCAACAACAGGTACTTCTGTTGCACCATCATAATACACAATAGTGTATTGAGGACTTGTCACATCTACTGGCTGTTGCGTAGAATCCAAAAAAATGAATTTAGAATCTGCAGTTTCACCAAGTTGAAAAAATCTCATGGATTAATCTCCTTATAATCATCTTGTGGAACATATCTGAAAGGTCTGTCTTCATGCGGTCCTAATGCTTTACATTCTGGACAATTTTTTGTGTGTGTGTCTGGATCTACAAATTTATTTTCTTCTTTACACCATACTTCACCATTTGGACCAAACCAAGAATCAAGTATTTCATCTACAACTTTTGAAATTTTCATATTTAATAGGACTTAAAATCATCATGCAAGTGTAGATATCTAAACTGTTTTGTTTCTTGTGATCTTATTGGTTCACATTCAGGGCATCCTTTGGGACATGTCGAAGGATCAATCATCTTCTTTAACTTTTCACACCAGCATTCTCCAGTTGGCCCAAACCAATCTTTCTCTTTATTTTTATCTTCAATTTCATCTGCTATCTTTTTTATATTTTTCATTTAAACCTCTACCAAGAAATATCAGTCGGATGCAAATATCTTTCTGGTTTAATATCTACCTGTGTTATAGCTTGACACTCAGGACAATCACATTTTTCAGGATGAACATATTTCTTCTTATCTTGACACCAAGACATACCAGAAGGCCCATCCCACTCGGGTACTTCTCCTTTGAATTCAGTCGGACCTTCCCAATGCATCTCGATTTCGTCTGCAATGTCTTGCACCAATTTTGACAATTTCATGGAATTCATGAAGCAATAAAAACAATAGAAAAAAATTGGTAATGAGTTACTAAGATTTGTCTTTTTGAAGTTGTTTTCTTGGAACACCAATAAAATGGCCAGATTGAGAAGATTTTAAGTTTTCACATTTGTGTTCCCAATGTTCACCAGTAAATCTCCAACTTCCAGTCTTAGAATAATTTAAAGAGTCATTACACTGTGAACAAACAACATCAGCTTTTTTAAGTTTTTCAAACCAATCAAAACTTCGTAGACTCTCATTTTCTTTTTTCATTATCTTCAACAATCTTTTTCAAATCTTTAGAAAGAACAGGAAACTCTTCCTTACAACTTTCAGCATATGCTGCTAAAGCAGGAGTTATATGTTTATCATGTGTTAAATCTAAAACAAAATACTTACAATTCTCATGCTTGTTTCCTGGATCACTTCCTCCATCAGTTCTTTCAACTTTGAACTTATTATAAAGTCCTATCTCTTTATCAGTTGCAACTTCAAAAACACGTTTTGGACGTTGTATAACATGTCCAGAATTACCTATAAGTGACACATATGGTCCATCAGACTCATGTCCATCAACAATAATTTCATCTTGACAACTATAAAAATGCCCTGTGGACAACTCGGGATCTTTACCCTCTTCAAGCCAATTTGCGTTTTTGCATCTCATTCTAATCATATTAAATCCTTCTTAATTATATAAAAAATGAATTAAATTTTATTCTTTTATTAAGTCTTCAATTATTGGTTTTGAGTCAAATATCTCTTTCCCAACAAAATACACTTTTATAAAACCATTTTCATATTTTATTTCATAATCTCCAAACTCACCAAAAATGACAACCACATTTGATGGTTTTGGTGACTTAATTTGTTGCATCATCATTGCTATATTCTCAGATAATGTCTCATGGTTCTTGAGGATCACTTACACCTCTAAACCCACTTGCACCTCGATATCCACTTACACCACTCCATCCGCTTTCACTTCGATCTTGAAAAAAAATTCTCACATCTCTTTTTAAACATTCTTGATGCAAAAACGAAATCCACTCATCATTGGACATTTTACTAATTTTATACTTTAACTCCTTTAATTTTTCTTCATGTTTTCTTTTGTTTTCTTCTTCAGTAATAACAGGAACATTACCATCTAGTATGAATTTGAATTTAAGTTGCATATAAATTTTATCTCCATTTCTTAAAGGACTTGAAAAAATTATTTTTTCAACTTCATTTTCATTAAATATATCATGAACATCTTCACGAAATAATACATCCAACCCATTTTTTAAAAATCTTATTTTCGGTAAAAATATTACATTATCATCATAGGTCAAACATAATGCTCGTTTAAATTTCATACTCTTGTCAATTCTATATTATTGTCACCCTTAAATTTATATTTTATTGCAACAGCTCCAAATCTATGAAGTTCTTGCAAAGAATATTCATCAAAACCATTTGCTATAACTACTCCCACTACATATCTATACATTCTGTTTATAAGACCCAATTTGAAATGTATTATGTATTTATCAATCAGCCCTATAACAGAATGATCTGCAACACTCTTTTTCACTTCTATAGGGTATATTGTTTCTTTATCTTGTGCAACTAAATCGACTCTACCAAACTTGGTTTCATATTCAGTACTCATACAATAAAAATCTGATTCAGCTTTCAAACACATTCTCAACTCATCTTTAGCTAAACAAATTGCTTTTACCAATTCTCTTTGTTTGCTAAATTGAGCTTCATCTTCTTCCTTTACTATTTTCTCTGTAGGTCTCTCTATTTCTTGAAAATTCTTGACAATTAAATACGGGCGTATAAACAACTTTGCTATTTTGTCTACTTGCTATCAACTTCTGCAACTTCTTACCAGGATACAAAACCTCATCAATAACAGCAATATGTATCCATGTCCCAAATTCAAATATTATCTGAGAATATTGTATGCTTGACTCAAATGCAATCTTGTTAAACACTTCTTTTAAATTATGCTTTACATAAACAGTATCTACTGCTTCTCCATAAGAATGCTGAGATGTAATAGTTCCACCTACAGACTTATTTAAAGCATCACAACGAAATCCAGAAGTAATATATGGAACTTCACCTAACAATACACTTATAGGTACTAAAAGTTCATTACATACACGTTTAAGATTATCTAAATACTTTTTAGACTCTTCAAAATTGATGTCAATAAAATCTCTATGTTCTGTTATACACAATTTACCTAAAGTAAAAACTGAATTTAATTGGTAATCTCTAGTATAAATTTCAGGCGGCATATCAGTCTCCTTTTTCAAATCAGGTGACCCAGTCTGGATGTTTCCTTCTGATTTCTTCGTAGATTCGTCTTGCTCGTTCATAAGCCTGTTTAGAATATCCAAAATTAGTTTTATAAGATTCATTGCTTATCATACTCCTGATAAACTTTTTAGCATCTTTTCCCTTAAGAATAGGAGTTTCTTTTATTGGAAGTGCCATTTACTGTTGTCTCTCTAACATTAAGGGTTCAAATTCAACTTCTTCTTTTTCCACAAATTTCTGAGTCTTAGGATCTCTTACTTTTATTTTTTTCGTTTTCATATGTCCATTAACCATCCTTGTTACATGAACATTTATATGAGCAAAAATTTCATTAACATCTGCAGAAAAGTCTATATGTTGAACAAAACCAACTTGTTTCCCATCAATAGAAACTTTAGTGCCCATAGACGTTCCATTTGTCTCGATAACAATTTTTTTGTAAAGCACTTTTTCTCCTTTAATAGTAGTGAATTGTTAAACTAATCTTTATGTCTTTCAATTTTTGTCATTTTTAATGGTTCTATTAAATAACAGAATTTGAAAAAACTTTTGCAAATTTAGATTTTACAGTAGTAGATCTTACTACAGGTAATACAAAATCATTCTCCATAGATTCATCTTGAACAATTTTGATGCCCATTATACTACCTATAATTTTTCCTGCTTCTTTATCTTCCTTTGTCAACTGTCTCGGAGGATAACTTGCTTCATAGCAATAATATATCCTGAACTTATTATTTGTAGATTTGTTCATCTTCAAATATAATAATTCTTCAGTCTTTTTTACTATAGATATCATATCCTTAAGTTGTCTAATCACACTTTCATTGATTTCTGACTTAACTATTCTACCACCTGTACTTGATGCTCTTTGTAATCCTTCTGTATAATTACCTGCGTTTTCCTGTCTATCTTGAACTAAATTTTGAAACGGAAATGTCCCAGAAGCAAATATAAACTTAAAACTTCTTTTAAAACCTCTACAAAATCCACAATCAGATCTGTTCTCAACAGATGTTGTTTGTTTGTCTCCTGCTATAAAATTAAATTTGTTGTATTTTTTCATAAAATGGTTCAGGCAAATATTGAGAATTGCGAGAATTTCAGCTTTTAGTTGTTGAGTTCTGTGCACTCGTTTCCACAAATCCTGCAGTTTCTGGAGTATCGAGAGGGCAATCTTTGTGTATTTCAGACATACGCACCTCCATATCAAATATTTTTCTATGACCACAAATACTCGTATAACCAGAATATTTAAAAAACGGACAATCACAACAAGTAGAAATTTTAATTACACGCATACTTACCTCTCTTTATTCTTTTTTATTAGCATTATTGGTTTTTACCAATAAACAGGACAAAGAAATGTTCGCAATTCAAAATATGTTGTCTGTCTAATAGATAAATTAGTAACTGTAACTCTGTAATAAGATGCAATTACTTGTTGAACAATGTTAAATGTACATTTTACTTCTGAAGATTGTATATGCTGCCAAGGAGGTGTACATGTATCTCCTTGCTCAATAGTCACTCTACAATTTTGATCAGTTTGTAAAAATACTTGTATTCTTGCTATTCCTACAGTTGATTTTGGAATCCCTAAAAATTGTTGTCTAAAATCAAGATTGACACTAGAACTATTTCCATTATCAATCCCTTCGTCAACCTCTTTTTGTGTTTGACTAACTTTCTTTAAAACTTTATTATTAAAAATAAATTCAAACTTCAACATTTTTGTCTTTTTATATCACTTTTGAACAAGTTCTTGATATGCTTTCTCATACATCAACATTTTATTCATTTTTTCACTAATTCTTTTATATATAAAATCTCCTGTCAAATTAACTTATTTTAACTGTTGCTATCTCACATCTTTTGACTTATATAACAAAAAAGCTCACGATTTCTCCTGAGCTTTCTAAATTTAATTTTAAGTTATCTTGTAAAAAGAAATATAAAATAACTATATATTTTATATGATAATCTAAGCGCTAATACTTTTTCACAACCCCTACATATTATACTCATTTCGCAAGCAATTGAATAAAAAAAATTTAATGAGCCTTCACTCTAGTTAAAAAAATGAAACTAAATTTGATGAAAACAGAAAATTACATGAGACTTGCGCGTTCGAGCGCCTACGCGCAAAGGAATGCTTGCAATTTTTTAGTACATCTAATTAACTTTAGAAAAGTTAAAAGTCAATGAAACGCGCGCTCACCGGTTTAAATTGTAAAACAAAAATTACTCTAGTATATGTCTAATGAATTTGTTAAAGTGCTTTAGGTTTCTATACATGTAAGTATCTTAATGAACTCGAGCCTATGTCGTCTAACTCTAGATTAATCTCTATAAACTTCTATGGGAGGTAATCTACTTGCGGCTATGTTACCAGGAGAATTTGGATCATTAACATTTAAAGAAATTCTTCTTATCGATGTAACTTTGGGATTCATTTTCTTCAACCAATCTTTACTTTTTAGTTCCCAAGCTTTTTTTGCTGCTTCTGTTCTTGAAGTTGCTTTTATTTTTATGAGTCTCATTCATCATGAAGTTCGGGCCAAGTTTCTCTTGGAAAATAAACTTTATTAATGAAAACTCTAAAAATTGTTTCTTTAGATGACAAAATTTCTTTTATTAAATTTTTCCATACTCATATCAAAATATTCTTAATTTTGTACCATTCCATGCAACAAAAGCCATACTTTCAAACCTATTTTCACCATCTAAATAAGACATTTTAAATTGTCCTATTAACTCACTACCTCCCAAACTAAATTCTATAAATTTTGCATCATCAACAATAACATTTCTTCCTTGACTTTTATACATTGATGTCAAATTTGAAGCAGTCAACATGACAATGATACGAGCATTTTTCTTTAACTCTGAAAAAGAAAAACCCTTACAGGGTTCACATGACTCTGCTATTGATTGTGGAACTCCAACTGGCTCATTTTGTTCTTTTGGGTCTTGACTCTGTTGTGATACTTGTGACATATCACATAATTCAGCTTGCATTTCTTTTAAGAAAAATTCTATTGCTTCTGATTTTTGTCTCATTTTTTACAACCAATCTTTGGGAATATCCGAAGAATTAGTTAAACTTTCGTATTTTACACTAAAATAGCAATTTGTTTTTATAGGTGTTTCTGTACCAAAATTATAATTCCAAAGATCAGGAGATGTTCCATGAGAATTTTCATCTAAAAAACATTCATAAAAACAAGAACTAAAATTAACTGATTTATTTATAAATCTTAAATCTTTTTGATTTTCTTGACAAAATATAACTTGATTTAATTGCAAATCTTTACAACTAGCAAATGTTGAAGAAAAATTTATCACCAGACTATTTTGTTGAAATACTCCTGCTGTAGATAGAGAAACTATTCCTGAACCCTGAAATGTAGATTGAAATGTTGTTGCTAATAAATTGTTCGTAAAAAGATCTGTAGGAACAGATTTAAGAGAAACACAATTTAAGAATGTTGTAGTAAAATCTGTTACAGCAGTATTATTAGAAAATATTTCACTTGGTAAATCTTGTTGGATAAAAATATTTGTGCAATTTGCAAATGTATTTTTAAAACTTGTTATTCCCGCACTTCCACTAAACATAGAACCAAAAATAGTCAACAACGAATAACATCCGCTAAACATATTCTCTGCTGTGTTCAAGTTAGTCAAAACAGACATATTGTCTGCAATAGAGACTAAATTAGTACAACCGCCAAATGATAAGATTGTGAATCCCATGTCTTCAAAACTTAAAACTTGTCTAACTAACGAAGAGTTAAGAGGTCCATAGAAGCCATTTAAAAAATCAAATTGAGTACAAGTACCTGACATACTTATAATATAAGTTCCAGGTATAGAGTATGTATGTGTTCCTCCATCATATGTAGTTATTATGTCTGATGGATTACTGTCACCCCAGTCTACAGTAAAATTGTATGTTCCTCCATTCACAAGAGGAATAGAAAACAAATAACTTGGAGTTAAAATAGAAATGCTAAAATTAAATGAAGACATTTTTAATTATGAAATTTCAAAATATGTTCTGAACTTCAATTATGAACGTATAAAAGTGTTTTTAGAGAGCGAATCGTGTTTGCATATTTCAAAGCTGGGATAGAACTTTCGACACCTTCATTAAAATAACTTTCTTTCATATTCTCCATATTTTCGGAATCTTCAAATATGAAAGTAAATTTTGAAGCTTGCTTGTCAGTCTTAACAATTTTACAACCAAGACATTGTAAAAAAGCCGCAAAATAAAGATCACTTGTTTTTACTTGCATAATAACCTCCAATTAATTTTTATAAATTTCCTCTACATTAATTTTTGTTGAATAAAATTAAAGTTTAATATTCTATCCTTAATAAAAACTATAGAAAAACAATTGGCAGATATCTAGATCACAAACGATAACGAAAACTAACAAAACAAAATTGGCAAACACACAATTTTTTGTGATATATTAAAACAAAGGAACTGAATTATGAAAAACATTTTGATTACTCATCCCAATTTTGTTGGTTTTGCAAATAAAATATCCAAAGAAAGTGACTCTATTGTTATAGGAAATTCAAATTGTGAAGAAGTTCTCGAATCAATTAAAAAAGGCGATGTTGAAAAACTTGGAATTATATTTGAAACTAGAGGAATGAATGTTTTAGATTTTATTAAAAAAGCTTATTCTATTGACCAAACTTTACCAATTCTAGTTTTAAACTGTCCATCTTTGCATTTTGAAGAATTAGCCGATTATCCTGAACTTTTAGAAGACAACATATTCTTTGTTGATTGTTCAGATTTCAAAGATGATCCATTTTTTGAGCTTCTTAATAAGTTTTTCTCTGAATCTCTAACTAAGTTTGATGTCGAAATATTAGAAAGAGTTGAAAATTAACTTTTTCTTAACGTTTGGGTATGACTCCACTATCTTGCATTTCTTTTAATTCCTGAGGGCTAACAGTCTTTTTAAGTTCAATATCTTCTGGCATTTCATCTACAAGATGAAATAAAGAACGCAATATAGAAAGCACTTTATTTTTTGCAACTTCAAAACCAATATTTTTCAAATTTGGTTTAAGCATATTCTTCAAAGATTTAATAAGATATTGCATTTTTTTATCATTAAATTTTGCTGTAGTATCTATCAATTTATGTATAGTTTCAAAAACATCAGTCATATTTTTTGCTCTGCTAAAATCGTATCCAAAGAAGTTTGAAGGAAGTTTATCTTTTAATGTAAGAGGATCATTATTTTCTTCTTTAAAAGGTATTTTTTTGTGTTCATCATTTAACAAGTCAAGAAGATGATTGATCATGTTCTTGAGTTCTTCTGTTGTGAGAGTAGCACCAACAAAAACCATCTCAGCCAAATGCTGTGCTGCTCTTTTATATTGAGGAACTACTATTGAACAAAGCATAGATTCAAATGAGAGACTCTTAAGTTGAGACATAATTTGATCCTATTTTATTGTTTTGAGAATTTTGCCTTTGTAAATAACTCAACTGTATAAAAACAGTAGAATAACTAGAAATTACAACAAAAATTTATATGGGGAAACTATTGATGAACAAAAAGAATTAACTAGATGAACTCGAGAATGGCTCTAGTTAAACTTTAGGATTGCTGTCAAAAACATCCACTACTTCTTGATTACTAACAATATCGTCTTCAATTTTCTTCAATTCATTATCAACGGACTTTTTCTTTAGCTCTGTTACTTTTATGGACACAGCCTTCATAAAAAATGGTTTCTTAACTAGACACTCTGCTTCTACATCTTCTGCGTCATTATCAATCTTTTCTTTTTTATCTTCTATTACCTTTTGAACATCTAAAGCTCTATCCAAAATCATATTAAGAACTTCTTTCTTTGTTGCAGGAGCTGTTTCTCCTACCATTGAAAATTCCCAAGATTTCTCAAACTTCTTTGTGTCTTCTTTTATCACATTTACAGGACCATCTTCTATTTGTGGAGCAATTACTTTTATTTCTATACCTTGTTCTTTAAGATAATTAGAAATTTCATTGTTTCCAAGAAAATCATAGTGATTTATAAGACTAATAAATTTATCCAATTGTTCATGAAGTCTCGGTCTTGAATCAGGATTTTCTATGCCTGCTTTGAAAAACATCATATTTTTAAGCATGAGAAAATCTCTCTTCTCTCTCTTAAATACTAACTCATAAACATCTTTAATCTTTCCAATTATTCGACTATGTACTTCAGACAATTCATACTTGATTTCTCCACAACCATTAAGTTTTTCTACAAAAGTCTTTTTATTATTCATTGGATACTCCTGGCTATAAATTTTAGTTTTACATTATAAGAAGGTTTTACTTCTGGTATCGTTTCTTTCTTTCTATACGTTAATTTGTATATATTTTCATGGTCACTTGTCAAAGTTGTTTGTAAGTCTCTACTTAGACAAACTTGTGCACCCAAAAAAGATCCTATAAGACCTGTTCTTAATATTTCTGTACTTGTAACTTGAACAAACATATCTCTAAAATTTTCATGTCTTCTTAAATTTTCTAAATCTTATTCTATTATATCTATTCTAACAGGTATTTCTCTTTTGCTTTCTATTTCAAAAAATACACTACACATTTTATCTAAAGTTAAATTTTTATCATTCACAAAAACTTCAAATTCAGCCATAGTTAAATTAGAGAAAAACATCCTTGTTTTTATCCATTCTCCTTATTGAAAATCTTCAAAACCAAGAGCAGAGAGTTTGATCAAGTCAAGTTTGTAACTTCTATCATCTACAATATTCTTCATAATCAAATCTAATCTTCTATGCTCAAGTTCAAGCTTTTTAATAACACGTTTTATCATTTCAAGTTTCTCAAAATATTTTATAAGAATGCTCCTCATTGTACACATCTTTGAATAAGCTTCATCTTCTAATGTAGGCGAATAATTATGAACGATCTCTTCAAGATTCTCTTTTTCACCCGATTCACTTCCAGAAAATCCACCTATGCCAGAATACCCAGATGTTCCAGATAAACCAGAATACCCAGATAAGCCTGAGAAACCAGAACTAGATGCTTCAAGAACTGCTTTCACAATATCTTCTTCCATCTTTAAAAACTCATCAACCTCTTTGAAATGTACTTCAGCTTCATCAAACCCATCTTCAAATGTCAAAGCTTTAGAAGAAATTTGCTTGTAACTCTCTCTATCAAATGAAAAAGTAACATCTTTACACTTTTTAATAACTTCTTCAATACTTCTACGATATGGGATCAATAAAGCTTCTCTTTCATCTCTCCTGCTTTGATAAAATGAATCATAGTTCTTAAGAATCTCTCTCTTTTCATCAATAAAATTTTCTATTTTTGACGCAATAGAAGAGTAATCAGAAATCTTTTTGACAATCAAATTAAGTCGAGTAGAAATTGCTGTTTTAATTTCAAGACCAGTTTTTTCAAAAAGAACTCCAACAACAGTGTTACCCAAACTTGATGCAGCAAAAAAATCATCAGCACTATTTTTTAAATGCGGACGATACTCCATACACTTCTCCTTCTTTTAAAATTGTTTGTTGTTATTTGAAGGAATAGTGCCTTATTTCGGTCTATCTATTCTATTTTTCATTTAAAAACTTCTTAATCTCTACAAAAATTTCTTCTGGTCTATTAAAATACTCTAAATGTTGCTTTTGAACAACTCTAACTTTTATAGGCTTTTGATTCTCATCTAATTTATCCACTATATCATACCATTCCCCAAATTGTTGAGATCTAAGAAATTTTCTTGACTTTAAAATATTCTTATTATATGAATAACCAAATAACTCAGGATCAGACTCTGAAAATATCACAACACCTCTAATAACTTTCTCCATATTATTACAAAGATGTTGCAAAAAATTATCAACAGAAATCCAAAATCTACAATTCCTTATCAATTCCTCTATCTCTTTAAAAGTTCGATTAAAACTAATTTCATCAACTTGCTGTAACTCTTCCTCACCTTTTTTACCTATCTGTATAATCTTATACCCCAATGTCTTTAATAATGGAACTAACTCTTTCCAAAAAGGATAACTTTTAGGATTATCAGTACTTTGACTATATGGACTTAAGACTATTGTATTACCTTTCCCGGATTCTATAACTTGTTTTCTTTCTATTTCTTCAAGATGATATACTTCTCTAAAAGCTTTTAATATGTGTTGTTTCCAATTACAATCCCACATTAACTTATATGTATTAAATGAATTTAATGATTCTCCAAAAAGTATCTTTGCTTCCATAATAGAGCATAAAGTTATATTAGGAACATCCTCAAATACCTCTGGAAAACACACATAAAAAATATTTTTTTTGTTTTTGTTTTTCTCAAAATATTCATGTAAAATAGATTTGAAAATATAATGGTCACCTATACCATTATCTAAAACTACATGAGAAAAATCTGTTGGTTTTACTCCCCATTCATTTAACTTGTTTGAAAATACTCGTTCATCATGTGAAAAATAGCTCACATCATCATGAGATCGAATTCCTCCTGAAGGATTTCTAAAATGCCATGTTCTTGCTGAAGGATCGATTATATTTTTAAACCCTTTTAATCTCATCTCGAATGTAAGCAGTGTCTCTTCTCTATGACAAACAACAGACAAATCTGTGTTATACTTTGCAATAGACTTTCTATAAAGAAAAGAACTATATAAATGATCAACTTCTTTTGGTCTTGCTCCATCTAGATGCAAATACCACTGTTCATTAAACCCTAAATAAATGTCCTCAATTTTGTTTTGAACAATTCTTGGCATAGGAGCAGCACTTCCTGCAGGTAAAACTAATCCTGCAATCGCTCCTACATCATTTCTTATATTACGAATTAATTTTTCAAGCACATCTTTTTCTGGTACTTCATCATCATCAACTCTCCAAATCCACTCAGTTTTTGCTAGTTGTAATGATTTAATATGGCTATACACTTGACCCATTTTTCTACCTGGTTCATGATACCAATATATACCTTGGATCAAAAGATAATCGAATATTGTCCTATAAATAGGTTCAACATTTCCTACTGGCTTAAACTCATTACTATCATCAAAAATAATAAGAGTCTTAGGTTTATAAGTTTGTTGAGCTATTGCCATCAAACAACAAGGCAATGTTGAAAAATATCTATCTTTAGTACAAACTACACAAGTAACATCAACATTAGTTGGTTGTTCTTGATTTTCCATATCTTGTGTCATTTGTTTTGTTTGTTCTACTAAAACAGACTTCAACATTTTCTCTAATTTTTCTTGATTCTCATCCATAATTAATCCTTTACAATAACCAACCTGATTTAATATATTTTTTAACAATTTCTTCTCTCTTACAACAAAAATCATTTAAATTATTTTTCAAATATTGCAATTCTGACGACTCCCAACCTTTTCTGTCTAAATTTTTCCATATCTTCTCATCTTCAAATTTTCTGGCATGAAGAGATTTTACTCCCATTCCTGCTTCTGAATCCAAATTGCCCCAAATGTCTTTATTATTTTCTGGATAAGGAGAAACCATAATATCAATGTTTAAATACTTTTTAAGACAATAAGCGAAATGAATATCGTCTCCTCTTCTCTCATCCAAACAAGATTCCATTCCAAAACACAAAAAGAATCTAGTCGGACAAAACCAACCATGTCCCCCAATATCTACTTTGACAGGTAACTCATTATGTTTTCCATTATCTCCATATTGATCAGAATTCATATCGTGTTGTGTTTCTTTTTTATATTTTATACCATAAGGGGACACCACCACATTGTCTTTCATAAAAATTCTATTACATTCTTCTAACCATTTTGGTCCCGGAAATACATCATCATCTACAAGACACACATAAGGAGTTTTTGCTAACAAAGGTATGACAAATCTTGCAGGTAATTTAAAATCATGATTAGTCTTAACAATATAGACATTAGAATAAGAATGTTCTAATTTATAAGCTTCTTCTTGTCCCTCTACTTGAGTCTGCCAAACTATTATCTCCTTAGGCTTAAGTGTTTGTTTCTGAAAACACTCTATCTGTCGTAACAAAAGTTCAGGTCTCAAATACTCTGAAATCACTACAGTTACTTCTACCATAAAATCATATCTTGCAATCTTTACATTTTTTACATAGTCATAAATCCAAGTTTCTTTAAAACCAATCTCTTTTAAATTATTTCTTAACTTTTCAATCAGACCTATTTTACCTGAAACTGCTCCCATATCATCATGCATCTCTATTAATATTGTTGAACACTTCTTTAAAAATTCCAAAGATGCCCCATAAATTATGTCATATTCGGAACCCTCTACATCTAATTTCAACACAATTTGTTTGTCATCAAATTTTTTTATTAAATCATCTAATGAAATTGTTTCTATGTCGCCTTTCTCATCTGGCATAATATAACAACGTCCATCTATATTACAAAATTCTGGACGTTTTATGACACTTACTTTATTACCACTTTTTCCTGTAACTGCTTTATTAATGATAGAAATATCTGAAGATTCTTTGACATTAGATTTTAACAAATTAAATACATCAATATTTGATTCAACAGCAATAATTTTGTTAGCATTATAAGATTTTGCTAATAATGTGAATATGCCATTATTGGCGCCAATGTCAAGAATATTCTTTTCTTCTAAATCTTCTTTTGAAACTCTATATTGATTCTGTACAATTATTTCATTATAGACTGATTCATGTTGACTTTTAATACTTTCAAACATAAAATCACTTTCAAGTAATTCTTTACAATTAGTCACAATATAAAGTCCATTACCACAAGAAAACGGATGATTAAAACCTACATCAACTAGAGACTCTACTTTTTGCCAAACATGAGATTCTATTCTTTTAAGCTTTATTATGTGTTCTTTTTCTTGCTCTACAAAATCATCTATAGATTTATTAAAACGTCGAGGAAATGTGATCAAATATTCTTTAGCCTTCATCATTTTCAACAAAACTTTTAAAGCTAAATCATCTTCCCAATCGATAGGTCCACTATTATATTTTTTGCATATGTGTTCAACAGTTGATATTGATAAAAGTATTTTATTTGCATAATCAATTTCTTCAGCTTTAATCCTTACGCATTTTTCATATTTATCAAATGGATCAAAGACAAGATGATCTTTCCCAAAATAATACGGTGTTACAGCACCTACTTCTATCATAGATTCTAAATAATTATGCTTTTTCAAAAACCATTCAGCTAACGGCAATTCTATCATTCGTTCATTATTTGCAGCATCATTATAAGAATCTTTTTTGTCAAATAATTGTATTTCTACAGATCCGATTTTCATGTTTTAATTTTCTATTAAGTCAAAACGAACAAGATTAACATTATAAGCTTCATTTTTCCATACTTCTGTAAACCCAATATTTTTTAAATGTGTTTTTAATCCTTCAATAATATTTGTTTTGCCCAAAACAGCTCCCATATCTTGATGAATTTCCATTAGTATAGTAGAACATCTCTTTAAAGTTTCAATTGATGCTCCTTCAATTATATCAAATTCAGATCCTTCCACATCAATTTTTAAAACAATATTTCCATCAAACATTTTAACTAAATCATTTAAAGATATAGTTTCTATTTCACCTACAGAATTTGGAACAACATAACAACGACCATCGATAGTGCTATAATCTGATTGTCTACCCAATGTTACTCGTTCACCACTTTTTGAAGAAGCAGCTTTATTTATAAGAACAATATCTAAATCTTTTGTGTTTTTTGACAAGACTTCAAAAGTTGCAATATTAGATTCAACAGCAATAATTTTTTTAGCTTTATAGTATTTCGCTAATAAAGTAAAACAACCATTATTTGCTCCAAGATCCAAAACATCTTTATTCTCGAGATCTTCTTCTCTAATACGATATAAATTCCGAGTTATTACTTCATCATAAGCTTCTTTATGCTGAGCTTCAAGTTTCTTTAATTCTACAAGATTTGAAAAAAGATTCCACTTCTTATTAAAATAATCTATATTTACTTTTGACAAGTCTTTATATGTTGCTCTATGATCTACTAAATGTGTCAAAACTTTTACTTTAAGTCCAGCTTTTCTAATTGTATTTGAATAATCGCTATCATATAAATGAAAACCATCTATGTCTTCAGAGAACTTTATATCTGTATTAGTTGCCATAAACATACCATCAACAACATTCACATCTCTATAAATTTCATCAATATCCCATTTCCAATATTCATTACAACATAATACATGACCCATAATAGAGTTTCTACTACAATTCCACCAAAACCCAGGAGAGTTCTCTGTTGTACCTACTAAACCAATCAATCCAGTATCTGGAAACAGATTAAACAAAGAATAGACTTTTATAAATAGAGGAATTTGAGTATCTTTAATATCTACATCTTCATGTATAAAAAATTTAATTTTCCACAAACTTTGTTCTAAACCTTTATTATAATTTTTTGTTATACTTTTATTACCATCATAAATAGGTATTAATTGTATGTGAGGAAGTTGATGATTGCGTAAATACTCATGAAGATAATTCAATGAAGGCAATAATACCGAATTGAACGTTCTTTTATCTTTAACACTCACTATTAAAGAGAACATAGATGTTTCTATCTTAAAACAAAATATAATTTTTATATTTATCTAAATTATACTGAACATATTCTGGTAAAAATGATATCTCTCTTTTAGTAAATCTAGATTTCACACTACTAAATTTGTACTTATCTTCATTATATGGCATTCCCTCTGCTATACACTTCAACAAATGCTCTTCTGCCCTTATCTCTGGTGTATTAAATTCTATATGAGCATATGACTCTAATTTGTGTCTAATTGCATCTATACCACCTAATGTTGAAAAATGCCATCCTGCATCATTAACTATAGGAAAATCTTTTTCAAACTCTACAGCACACATATGCCAACGAAAAGTTGTTGGATCATATCGAGAGTTACCAAATGATTTATGAACACTTTCAGCATTATATGGATTATATAAATATGGTCCTCTAAAGACACTATCTGCCGCAAAATTAAAATAATACATACAATTGTACATATTAAAAGCAACAGGCATGTTTGATTTACATGCAACACATTTTGCCTCAATCAATTTCTCTGGTTTTGGAATCTCATCAACATCACTAACAAATAACAAATTATCAGTTGGCTTACAAATCTTAAGAGATTCAAGAACATAATTACGTTGAAAGTTTTCATTACCCCATGCTTGTGCACTGTTTATGACATTATGACCTTTATACACCATATAGATTATTTTTGACTGGAATTTTTTAAAACGATCTTTATTTTTCTCAAAATTTAATTCTTTTGATTTACCAGAATGAGTCTTATCTGATTCTACTACAACAAATTTTTCAACAAAAGGAAATAGAATGTCGAAACGTAATTCTAAGATATCTAATTCATCATTAATTATACAACAATCAAACATTTACGTCTCCTATATTGGTTTATTACACTCTACTCTAAAATTTATAAATGGATGCGGAATCTGTTCAGGCATAAACTTAATATTGACAAATCCTGCATTGCTCAAATGGTCCCATAAATGCTCATCATACCATCCCCACAAATGAGGAGAAGTAATGTCTTCTCGTGTTCCAACGTCTGTTGTATTAACAGCACCATAAATACAAGTCAACCATCCATATCTTTCTTCTTTAGTTGCTGCTACAAGTGCTCTACACACACCTAAAATGTCAGGCATCTCCATCACGAGCTTCCCACCTGGCTTCAATATCTTAATCCACTTACCAAATAAATCCATTACTCTATATACAGATATATGTTCTAACAAATGAGAAGCAAGTATCTCTTCTACAGAATTATCTGGTAACTGCAAATCAAATACATCACTCACTATATGTGCTCTACGATCTTTCATGTCTACACTCAAATAACCTGGCATCTCAACTCCTCCAGATCCAAGATTCAATTTCAAGTGTTTATTGTAACGAATTGCATTCTTCAATCCGTTACGTTTTATAATCTCTTTTCCATATTCTGGAAATTCCTTATCAGAAAATGTTCCCTCACCTATGTGATATATTGGAAAATAACCCTCATTAGTAAATGTAAAAGTTGTATGTTTAGAAGGTACAACGACTTGCTTATATCCTGCTTGCATAGCTCTTACACAAAAATCAATATCCTCTCCTCCACCTGGAGAATATGACTCATCTAAAATACCTATCTTGTCAAATACTTCTTTTCTTATCATAACACAAAAAAAGATCATCACATCATAACCTGCATAATTATCATATAGTTGTAATGGTCCAGTAATACCAACTTTGTCATCTTCTTTGAATGGCTTGATTAACATCTCTATCCAAGTATTCTTAGATTGTCCCTTATCTAAAAAAATAGTATCATTATTAAGTAAAATTACATATTCACCTTTTGCTTGTTTTATACCAATATTAGTAGCTTTAGTAAATCCAATACCATCATCTTCCCAAATCAATTTGAATGGTTTTCCCAAACTTTCTATGTACTCTCTTGTTCCATCTTTACACCCATTAGCAACAATTAAAACTTCAACATTTTCTAAATTAGTATGTTGAATGATACTCTCTACACAAGGCCTCAAACAATCATCTAAGTGGTTATATGTTGGAATAACAATAGAAATCTTGACATTCTCTTCTTTTTTCTTACCATGTCTCTCATACAAAATATCTCTATTTCTTTTTAATAATACACCATCTCTTTGTTTTCTTTCAGTAGTTGCAGGACTCTCTGGATGATACAATGGAAATTCCATAAACCCATGATCAAATCCAACATGTGCTATCTTATAATTTTCTTTTTCTATTCTATAACTAATGTCAGCATCCCATAAATAACCATAATCAAATATAGGATCTGCACCATTAACTTTTTCCCATACTTCTCTCTTATACATAGTACAACCACTATGCATTGCATATCCTAAATCAGGATAACTTGCAACAATCGGTCCTGAAACTCCAACATTTTGATCAATAAAAGGCTGATAAAGCATTTTAATCCATGAATCTTTTTCTTGAGGCAATAAAAGACAATCATCATCAATGAGAACAATATACTTTCCCTTAGACACTCTAACACCTTCATTGACAGGTCTAATTTGACCTACTTTTTCTCCAAAATTCACAATTGAAATTTTCTTCCTTAATGAATAAAGATAAGTTAATGTATCAGAATCACAACCATTAGCCGCAACTATTATTTCTTTATCCATTAAATTTGTATAAGACAAAATGCGATCTAGACACTCTTTTAAAACATTCTTATTATTACAAGTAGGAACTATAATTGAAAATGTTGGAATCCTTTTCATTACAAATAAACCATGAGATTCAGAAATATCTAATTCTGGTTGCCATTGTGGATTGTCTTGTAAAAACTCTTTTATTGCAGTATACAATCCTTTTTTCTCAGTAGTAGTTTCAATTTCATCTTTTTCTCTCCAAGTAAAAGTGTCATGAAACATTATATATTTTCTTACTTTATTAGCATGCAATTTCAGTTCCTGAGAAAGTTGACCGTATGTGTGCAAAGTGTCTATAAAAAGCAAATCAGTTTCTTCTATCTCAGTTGTTAAAACATTATGTTCTATAAATTTATAATCTACTACACCACATCCTTTTGCAATATTAATAACTCCATAAATATTATTAGAAGTATAAATATCATAAGATATCATTTTTACAGGTTTTGCTGCAACAAAAGCCCAAGTAGAAAACACATCTCTCACTCCAAATTCGGTTATATGTTCACATCTATTCGCATATTTTCTTAAAATAGGAAACAATGCATATGTGTCACTAAAAGCATTAACACAATGATTATAACTTTGTTGTAATGCATCAGCATATTTGTTCTCTAAAATTTTACTATTTCTATTTATGATCTCATTCTTTTTATCTTCTTGATCAGCAAACGTTCCATTACCTTTATGCCATATCGGAAATGTTTGATTTGATGGTCCTTCTCCAAATTTCTTAACATCATCAACAGGAACTTGAACAATTTTATACCCTATATCTTCCATTTCAATACAATAAGCACCATCCTCTCCCATTCCAGGAGAAAAATCTTCATCAAGATATCCGATTTCATCAATTATAGATCTTCTAATCATACAACACCAAAATGCAATAGCAGTCTTTATCAATGGTCCACAAGGCCATGTAAACTTAAGAGGACCTGTAATCCCAACATTATCGCAAATCAAAAAAGGTTTTAATAAAAGTTCTATCCATGTAGGATTTAACAAGACAACATCATTATTTAATAAAACTACATACTCTCCTTGTGCTACTTTTAATCCCTCATTAATAGCCCTTGTATATCCAAGGGCTTGTTCAAACCATACTAGTTTAAACGGTTTACTTAAACTCTCTACATACTCTCTAGTTTTATCTACACAACCATTTGCAACAATAATAATCTCTACATTTTTTAAATTAGTATTCTTTATAATACTCTCACAACAAGGTTTTAAATAATCATCAAGATGATTGTATGTAGGAATGATAATAGAAATCTTAGGAAATCTATGAAGATTAGCAACAAGATCTAGATTTCTTTGGAATATTTCAGACCAATTTGGAATTTCATGCACAGTTTTTTCAGCTTCATGATAGATAGGAAATGAAGTTATCAATCGCCTATCTACAACTTGTCCTACTTCTCCATAAGGAACTTGTTCAAAAACAAATCCTTTTTTTGCTGCCCTAATGCAGTAATCGATGTCCTCACCAGAACCCGGAGTAAATATTTCATTTAAATAACCAACATTATTAAAACATTGTCTGGAAATCATTGCACAAAAGAATAGCACAAATTCTCTATCTACTCGTTCATTATATGATTTTAGACAACCCGTTATACCACAATTAGGAAAGAGCTTAAATGGTTCTATTAATTGATCGATCCAACTACCTTTATATGCCCAATTCAAAAATTGAACATCATTATTCAATAAAATTATATAGTCACCTTTAGCAATTCTTAATCCTGCATTTATAGCTTTTGGGTAACCTATTGGTTTGTCAAAATCAAGAGTAATTAAAGGTTGTCTAAATGTTGACAAATATTCTTTTGTCCCATCAACACAACCGTTCATAACTACTATAATCTCAACTTCTTCAAGATTTGTACCTGCCACAATAGATTCTAAACAAGGTTTTAGACAATCTTCAAGATGATTATATGTAGGAACAATAATAGAAAATTTTATCATTTTCATTTACTCCAATCTATTAAAAACTAATTATATATTAATTTTAAAGTAGTTTTAACAAGATAAATGAAGAAATTTATTGAAGAACTTAGGACAATAAATTTATAATTGGAAAAAACATCTCAATCTCTTAAATTTCATTTGAACTTCATCTCTTCTTCTATTAATTTCTTCTAAATTAATTTTTTGCTCTTCTGGATCAGTTAGAAATCTTTCCTCTACATCATTTGTAATGTTAATCTCCCTCTTTGTCTACAAGTACAGGTTCTAACCTACTATCAATTAAATAATCGTCAGAAATCATAGAATCTTTTCCCGTTCTAAATGCAAATACGTATTTAACAGTTTTATTGGTCGTCCTTTCAATTTCAGCTTTTGTAGCACTGGCTGCTGCAGCACTAGTAAAATCCCCTGGTGCTATATCAAATATTTGTCCTGTAGTCATAAATTGAATTTTTACTACTCTGTCGTATCTTATTGGATTTCTATCGTCTACTGTAACCTCTGTTTCTGTTATATTGATTTTAAATGAGAATTTTTGTCCATTGCGAACCCTATTTAAGAATTTGCCATTTGTGTATAATTTGACGCTTGAAGATCAGCATATGAATTCCAGGCTCCGGAAACAATGGAGGTAATAACAGAATCGGCTACAGTATTTCCACTAGTTTGTATTGTTGCATTTAAAGCGATTGCTGTCATAAATTTCATAGTAACATTTTTTATATCTTTATTTGTCAACGCGACAAGAAGCATTCTATTGGCATGGTCAGTTGTACTAGGTAATTCTTGAAATACAACCGAACATTGTGTCATAATCGCGGCCATGACTCTATCTTGTAAAGATGTGGTTCTATAAAGTTTTGCAATATTTGCATAAGAAGAAGATGAAAAAGATGGATCGGTATTGCTTGTATTTACAGGTTCAATTTGTTCAAAATAAGCCGCCTCATCACCAAGACTTTCATTGTAAACATAAAAAACTACATTTTTTCTATATCCGGTAGGTTGCTGATTTTGCTGAGATTTACCTGTTTCAAATACACTAACAATATATTTGGTAATACCATTTATCGGACCTTCACTATTAGGATTTACAGGGGTGCCGATTCCAATATAATTGAATGGGGCATTTGCTAAAGCTGTTAATAATTGAACTTTTGTCATATTTTACTCCTTATTTAAATAATGTAACCAGTAGTGATAAATTGAATTATTGAATTTGGATTATATATAATTTCGTCTCTATCATCTATTAATAAATAAGTATCAAATTTTTGAATAGAAAATTGAAAATTTTCATTTTGATGTAAATATAAATTTTTTACAATTTTTATTTGTAAATCATCTATTGAAAGAAATATTGTATCAAAATAAACAACATTATATTGATTTTCGCAAATTATAATATTTTTTCCATAATCAAGGGTAAGGACTGTAATTTCATTTGTTACTGAATTATCTCTAAGAATTGTATAAGACGCATCATTATACGAATAATTTATACTTACAAATAATGTTTGATAGGAATACATATTTTACCACATACCGCCAAAAAAAATGCTGTTATCATAATAATTGCAAGACATAGTTACATCCTGTTAAACATTTGAAAAAATTCTGATGACTTAGTTGATTTCTCTGCAGCAGCGACCATGCACCAATCATCATTGACAGAAGCTGTATATGTGTCAGTACAAAGACCTTTGACCGCTAGTATTGTATAACCCATCAGTGCTCTATCTGACCCTCCATTGGTCAGCACTTGACCAACGATAGTCTGTCCAATTACACCGGCAGTTAAAGACGTACCTGCTTTAGTATAAACACAATCACACACTATTGTATCTTTTATAGTTGTAGTTAATGCACAAGAAGGGGGTATTGCTTCAGTATTATCTGCATCTGCTCCTCCAGAAGCATTAGGCTGACCAACAGCAGTCAACCTGTCAACTGCTATACCAAAAATAGCCCAATAATCTGCTGCTGTACTTAAAGTTACTACAATATTATTTGCGCCTGTTTTTGCTTGTGTTTTTCTGAAAACATAAACTCTTAAGTCTGCTGTCGAGTCACCATCTGTTCTTAGTCTTGTGATGTCAACAGTCATTGCATCATCACCATAAGTTGCAGTAGCTGTAGCTGCAGTACGAGTGTCTCTTATTGATACAGCAACAATGACAGTATCTTTATTGTTATCAAGTGCAAGGGTACTTGACGTGCCTGTTGCAGCAGTTAAGGCTGCACTGGTTGCTGTGTTTCCTACAGTGATTGCAGTTGCTGACATTATGATGAAACTCCTGCGGCAACAACGTGCCAGGCTGATGCTGCTGTACAATAGATACATCCAACATAGGTCCATTTACCTACAGTCGTAATTATAGGTAGTGTTACTCCTGTTAAAACCACATAAATAGCATTCCATGCAAGTGTTCTGGCTCCACCGTTATCATAGACCCTGATTAGCAGTTTCTGACCGTCAGCAGGAGATCCCCCTGGTACTCCAAAAGTAGCAGTACCTGCTTGAGCAGATAAGTAGTAAACATCTGTAGTATCAGCATCTGGTGCTGGAGCAGAAGCTGTTGTCGTACCAACAGCTCTAGTAACAAAATAACCAGATATTCCGGAATAACCTGATGCTCCTACTCCACTATATCCAGAAGTTCCAACACCACTATAACCTGATTTTCCTGAATATCCTGAAATCCCAGAATAACCAGAATAGCCTGAAATTCCACTATAGCCAGAATATCCAGATACTCCAGAATAACCTGAAGTTCCTATTCCACTATAACCTGATTTTCCTGAATATCCTGAAATCCCAGAATAACCAGAATAGCCTGAAATTCCACTATAGCCAGAATATCCACTTATTCCAGAATATCCAGAAGTTCCAACTCCACTATAGCCTGAAGTTCCACTATAGCCTGAAGTTCCACTATAGCCTGAATAGCCAGATACTCCACTATAACCAGAAGTTCCATCTATTCCACTATAACCTGAAGTCCCAACTCCACTATAGCCAGAAGTTCCAACTCCACTATATCCAGATGTT